GTCCATTATTATTTTTGTGGCTTGTTCGTCGTCGATATTGTCCGCCTTTTCGATTTTCCACGAATAGGCGAAACGCTCGTCGTAGTCGTCTGTATAGGCTTTCGCCGTTTGGTCGTATTTATGCACTTTGACCGTTTTAGTATCCGCAACCGTTAGGAATTTCCCCGCGCAAAGTTGGTCAATAATTGTATTTTTGACCCCTGCGCGGTGGATTTTGGTATTTACCATATCGGTAAATGCTAATTTTCCCTGTTTTCGCTTTTCTACCGTCGTCCCCTCCTCATCAATTCGCGCAATTTGTGTTAAGTACATAGAACGCGCGAAAGGTGCGGCGGGGTCGGTAAAATCCACCATAAACAACCGTTGTTTTATTTCCGTCCCATATTGGCTAACGGTCGCAATCCAGATAGGTTTTTTGGTGATATAAAGCCGTGCGCCTTTTTCTAATGTAGGAACCGAAACAATATCATTTTGCATAAATCTAACCGTTTCACCCGTTCGCGGGTCTACCATTAAATGTATCATTGTCGTAAAATTTAGGGGTTATTTAATGAGGTTAAGGGCTTTTGCTTGCTCCTTTGTAAATTTGTAGGTTGGCAGTGTTTCAGTGTCATAGTCGAAGCAATTAGCCTCTATTTCCTGCCAATTCTGCAAATTGATAATCCCATTTTCGACAATCTTAATTTTACTGTCGGTTGCAATAATAGTTACCATAATGTAAAGTGATTAAAAGGTTTGTAAAAAATTTTATTAAAGGCTCAAACATTTCAAAGACCGTGCGCGGCTATCGTTGTTCCCTAACCGCATTACAAAGATAGCGAAAAAAGATAAAACGCCAAAAAAATCCCGAAAAAATCGCATATTTCGCATAAATGTTTAATAATTGAACCCCCACCCCGCCGATTATTTCCATTTGTTAAAAAATTGAACCAAAAAAATTAAATGATTTTCCAAACGAAACGGGAGGGGGCGAAAAAAGCTAACTGTCCTCTCGTTCACAATACCTACACAATTTCTTGTATTTTCCCAAAAAATTTTCTAACTTTGCAAAAACATAAAACACTATGATAAAACAAATCATTTTTCAAAATTTAGGGGGGGGGATTATTTTAAGATTTAATACAGATGCAGGAAAATTATTAGAAGAATCTTCTTATAATGGAAATCGTTTTCTTCCCGATAAAAAATTAAAGTCTATATATCTTTATGGAGATAAAAATTTAACAATAAATGATTTTGAACCTACTAAAAATTTGTTAGAAATTAAGTTTCCAATAGAAGATTTATCTTTAATATTTGATAAGTTATCAACAGATATATACGGAAATGAGATTGAAATAGGATGTACATATGAAGATGATTCTGAACCACTCACCTATATTAATGTCACTCCAAATATTATCGAAAATATGGAAGATTATGTAATATACATATCACCTGGTACTTGATATTATATAAATATAACTTAGTAATGCAAGCAAACAAGTATTTTCAAGTAAAAGAATTAGTATCATCAAATATCTACAAAGAATATGGAGATGATGCTATAAAATTTTTAGATCCAAAAGCACTTAAAGCTTTAGAGAACGTTAGAGAGATTTTAGGAGTTCCTCTGATTTGTAATAACTGAGCAGCAGGTGGATCTAGAAATTATAGTGGTTATAGAGAGCCAGGATGTGGAGTTGGAGTTAAAAATAGTTACCATTGTATAGATATAAATACTGAAATACTTACAAACCATGGTTGAAAAACTTATAATACAATAGATATCCAAAATGACAAAGTATATAGTTATAATATAGATAAGAATGGAATAGAAATAGTGCCAATTCAACAATATTTCTTTCAAAAATATGACGGAGAAATAATTCAAATACAAAATAAGTTAATTGATATTTTTGTAACAGATCAGCATAGACTTTTAACTAAGGCGAAGAATAATTATAAAGACCGTGAGTTTTATAGATTTGAACTAGCAAAAGATTCATTTGGCAAACGTAGAGAAATAATGAATGCTGCTAATAACTTAAGTGTTAGTGAAGATTTTGATTTAAATATTTGGCGATTAGCAATGGCAGTTATTGCTGATGGTTCAATTTCTAAAAAAAATATTAGAAAATATAATAATTTTGTATTTAAGTTGGTTAAAGAAAGAGATATTAATGAATTGGAAAACATTCTATATAATCTTAATCTATCTTATAGTAAAACTAAAGTTATTAGTTATTATTTATCAAATGGCGATCCTTATTATTGTTGGCAATATATACTTCCAGTAACGAAAGTCACAAAGTCGGTTTTAGATATAATTGGAAAGAATAAGAAAATACCTAATACTGTATTAGAACTTCCCTCTTATATATTGAAGGAATTATTAATTACATATGCTAAATTTGATGGAACAATTGATAAACGAACTAATTGTAACTGCATGACCATATACTCTACAGACGAACATAATATCGATATGCTGCAAAAAATGAGTATACTTGCAGGAATGCGATGTATTAAAAGATCGTTTACAAATCAGAAAGTAATATGTAATAATATTGAAACTACAATTCGTGAAATACATCATTTATATATCCACTTAAATAGGTCTGAAACTAGAATTAACGAAAAGGATTGATCTAAAAAACAATTTTCTGGATATGTTTGATGTGTTAGTAACCGTAATGAGACTATTATAACTCGAAGAAATGGCAAAATCGCAATTATTGGAAATTGCAAAGGACAAGCTTTTGATTTAATATCAAGTAAAATGACAGCTAAAGAGATGAGAGATAAGTTAGAACAAAATCAAGATAAACTTATCTATCCAATTCGTGTTGAGAAATGAGAGGGTAACAAAGAAATAGGTTGACTTCATATCGATATTTCTCCTAATACACATGGACAAAAATTATATTTTTTTAAAGCATAAAACAATTATGACACAATCATTTATATCACAAAACTTAGCGGGGGGGGGCGTAAAAATTTATAGATTAATAACAGAGCCTGTCACATTTACTATAAAAGACAATGCCCAAAAACTACATCTTCCTATGGAATTAAAATCAACAGATTCTTTACTTATGGAGTATACTATAGGTAAGGTGAGTTTAAATAATGTGAATGGCCTTACTTGTTATACAACACAAAGAAATACAGCAATTTTGCCATTACAGGGCGTAGATGTACTGAAGAATATGGGGAAACTAATAATTCCTATGTTTAGTGGTACTGAGAAAAAATTTATAGGAATACAGTACTATCCTCATGATTTTGATTTTGTCTTTATGCAATACGGTTCAGACTCAACTGGCATTCCATTTATTATACATGAATTATATCTTCTTAGATAACAAAACTTTAAACAATTTTTTAAAAATGATTTCTCTCTTTATGGCACAAAACATCACTAATAGGGGGGGGGTTATTTATTCGTAAGACAGTAAATACCTTTAGTACCTCCACAGTAATTGCACAGAATGGATATTTTTATAAAAATAATTCATTTGAGGGTTTTAAATTTAACACATCCCGTTTAAATAATGGAGATAGTTTTATAATTTACCAATCAGAGGATAATGGAGGTCCTTATACATTTACTGACCCAATTGCTTCAAATACTATTATACAAAGTGGTGCAACTGAAAAGCGCAATATCGAAATTAGTTATATATTTAAATGAGATGATGAATTAAATAAATTAACATTTATTATGCAGAACGAGTAGATATACTATTATATTTTTGAAGTAATTGTCTTTTAAAACCGCTCTTTTATTAGGAGCGGTTTTATTTTGTTTTTACTAAAACAATAATTATATTTGTAGTGATCAAATAATGTAATTATGAAAACATGGTATAGGAAAATTTCAAGAGGGCCAGATGAGCTTCAAGGTTATTTACCCAGATTCAACACTGAAGAAAGGGAAGAACCAAGGCCTCAAACTGTTGCCTCCCCTATAATTGATAGTATTGAAACTTCAGAAGAAGAACCTAGAGCCGAGAAAGAATCAAAACCTACATATACAACTAGTGCAGATACTACTTCATCTTCATTTAAAAGTAAGAATGAATTTAAGGCTACTATGTTACCTATTTATGAGAGAATCCTTTCTCAAATGGGTTTAAATACAGCCTATGCCAAAGCACTAGTTGCACAAGATGGACTTGAATCTGCCTGAGGAACTAAGCCTTCTGGTAAATTTAATTTTGGAGGTATTAAAGGAAAAGGCTCTGTAAAAAGAACAAGAGAAGTTATTAATGGGAAAGATGTTTATATTAATGATAGTTTTAGAGATTTTGATTCTTTAGAAGACTATGCAAAATATAAAATTTCTCTACTTAATAATAATAGATATAAAGCTTTTACTGGAGATATATCTGGATTTGCAGATAGGGTTTTTAGAGGAGGATATGCAACTGATCCAAATTATGCAGAAACATTAAAAAGAGTAATAGCTTCTGCAAAACACGGAGGTATACTCAAATTTCAAGCAGGAGGAACTGGAGAAATTAGACCAGATAATAGATCTTGACTTAGAAGAAAGTGAGATAATGTTATTACTGCATATAATTCAAGTAGTTGGGCAAATTCTGCTCCCGCTAGTGTTATAGCAGGATTTACTCCTTATGGTTTATTTCATTATTCTGCATCAGGAGATGAAGATTCAGCTAGATTAGCTGTATTACCTGGTGCTGTGGGAACAAAAGAAGTTGCTAAAAATGCGGTAAAAGCTGCAGAAGAAGGTGTAAACTTAGTTTATAGGCATTATGGGAATGATATTTCTAAATACTTTCAAGGTGCTTTAAAATGGTTACGGAATGCTCGTAAAGGTAGTATTCCAGCTGCCGAAAGATTAGAAGTACCTAAACAAATTTCTAAAATTAGATTAGGAAATCCAAAACATGACTATGCATTCTTTAAAGATGCAAAGACTGGAGAAACAATTTTAGAAATAAGTCAAACTGCACAAAATCCTTTACGTTCGGGAGAGAAGGCTGCATCAAAGCAGCTTCTTCAAGAATTAGTTGGAACTAAAGATGATTTTGGATTAAGAGGATTATCTTATACAGAGAAGGAATTATTTCCAAAGAAATTCTTATCTGCAATGACTCAGGAAAATAGTGCTAAAGATATCTATTCCAAAATTATGAGTTACAAAGCAGAAGCTGGAATTAGATCCTCTTTTACAGAATTAACTGAAGCAGAAGCTAGAAAAATCTTTGATATAGGTTGGGATGCTAATATGTTTTATCCAACTACAAGCTCTAATGCTTTACAAACTAAAGAAACCTTCTGGAAAGAGAATAAGGATATCATTTTGAAACTATTTAGAAGAGTCCCTGCGATACTTGGAGCAGGTGTTCTTGGAAATGAGGTAGTATCAGAACGTAATAGAGGAATTATTAAAGCTCAAGATGGTGCAGATACTCGAAAATGAGTTGATAATTGGCTTTCACAGAGGAAGGATAAACTTAAAAATAATTCTGTTTATTCAGGATGATTGGCAATACCTGGATTAATAGAAAATCCTTATTTTAGACAATCTGCATCTATGAGTAAATACTCTTTTAAAAGAGGAAAACTCCCAGGTAAAATTACAGGACAGACTAATCATAAAGAGAAAACTATAACTACTTCTGATGATAGTAAGAGTACAGAAGTTCATGAATGGACCCATGCAGCCAGACCTTATGAACAAATAGCTAAGGTTAAAGAAATTATTGATAGATGAGGATTAAAGCCTGGTGTAATACGAGATGATTATTGGGATGATCCTGCAGAAATTTATTCCAGAGTAATGGAATTTAGATATAACAATAACTTAGATCCAAATCATGACTATACTTTAGAAGAGGTACAAGAACTTAGAAATAAGAACCATACAGGCGATTATTTAATTAGAACAGAGAATCAGTTCTATAAAAGTAATATAAACAATCCAACTATTCCTAAGAAAATTGAACCCATAGAAAAAGCTATAGATATGAATCTTTATAAAGGGCCTGAAGAACTTTTCGAAAGGCTTGATGATTCTACTATACAGAGATTACTAAATGATGTAGCATGAGTTCCTAAAAAGAACTCTACGTTACATACCTAGTTTAAAATAATTTATAAATATATACATTTATGTTTGCATTAAGAAAAATTACAAATGACGGTTTAGAAATGAATTTTAGTTTAGGAGACTCTTATACTTTAGTTACAAAAGATCGTTCTCCGAAAGAATTTGAAGATAAAATGAAAGACCATCCTTTTTATGATAAAGCCTATGCTTTTATTTATTGTAAGGATGAGATATTACCGTTATATAAAACTCAGAAAAATTATATTGTTTCTGAAAACGGAACAACTTATAGTAACTTAACATATAAATAATATGAAACTTTCTCTTAAACACAAATTAATCATTGCTGCAATTATACTTGGTGTATTAATTGGAGGCATTGGTATTTTCCAAGCTTTAGGCTTCTGGAAAACACTATTAATGGCCATATCATTTATTGGCGGAGTAGCTACTGGATGGTATGCAAAATTTATTAAAGATAAATATTTTAATATATAATCAAAATGGCAAATTATAGATTTCTTAATGGGGGGGAGTTGTTATAAGACTCCTTAATATTTCCAATCCTTATACAAGATTGGAAGTTCAAGATTTAATAAGTGGTGACACAATAATAGATCAGACATTTACTAAAACACAAGAAAAATTAGAAATTAAGGTGCCAATAACAGAGATGCAATATGACACGGAACATTTTCGTAATTATGCTCTAGGAATATGACTATATGACGGGTCTATTAAAAACTATGAAATTGATGAATATGTAATGGAAGATATCCCTAAAAATGGGGATAGTACTTGACATTATTACACAATTGATGAATAAAATAAATAAAGTAAATAAATGGCAGAAATTATATCTAAACAGGGGGGGGCTACTAATTAGAATTGATGTAAAACAACTACTGGCCCGAATAAATAACATATCAACTTTTTCTGATATTAAATGAATCAGCATTTTATCAGGAACTACAAATTCCTTTACACAAGAATTTGATTCTGCAATGACATCAGGAATAATTGAAATAAAAATACCTAGAACAGAGTTGTTAGAAGATAACTTTATAGATCCTGATGGAATTGAAATTGAATTAGGGGCAGGTTCAAGTAAATTATCACCTGAAGAAATAGATGGATACTATATTTATTGTTATTATACAATAACAAACGATTCTAATACAAAATATAGTTCTTTTGTAGTGCCAGTTCCAAATGGAGCATGAGCACTAGCAATACCTCAGTATTAATATGAAATGATATATTAAACTGTTAAGATGGATCTGGGAGTTCCCGCAGTGTCTCCTAGGTCTTATCTTAACTAAATGTTATAATGTCGAACGTAAAGAGACATTTAAAGAAATTCCGATTTATGCAGGAGATTTTCCTGGAGGTATTTCATTAGGATTATACATCTTAATGGGGGAATCCAGCTGGAAATATAATAGAAATTATATTAAACAACATGAATGGGGACATACTAGACAATCTCTATATTTAGGTCCTCTTTATTTACTAATTATTGGACTTCCAAGTATTATTTGGGCTATGATTCATACTCCAAATTCTAAGAAATCATATTATTTTTTCTACACAGAGAGATGAGCGGATAAACTTGGAGGTATACCTAAAAGATATTAATATATGGGAAACCTTTTATATCGCAAATATTACATTAGCAACAGGAGGATTTACCTATGAAAATGGTATATTAACTCCTGCAGAAGCAAAAACTATTTATAATCTTAATGTACCATCAAATGTATTAGTATCTGCTAACGGACTATTATGAATTAAACTAAATAATACTAAAACTGCCGCTCAGATTGTCATCTCTATAATGCTACTTCTGATGAATTTGTAGATTGATCTGAGGTTAAATCTAATCTATGAGGTGGAGGCATTAAAAACGCTCCTTATTTAACCTTAAGTACTCCTGATCGAGATATTAACACCGCTTTTACAATGATAACAGCTGATAATCAATCATTAATGTTTTTTATAGATCCAGCAGTATATACACAAATAAATTCAACTACAGCTGTAACATTTATAGATAAAACTCAAGGATATAGACTACAATGTAACTTAGATGGTTCTTATTGAATTCCTGAATTAAAAACTAATGGAGTGTTTTTAGGTTTTAATTCTGGAAATAGTTTAGTAGAAATGCCGTTTAGAGGATTATATAAAATATAAATAAAAAGGGAACCCTATTAAGGTTCCCTTTTCTATTTTTTAGTCCACAGGAGCTACATTAAATAATAGATGTATATATGCTCTACATTTTGAAAGATAAATTGTTTTATCTTTATTCTTTATAATATTTTGCACTAATTAAAAAACATATTAGGCTTATTAAGACATATAATGGAGTTCCTGTAGATAATGTACTAAGGAAGAATAATCCCATAAATAACAAACCTAATACGTATCATATCTTATATGTTTTCATTATTTATTTATGTTTTTATGCCAGATTCCTGTAATACTATCTATTCCTAATAAAGATGTGCTGCATATGAATAATAATTCTACAACTTCTGGAGCTGGAATTACCATAATAGTGCAATAAATACAAATAAATAGACAAACTAGTCATCCAAAAAATCCACATACTCTTTTACTGCTTAGTCCTGAGTGTGCAGTAAACATCTTTAGGAAGAACTCTTTCATTACTATTTGTTTTTATTTCTTATGCCATTTTTTGGCCTGTATAGCAAAATTAGCTCTTTTCTTTTGCAATGTTGTAGCGTTCGGATCATTCATTACTTTATGAGCATGCTCTTGAACACCTTCTCCTGCCCGTTTTGCACTAGCACTAAATTTTCCTCTATTTTCTTTTTTGATGTGGATCTTAGCTCCTTTCTTCATCATTAATACATACTCATCCTTACTTTCCTTAAGACTTAGAGTGTTTTCGTTATTGAATTTAGAGTATCTCTCGTAGATACTATCTAAAATCTCGTTGTTATACTTACTCATTTTATTCTAAATGTATTTATAGTTAAATATATATCTTTGTTTTGCTTTTACAAAAATAATAATTATATTTGCAACGAACAAATAGTTTCACATAAAATATATTATTCAATAAATTATGGAAAATTTCCTTCAATGGATTGAGAAAATTCTGGAGTTTTTGAAGAACTATGGGTTTTTAAATATTATTAAGTCATGTATTTTAATAATTTTATTTGCATTTACTGTGAACATTGCCTTCAATCCAAAAGAAACTATTAAAAACATTATTGAATGGGTTCATGCAATTGAGAAGGAAAAGCATGCTACAAGCGAAGAAATTCGCAGGCATGTTAATCCTGTTATTAATGAATTATTAGATAATTCTATACGGGATATAGGATGTGATAGGGCTTTTATTATGGAAGGGCACAATGGAAAAGCAAATGATAGCGGATTAGGTTTTTATTACGTAGATATGACTTATGAAAGATGTAGAAAACCCTCATTAGATCAAGCAGTATATTGGCAATACAAAGATATGCCAACCAGTATTTTCCCTTTCTTCAATTATTTGGACAAACGCAGATATTTTTATGGGGGTTCAGATGAATTATCCCAAATAGATTCTAAGTTAGCTCAAATGATTAATATCAACGGCACACATTTCTTAGTAGCTGTTGAAATTCCAGGAAAAAATTCTGCTAATCAATTTATGGGAATACTTGGTTATTCTTTTGAAAATTCCCCCAAACTTACTCAAGAACAAATAAAAGATTATATGCTTGAGGTGAGAAGAAGGGTTCAAATACTATTATCGTTAACTTCTTTGAAAGAAGTTGACATCAATCAATTTCGAGAAGCAATATGCCTAAATTAAAAAATGTTAAGGAAAAATATGTAAATGGCCTTAAAGTAGACAAAGAGACAAAGGATGTAGTATACTCTGATGAAGCTCATGTATATATAGACAAAACAGATCAACAAAAATATATTTCTGTTACTACTTTAATTGGCAAATATGAGAATCCTTTTGATGTATTTTTTTGGTCTTCCTATAAAACTTGCGAGAAGTTAATGTCGGAAGAAACTTTTCATGTACTTAAAGAAACTTTATTAGCTACAAAGAGGTGGACAGATGATATGATTGAAAAGCTTCATCTTGATCCAATTATCTTTGATAAAACAAGAAAAGAAATACAAAAAGGATATGATGATGAGAGAAATAAATCTTGTGAAAGAGGTACAAAAATACATTCTAATTTTGAAGAGATGTATTATACTTCAGAGAAGCAAGATTTAAAAAAGTTTGGTTTAGGAGGAGTTTTTACTTGTAAAAAAGGATATTACGAACTTGATTTAGAAAAAGGAGTATACCCAGAATTTTTGGTTAGCTTAAAATCTTCCGATGGAATATTACGAGTTGCTGGACAGATAGATTTACTAATTAAAGATGGAAATGACATCTATATTTATGATTACAAAGGACTTCCATTAGATACTAAAATCCCTACTAAAACAGGATGGACTACAATTAGAGATATAAAGGAGGGAGAAGAAATATTTGATAAAAATGGAAACCTTACTAAGGTACTTCATAAATCAGATATTCATTATAATCCTTGCTTTAAAATTACATTTGATAATGGAGAGTCTATAATTGCGGACCATGAACATAGATGGCTAATATCTTTTAGAAATCCAGATAAAACATTTAGAGAAACTGTATTAACTACAGAAGAGTTGGCAAAATGAATAATTGAAAAGCCAAGAACTTCATATAATATCCCAAAAATAAAAAATGCACAGCCTTTAAATCTTCCAGATATAGATTTACCTATAGATCCTTATGTTTTAGGTTGCTGGTTAGGAGATGGCAGTAAATCTAGTGGGATTATTACTAATATCAATGATAAGATATGGGAAGAAATTCAAAATAGAGGCTATTCTGTGGGAAATAATCTTTCTGGAGAGAATCATGCAGAAATGCGAACTGTCTACAATATTAGAGGAATATTAGATGAGCTAGGAATATTACATACTAAGTTTATTCCTGATCTCTATATGAGAGCTTCTTACCAACAAAGGTTAGACTTACTACGTGGATTAATGGATACAGATGGTTATTATCATGAATCTAGAAAAAGATTTGTGATGGGAACAACTCAAAAATGGCAAGCAGAAGATCTGTTTAAATTAGTAAGTACATTAGGTATAAAAGCCACTATTTTTGAAGTAGATAAAAAATGTAATGGAAAAATATTTAAAGGTTGGGATGTATGCTTTTCAACAAATGGTTTAAATCCATTTTTAGTTAGAAATCAAAATATTGACTTTCCAAAAACTGACAAAAATTCTTTCAGAAATATTATTTCTGTAGAAAGAGTGGATACTATAGCAACACAGTGTTTAGAAGTAGATAGTCCTTCTCATACGTTTTTGTTTGGGGATTCTATGATAGTTACACATAATACAAATAAGGAAATAAAGAAGCGTTCTTACTACGATCAAACTAAATGATCTAATGTAATGATGAAATACCCATTAAATAATATAATGGATTGTAATTATTATCATTACACATTACAACTATCTTTATATGCTTATTTGTTACAACAAATTAAACCTGAGCTAAATATCAAGAAATTAACATTAATACATATAGATCATAATGATAAAATTACAGAATATTCTGTAGATTATCTTAAAAATGATGTAGAAAGAATGTTAAAACACTATAAAAAGCTTTTAAAACAGACGACTATACTTGATAGAGATCGTCCTATTATATTTTAAATATGGGAAGTATATTTGATATTATAGATGGACATGTAAATGAGATGTTTAATGCTAATGAGGAGTTATATGAAAAGAGAATGAAAGTATGTAAAGAATGTCCATTATATAAAGAAACTCCTGTTGGCCCAATATGTAATCCCAAGCTTTATATAAATAAAGAAGGTGATGTAGCAACATATAAAAAAGATGGTTATGTCCGTGGATGTTCTTGTCGTTTATCTGCGAAGACAAGATTAAATCATGGAAAATGTATTATAGGAAAATGGTAAAAAGTATGAGCAATTTAATTTTAAATGATCCCACTGGGGCAAGTGGTTACGGTGCACAATTAAGTAAAAATCTTTCTGGACTTAGTTCAACTGAAGTTAAAGAACGAATAGAAATAGAAAAATTAGCTGCTGCCTCTGCAGAATTAGAAGCAAATAAAGGGTGGAAATCTGCAGAGAATAAAAAAGTTCAGGCAACAGGATATACAGTTATATTTACAAAATATAAACGTAATCCTTATCGAAAATATAAGTCAGGGGCAGGACTAATTATGGATGTAGATTCCTTCCATGTAAATGAAGCTGGAGAAATGGAACAAGATGAAATGGGAGTTATCTGTTGTCATGTAGTATCTGTTGGACCAGAGTGTAAATATGTTAAGGAAGGTGATGACATTTATATAAGAAATGTTGGAGCTGCTCCTGTTCCCTTTGACTATAGAGGTTATTGGGCAATTAGTGAACAAAATGTGATATGTAGAATTGTAGACAATGATTAGTGAAATTGAAAAAATATTTTATAATCCTGGAGACTTAGTTAGAGTTAGACATCATAAACTAAGTAATATTCCAGTGATGTATGTTGTGGAAAAGGTAACAAGATCCTATAAACACAATGATGAAACAGTGAATTCCTTTAAGGGAATTAAGTGCAGATGGTTTAATGTAAATGGTGATCTTTGTGAAGAAATTTTCTCTTCTAAAGATCTTGAAAGAGTAAAATAATGAAGGTATATTTTAATAGACTAGGAAATATAGACCATGTAGATTGTACTTCTGCTGAATTTATTGAACTGCAAGATGGAAATAATCTTTTGACATGGGTTGATTTAGCTGATATCCCTAAGTGTTTAGGAGAAACCATAGAAAAACGTGTTGAACTGTGGTTAGAACTTAAAAAGAGGGGAATTATTGTAGAAAATACTAAAAGACATCATGGACGAAACTCAATTAATGGAATTCATAAAGTGAATTCCAACGCGCATAAAAACATTGCAAAATAAATCTCCAGAAGAGATCGCAATGACTTTAAATAAGCTTTCTAAAACTCCAGAAGGACAAAAGCAATTAGAAGCACTTATTCAGGAATTTAAATCTGAAAATGCTGCAATTCAACCAGAGGAAACTGGAATGTTTAAGAAGGGAGGAAAGCTTAACTACTTAGTTACTAAGTTTAAAAATGGAGGAAAGAAAACTATAAATACCCCTAAAGGTCCAATTCATAGTGATGGAGAAGGAGGATACAAAGACATTGATGGACGGGATGCTGGATATAGAGAAGGTTATTTTAAAGAGAGGGCTGCTCAAAGAGCCTCTGATAGATTAGCTGAACAAGAATTCAGATCTGATTCAACATATCATGCTTTACCTGGAGGTCCTATCTATACAAGAAGTACATTTTATCCTTTCTCTACAGATACTTTAGTATCTAAAAATGGGAAATTTTACAGTAATTCTTTAGGAAGATCTATTAGAAAGTTTGTTACGGGAACTTCTCCATTTGATCAGATTAATAGAGCTATTGATAGTATAGCTGGATACAGTACCCCAAGATATAATAATGGTGGTGAGGTTCAAGAGAAAAAACCTTTAAAATGGGAGGAACTAAGAAAAGCTACTATTATAGATAAATTCAAGAAAGTGAAATAATGGTTGATTTTTTCCTTTATGATAACTCTACAGGAGCAATTACTCTAAATGAGTATGAGATACTGTTAGTTAAGGAATTTGCAACACTCTATGATACCAGTAGGAATAAATGTAAAGAAGATCCTACTGGTATTCATAGATTAAGGGCATGGAGAGAATTTAAATATATATTCTTAATGTTGGATTTTAAATCTCCTTATTTGGAATATATAGAGCAAGAAAGGCATGAGCAAGCTATGAAGGATAGTGAACTGACTGATAAAGAATGGGAAGATCCTGATTTTAGAGCAGCATGTCGGAAATACATGGAGATTAAAGATTCATCCAGAATTCTTAGTTTAATTAAAACTGCATTTAGAACATTGGAAAAAATGAGGGTTTTCTTAGACAATATTGAATTCACTGATATGGATGGAAATGGAAAATACTTAAATGATCCTAAAAAGGTTCTTGAAAGTATTGGACAGATTAAAAAGATGAATGATTACTTACGTGAATTGGAGAATGACTACAAGAAAGATCAGGAATCTACAAATACTCGTTATAGAGGAGATGTAGAGATCGGACTTGATGATTAAATCCTTAATAAATAAAGTATGGCTGAACTAAGATCAAAGAAAAAGAAAGACGAATTACGTAAGAGAGTTGACAGACTTCCGACCTTCACAGAAAAAACTGAGGAAGAGTTAAGGAAGGAGTTGCTTGCTTCAACTATAGATGAAGAAACTGAAGAGTCCCCATATTATTATGAAGATAAAGTAGAAGTACATAAGAAAAGGACTGAAGGGTTATGAGATGTAATATTAGAAGATGAGATTCATTATTTTGATCCAGAATTGTCTTATGAAATAACAGGATATAGACCTATTAATGAGACTGAAGGATTAGATTTTGATCCCACTCCTTTTATAGAAGTTGGGCAGGTATATCAGAGAACTGGAAGATACACTGCACATAAAAAAGGAGGCAAACCTTATGTGGACTTTTGAAGAGAACAGATAAGGCGTTGTGTTGAAGGTTATACAGTAGGGAAATATAGGGTTACAGGAGATCATTATTTCTTCTTAAACTTCTATAGAATGGGTATTGTAGATGATAAGAAAAAAGCAGGAGCTGGCTCAGAAGAATCTTTTCCATTTTTCACATCAAAGCAATACGAGTTTTTTCATTATGTAGAAATGTGCGAATATCTTAAAAAAGATGTAGTAGCATTAAAATCTCGAGCGGTAAACTAACCTGCCGCCTTATATAGTAATATGTAAGTAAAAATTCCGCAAAATCGGTAGAAGCTACGATAACTAAATATGTGATTTTATTACGATGACAAAACAAGAACAAATTAAATTTATAGAGGATAACTATCCCGAATATACAAATCATTTTAGCAAACGCTCTATTAGACATGATTTCTTTTCTGAAATTAAAACTGAGTTACAAGCATATTTATTAGGATTTTATGCTGCTGATGGTAGTATAAATGAAAAACGAAAAACTTTACGCATTCATTTATGTGATGTGGATTCTGATATAGTAAATATGTACAAAACATATATCAGCCAGGATGCAAGAACCTTTATTCTACAAGAACATATTACAACTGGAAGAAATGGGATGAAAGTACAAGCACATAAATCATATGGCATTGATATAACCAGTACAAAATTATGTGAGTCCCTAGTTAATCTAGGATTTGGATATAATAAAACATATGTGGAGCATAGTTTTCCAAAAATGGACCCCTCTCTTTTTAGGCACTTTATTAGGGGTTATTTTGATGGGGATGGTTCTATTACTGGAAGCTATCGTAAAGCTCAAGAAAATAGAAAAGAGAGAATGACTATGAATTTTACAATAGATTTTAAAAAGGCTCAATTAGCATTAGAATTCCAAAAAGAGTTTGCAAGAAGAGACATAAAATCCAGTGTAATATATTTAAAAAGAGATGATATGTATAGATTAACTACAGCATCTATTCCCAACATTAAAAAGTTATTTCATTTCTTATATGATGATTGTAATTTTTATGGTAATAGAAAATATAAAAAATTTAGTTATTATGTTAATACCGAGGTAAGTCAGTTGATTGCTGACCACCGTAACGCGTAGGAGATGATCGCTAGAAACAGAAATAATTCTCCCAAGAGTGCGGAACATCCATTTGGATGAAAATGTACGCTGAACTTATAGGAAACTATAAGAACTATAGGATAAAAAGCCTATAGGATAACAAAAATTGAGGATTCTCAGAAATAGGAGCCTGTTTAGGAGTTAGACCTTTTATTACTACTAGAAAATTTAGAACAGTTTACACTGCCTATTCTGACACATATGTTGATGCTGTACTAGATAAATGTTGGTACCAGCTTAACTGATTAAGTAATAATACTGACGGAGGTATGAAACGTGTTCGACAGAAGATCGATAATATTAAACAAAAACGAGCTTCTAAAGTTGATAAAGACGGAGTAGAATCTGGACGTATGGCAGAAATAGAAGGAATTCCAGCAGATAATCCTAGAAAAGTTCGTGGTGATCGTTGTGATAGGCTGATGTTCGAAGAGTTTGGTTCTAATCCAGTATCTAGAACATCTTGAACCCAAGGAACTGCCCTTGTTGAAATTGGTGGTGTACGTAGAGGCATTAAGATTGGTTGGGGAACTGGTAGGGAATTAATTTAATTTATTATATTACAAGTAATTTTTATTAGTCAATGAAAAGAGAAAGTAAACAAACTGTTATAAATATTGCTATTCAAGAGTATTTGAACATCCCTGAAAGCGATAGAAGCTTAACTCAAATAGGAAGAAAATATGGAATTAAGCGTCAAACATTATCTAAATATTTAAAATTAAGAGGCTATGAAGTTATTAATTACCAAAATATTCATAGGCTAAATGAAACAATTTTTGATACAATAGATACTGAAGAAAAAGCATACTGATTAGGATTTTTATATGCTGATGGAAATATTAGTTCTGAAGGATTTAGATTAGAGATTAATTTATCAATAACAGATTTAAATCATATGAAAAAATTAGCTACTTTTTTAAACCTTACAAATGATATTAGATTATCGGCAAATGGAGAAATTTGCAGGATTTCTGCAAGAAGTAAGCATTTATGGGAGCAGCTAAATATTAAGGGATGTACTCCTTGTAAAAGTCTAACTTTAAAATTTCCTAATGCTGCAATTTTTTCAAATTCACAATTAATCTATGATTTTATTCGAGGTTATTGTGATGGTGATGGATGTTTAACTGTCTACAAAAAGAATAATTCTGTAGTAACAGAATTAAATTTTGTGGGAACCGAAAATTTTTTACTTGAGGTTGAAAAAAAATTAAATATTAAAGGATATATTAGGAATAAGAGTTCTATGAAATATATTAATAGAGCCTATTCTTTGAAATATTCTGGAGTTGCAGCAAGAAGGGTTGCAAGATTATTGTATGAAAAAGCTTCAATATATTTAGATCGAAAATATAATAAATATAAATTATTCTGCCTCCTAGAAGAGGGATCTTCTAGAAGAAAATCGAGCAAAATCGGTGAAGGCTGAGATGCTAATACCGAGATAACTAATTAGATTGCAAAAGGCTAATTAGTATTGTAACGCGTAGATACTGAATAAATATAATGTATCCAAGAGTGTTCGACATCCAGAACGGATGAAAATGTACGCTGAACTTATGAGAATCAAATCATAAGAACTGCAGATAAAAAACTGCAGGATAACAAATTGGGAGACCAAGGCCCTTCATTAACAGGATTATCTGAGATATTTAGTGATCCTAAAGCTAATAATGTCTTACCTTATAAGAACTTCTACTCCTCAGATGGAACTGTTCAATATACAGGATTTTTTATTCCTGCCTATACATTTATGTTGGGATCTGAATATACAGATCATCGGGGAGTTACAAATACAGAGAAAGCAAAAAAATATTATGAAGAGCAAAGAGCTGCTAAAAGTGGCAAAAGTCTTCTTGAATATTGTTCAGAATATTGTTTTACTCCAGCTGAAGCCTTATTAAGGCAGGGTGATAATATTTTTGATGCTATTGCTATTTCAGATAGAATTACCCAAATTAGAATACACAAAATGGGAATTAAACCTAGACGTGTAGCACTTCTTTGGGACAAAAGCGAAGGGGATGAAAGTTTAAACAAAGTAAAGGTTTATGATAAGGTGGATAGTAATATTCTTATCTATGAAGAGCCCATGTTAGATGATAAAGACCCTTATAAAAATTTATATGTAGCTGGGATAGACTCTATTGACCAAGGTACAGAAGATTCTGCAACTCAAAAAGATGTATCAGATTTTTGTATTGTAATAAAAAGAAGAGCCTATGGTTTAAAAGAGCCTAAGTATGTAGCTGTATATAAAGAAAGACCAAGAGATATTAGATTGGCGTATGACAATGCAATGAAATTATTAACTTGATATAATTGCAAAGCATTACTGGAACACACCAAAATTAGTATCTTAACCTACTTTAAAAGCAAGAAAAAAGATAATCTTTTTATGAAACGTCCAAAATCTAGTCTTAGTGATATTAAGAGAGGTAATTCACAAATGATTGGAGTCCCTGCTACAGAAACTATTATAAAGCATGGATTGGAACTTATTAATACTTATATAAATGATTATTGTTATACAATAGATTCTGATATGATTCTGGAACAATTATTAAATTATTCTTATGAAAATAAAAGAAAATATGATATTGTTGCAGCTATGAGTATGGCAGAAATCGCTGATGAAGAGTTAATGGGATTTAATCCAAAACCTGCGCATAGTGTAGAAAAAGAATGGAAAGATTTTGGATGATTTACTAATTCAAAAGGTTATAAACAGTTTGGAGTTATTGGTGATGAATAATTTAGAAGATAAAATACGAAATGTGATAAAAGAAGCTTTATGCTCAGAATATATTGGTAATTTAGATATATTGCATGATGAGGATTCTTATACTTTAAAACTGGATTTAAATCAACATGAAGCTCCAATGTATTTTTCTTATCAAGGAAGTGAAGAAGGTTTTCTTGATTACTTATTAAGAGATTTAAGACAACGACAAATCGATCGTGCTAAGTATTATAAAGGAATAATGACAGATACTGGTAACGATGATATTTATTATATTGTACTAGAATGAACAAAACAGAAATCCAATTAATAGATGATGCTATTAATGAATTAGTATATGAAAAAGTAAGGCTCAGAAAGGCTTATCAGTACTATCATTGTCATCGAGATGCTGATCAATTTAAAAGTCTTGAATTTAATTATGGAATAGGAACTCCAACAGCAGTAAACTTCACTCCATTAATTAAAAAACATATTGATGTTTTAGTTGGAAAGTATCTTGAACTAGAGCCAGATTTAAAAATTTCTTGCAAAGATTCATTAACTGTGACTAATATAATGCGAGAAAAACAATTAAAGATAGATCAAGCATTATATGAAAAACTACATCAATATTTACAGAATAATATAATTTCTGTATTATTGGATAATAAGGAAGTAGTTAATGATCCTTTTATAGAAAAAGAATTAAAAACTATTCAAGATAATTTAGATAGAACGTTTATTTCAGATTATGAAATAGCAGCCCAGAATATATTACGGTATTTAAAGCAATCTAGAAATATTGATATGAAAAATAAGATGCGACTCTTATTTACAGATTTACTTATTAGTGGAACTTGCTATTATAGAACAAGACCTACTGAAAGTGGAGAGAATATCAATTTTGAGGCTTTAAATACGTTAAACACATTTATAGAAAGAAATCCCAATTCCCCTTATTTAGCAGATTCTAGACGTGTTGTTATTCGCAAAATGATGACAAGAGAAATGATTTTGAACGAATACCGTAGTGAGTTAACTGCAGAGGCCGTTGCTAAACTAAAAGAAGCTCCTAAAATGGGGGATGTTAGAACAACCACATATTTAGTAAGAACTTCTGCTATTCCTCCTGATGGTTTACCTAGACCTGATTTAACTCCAGGTATTTTAGGGGGACTTGAAGCTTATCCTGCAATGCCAGGAGATGAAGCTTTGTTATCTAATTATAATCCTCATTTAATTACTGTTTATGAAGTAGAATGGCTTGAAGTAGATGAAAAGACAGGATACTTAACAAGACATGAAGGAGTCAAAATTGGGAATGAAATCTATATTACTAGAGGAGAAGTAGAGAATGTTGTAAGATCTACAGATTATCCAAGTAAATGTAGATTATCTGTAAATGGAATGTTTTTCTTAGATCATAATGGAGATCCTTTTAGTTTAGTATTAAACACTATGAATCTCCAAGATAAATATGACTTATTACTCTTTTACAGGGATAATTTAATTGCATCTTCTGGAACAGTAGGAGATTGGTTAGATTTAGCTAATCTTCCAACAGCTCTTGGAGTTACTATGCCAGAAAGAATTCAAAAATGATTAGCCTACAAAAAGAATGGTGTCGGAATTCTTGATTCATCTCAAGATGGACAACCATTAAATACAATATTCAATGGATTTGATGATACAGTCAAAGCACAAAGTATTCAAGCTATACAATTAGCTATTCAATCTATTGAACAGCAAGCCTCCTCTATTACAGGAGTACTTCCAGAAATGCTTGCACAGTATGAACAACGTGATGCTGTTAGTAATGTTAAGTTAGGAGTAACTACTTCTGGACTTTTAACCAAACAATACTTTGATTGTATGGATACAATTTATAAAGAAGTTAATTATGATTTACTAAATCTTGCTAAATTAGTTTATCCAGACGGTCTTCAAGGAGTTATTATTTTGGGAGATAGATATTCTCAGATATTTTCAGCCCTTCCTGAGCATTATACAGTAACAGATTTTGATGTTCATATTGAGGATAGTACAGCAACATTTAAGGATAGGGAAACTATAAAAGCTTTGAGTACTGAGCTAGTTAAAGCTGGTTATTCTGATCCTGAAATGATTGTTAATATTGTAGCTGCAAAAAATATGACTGAACTCAAACGTTATGTTGAACAGTCAATGAAAATGAAGAAAGAAGAAGAATCTATTGTTCAACAACTTCAACAACAGTTACAACAAACAGAACAACAAGCACAAGAGCTATTGAAACAGAATAAAGAATTACAATCTCAGTTGGCTCAATTACAAAGTCAAGCTAGTCAAATGGAACAAGCTAAGATTGAAATTGAACAACAGAGGATTGCACTGGATCACGAAAAGATTAAGAATGATAAAGATTATCAGGATCAATCTATTGAAGTCAAAAAGCAACAATTACAAGCTCAAGTTGCACAAATGTTCGATAATAATCCTTATAATGATAAAATTAAACAAGTTGAATAATGGATAACAGATTAATTATTCAGACGATTGTTGAACCAAATTGCAAACTGGTTGCAGTTGATAACAGTAATTATGATTTAGGAGATGATATAAAATATTTCGTTTTTGTGGATTTCTTAAGTTATAACGAAGATAAAGTTCCTATTGATAAGACAATTAAAATTCACCATGAACAAATTAGTAGGTGACATTTATTAGGAAAGCATGTTTCTGAATTTACACTGGATAAAGATGGAACATATTACTACTATAAATTAATTATTCCAACTTTAGATTGATTTGCTAAGGAGGTTAGCTCAGGAAATTATAAAGGACTTAGTGAGGAGCTCTTTTTTGATGGAGATTCTTTATATTTTTGTAATTTAAAAGACGATGAGGAACATTCCTATAAAGAAGTTTTAGATAACAGTAGTTTAATTGATAATTATCTACTTGCATATAAAGCAGTTCAAAATAACTTAGCTTCTCAAACTTTTTATTGCCCAGCAAAAAAAGTATTTAGTGTTTGTAAGTTGCAAAGATGTTTAGTATATTTACAACGAAAATTATTGCTTACTAACTGTAAACATTGTGGATATGATAATTGCGATACAGACGCCACTTTAAGAAGTAGAAGAGATTTTCTTTTAAGTGCAATGTATGTTTTCGACTATCTTAAAGATACAGGAAATTTTACAGAAGCTCAAAGAATTTTAGACAACCTATCTTCTTGTGATTCTGTATGTGGAGATATGTTAGATAATTTTAATAATGATTGTGGCTGTGGAAATTCTATATAATACTTTATATCGGCTGTTTTCTAAGGAATTAGTAAATTTGAATATAGGTTACAACTTTAATTCTAACACTTTGTGCACAATGAATGAGATAGTAAATGCAATTGATTACATTAAGCATGGTTGTCCTCATAGTGAGGAAGTGATTAAACTTATACAGTACTATGAAGAACTGTAATAATTAAAAACTATTAAGCATGAAAAGAAATAATATACTTCCAGATGTTGATTTGCAAACTTCTCGTGAATGCTATGGAGCAACTAATTCCAGAGATTTTTATAAAGGAAAATCTTTCAATTTTGCTAAAGCTTGAGCTCCTGGAGTTGCCTATTATAACAGTAGCTACATTCAAGATTTTGTAGCTTATAATGGCGCTCTTTTAGCTTGTCATAGAAGCCATGTCTCAAACAATGATCTGGAACCTGTATTACTTTATACGGATCTTGAACATCCAGAAATACCTACAGGTGTAGACTCTCCTCTTTGGGAATTTGTATTTGCAGGTACTCCAGGTGCAGCTGGGGATGAAGGTAAACCTGGCCAGGTGTACGTACCTAAATACAATGAGTCTACAGGATATGTTACTTGAACTTTAGAATCAGGTGCTTCTCAAATTTCTCCAATGTATATCAAGGGTGATAAAGGAGAAAAAGGTGATCCTGGTGCAACAGGATCAAAAGGAGAAAAAGGTGATCCTGGTTCTAGAGGAGAAAGAGGACCTCAAGGAGAACAAGGACTTAGAGGACTTCAAGGGGAGCAAGGACCCAGAGGACTTCAAGGTATTCAGGGAGAAAAAGGAAATAAAGGTGATAAGGGAGATCGAGGTGATAGAGGACCTGCTGGAACTGCGGCAACTATCAGAGTAGATTCTGTTATTACTGGAGATCCTGGTTCTCAAGCTTCTATCGTAAATGTCGGAACCGCTTCTGAAGCTGCTTTCAGATTTACTATTCCAAGAGGCCAACAAGGAGTTCAAGGTATTCAGGGAGAAAAAGGAGACAAAGGAGATAAAGGAGAACAAGGTCCTAAAGGTAAACAATTAAAGTTGTATCGAGACTTTACTGATGATACAATTAAATGAGGATATGATGGGGAACTGCCTAGTCAATGGACAGTTCTTTGTTATATGGACTATCTACGAGGAGTCAGTATTGATGATGTTGATATTACCGACGATGCTCATCTTAAAGTGACATTATCTTCTGGACATTATACATGAACCCCAGATGAAGATGGAAACCCAATTAAAGATGAAAATGGAAATATTATATATGATCGCTGAATCCCATCAACTATAATTACTAAGGGCAAAGCAGCAGCTACACTTACTGCTGGTAAAGTAGAAATGCTACGCCCAGGAGAAGATCCTAAAATTGAAAATGTGGGTACAATCAAAGATCCTATTTGAGATTTTTATATACCCAGAGGATTTACTGGGAATCATGCTGTACATGTTGGCCCAGAAGATCCTGTTACTTTTAGGAACTCCCATTTAGATGATGCTGACATTCAAGAAGCCTATAAGAATGCAGAGCAAATGATTTGGGTTGATACCAAAGATAAAGCAGAATTTGATCATTTAAATGCTGTATATCATGCATATAAAGAAGCTGGAGGAACTGCTTTAGATCAATCTAAGTTTGCTGAGGCTTTTGCTAATTTAACTAATGCTTCTGGATTCTCTATACAGATTGTTGAGAGCTTTGAAGCACTTGGGGAACCTACAAAAGATAAACAAAACATAATTTGGTTAGTTCCTGCTTCTCAAACTGAAGTTAATAATCTATATGATGAATATATAGTGGTTAAATCTTCAAATACTATGCTTGATACCTATTTTTGGGAAAAATGAGGTAATGGCACTATAACTGTAGATTTATCTAACTACTATACCAAAGCTGAAGTAGATACTATTATGATGTGAAATGATGTTACTAATTAAATATTAAACAATGGCAAGTGTTATAAAATTTTATAGAGGACTTAGTTCCGCTTATAATGCTGTAACTCATGCTGATGGCATTTTCTTTACAACAGATACACATAAAATTATGCTGAATGGCTTCGAATATGGAGGTGATTCTAGTAAAAAAGTAGCTAATGTAACTTTAAATAAGAATGCTAATGGTATTGTGATTACATACACAGATTCAACCATTACGATTTTAGACTTTGCAAAGGCAACTGCTGAAGTTGACGGTTTAATGTCGAAAGAGGATAAAGCTAAACTTGATAGTTTAGATCCTCAAGCAAGTGGTTCTTATGAGTCTTCATTAGATTCTACTGTAGCAACAGTAGAAAAATTAGGTGGTATTGCTGCTGGGACAACAGTTGCACAACTTACAGGTAAGAGCTATAATGAAATTTTTGATACTCTTATTTTCCCAACTGTTAACCCTACATTTACAGCTCCTACCGCAAGTATTTCTTTAAAAGGTTATTCTAATATTCAAGAGATCGGAGCTACTGCCCCCACTACAGCAAACTTTACTGTAGGATTTAATGCAGGTGCAATTACTTTAGCAGGAGTTAAACAAAATAATAGAGCAGGAGCACAAGATGTAGAAGCTTCTAAGATCTTATATAGCTCAAGTAAAGTAGAAGATCTTCCAGAAAAGGTTACTTCAGGGGCAATGGATTATTACTATCGTGCTGCTTATGCTGAAGGTCCTCAACCTAAAGATTCGAAAGGAAATAATTATTCAACTCCACTTGCTGCTGGAACTGTAGATTCTAGTAAAGTAACAGTTACTGGTTATCGTGCAGCTTATTCAGGTTTAGTTTCTACAAATGCAATTACAGAAGAGGTTATTAAAGGAATGACTAAAACAGTTTCTGCAAAGAAAACTATTAAAGTTTCTGGTCCTATTTCTGAACAATACATCTGTTTTGCAGCTCCTGCAGGATGGACAGTTTCAAATATTAAAGACAGTAATAATTTTGATGTAACTAGTTCTTATACAACTAGTACAGTTTCAGTTACTGGTTTAGATGGTCAAGCTGTTGATTACACAGTATACTTATCTGGTAAGATGACGCAACCTAATACTTACTATGTAAACTTTAACTAATTATGGCAGAATTTTTTGGTAAAGGTATTTCGGTAGGTTCAGGTTTTGACTTAGGTGCGAATCTACCATTAGATAATAGAACGATCCAGGCTACAGTATCGGATCGTGATGCAATGCCTACTATTCAGCTAGTAGAAGGTCTTATAGTATATGTAAAAGAGAATAAAACTCTTTATGTACTAAAAAGCTTTGATGCTGATGGTTCTAACCGAGTTTGGGAACCTCTTGCAGTAGGTGCAGTTATAGAAATTATTAATACACTTGAAAGTGATAGAACTGATGCTGCTCTTTCTGCAGCTCAGGGTAAAGCCTTAAAGACTCTTGTAGATGATTTGCGAGCTTCTGTGGCAGCAGCTCTTGATTATAAAGGTACTAAAGATACTTACGAAGATCTTCCTTCAGAGGATAATAAAAAAGGTGACGTTTGGAACGTAGTAGCTGCTCATGGAAGTACTCCTGCAGGTACAAACTATGCCTGGGATGGAACTCAATGGGATCCTCTGGGAGGTACTGTAGATCTTTCAGGATATTATACTAAGTCACAAGTTGATAGTGCTATTTCTACAGCAAAGTCGGAGTTAGAAGCTGCAGATACTGCTTTAGAAGGACAAATTACTACTGTTACTAATCAACTTACAAATAAGGTTGATAAAGTTAAGGGTTCTGGTTTAATCTCTGATACTGATTTAAATCAAATCAGAACTAATAAAGCAGACATTGAAAGCTTAACTACTTCTGTTGGAGAAAAACAAGAGATTCTTACAGAAGGTAAAGCAATTTCAATTTCAGAAGAAAATGTAATTGATGTTAAACTAGATCCAGCATCCGATCCTGCACTCTCTAAATCAGCTGAGGGTCTTAAATTAGATCTGAGTGGTGTCAAAGGTTCTACTGTTAAAGTTGGAACTGCCATCACTGGAGGTGTAGAAATTGGTGCAGAGCAAACTATTGCTGCTGGAATGCAAGCTCTTAGCGATAGTATCCAGACTGCCGTTTCAGGAGGTATTACATCATTAACAAGTCCTGATAAAACTGTTACAGTAACAGGTACAGGTACTTCTAGAGGTTTAGCTGTAAATGTATCCAAATTAGTATCAACAGGTTCTGCTATCCAGGTTGGAGAAGATGGCAAACTTGATATGTTTTGGATGGAAATTGAGTAAATAATTCTTCTCCCTCCCTGAAAATGGGGGGGGGAGTTAATTTAAAAAGAATGCAATTAAGTTTTCAAAAAATCGCTACAGTTCCTGAAAGTGGTCTTGTAGCTGGTAGAATATATTTTGAAACATCAACTGGAATGATTAAAGTAGCTACAAGTGCTACCGCAGTTGATAAATTTGGTGATGGCGTTAAATCTGCAAGTTGGGATGAGGGAGCCAAAACCCTTAAAATTATTAATGAAAGCGGAGAAGAGATTTCTCTAAATCTATCAGATGTAGCCTCAGCTTCTGCAGTTACTACAGAGCTAGCAAAGAAGTTAAATATTGGAGCATCTGGAGATGCCTCAACTGTACAGAGTTATTATGGACTGAAGAAATATACAGATGAAGCAAAATCATCTGCAATTAGTTCAGCTAAATCATATACAGACACCGAGATTGGCAAAATTCCTGCCGCTATTGTTTATAAGGGAGATGGCACAACAGTTACTCAGTCTGGAACTAGTACTGTTACATTTGCTGTAGGAGAAATTCCTCAAAGTAAAGTAACTAGTCTAACTACAGACTTAGCTGCTAAAGCTACTACAACTGCTCTTAATGCAGTTAAAGCTACGGCTGAAGCAGCAGCTCCTCAAGCTACTACATACACTAAAATAGAAGTTGACAATAAAGTAGCTTCTGCTGTTGGTAGTGTGTACAAGATGAAGGGTTCTGTAGATGACGCCACAGCTCTTCAAGCTTTAACAGGAGTAGCTATTGGTGATACATATAATGTAATTGCTGCAGGCTCTTTAAATGGAGAACCTTTTGAAGCAGGCTCAAATTTTGTAGCTATTAAAGCTGGTGCAGGTAATCAAGAAGGAATGTGGGATAAGCTAGGCGGAACCATTGACTTATCTGCTTATGCTAGAAGCGCAGATGTGGCTAATACTTACGCTACTAAAACTGCAGTAACTTCTGAAATTGCTACTAAGATCGGAACTTTAGACAAAGCTGATACTGCTGTCGAAGGTCAGGTTGTTTCTGCAGTTTCTGAAACGGATGGTATTATTACTGTCTCTCGTAGAGCACTTGTAGAAACGGATATTCCAACTATTGGAATGACTAAGATTTCTGGATTATCTACTGCACTTTCTGGAAAGGTTGGAACTTCTACAACAGTTAATGGTAAAGCTCTTAGTCAAAATATTACTTTAGCTGGAGAAGATATTTTAGTAGGAGGAACAGGAACATATAAAGATGATGATCTCCAAGCTGCTATTGAAGCAATGGATAGCAGAATAACTTCTGCTGCAGCTGCAGGTGTTCAGTCATTTGGAGGAAAAACAGGAGCCATTACATTAAAAGCAACAGCCTCAGCTAATGGTTCAGTTAATTTAACAATGAGTAATAATGAGCTCCAAGCGGCTATTGTTGGTTTAGGTTCTGCTGCATATACTGCATCTACTGCTTATGCAACTGCTGCTCAAGGAGCAAAAGCTGATTCTGCCCTTCAAAAAGCAAATATTGTTTCTGGCTCTGCTAATGGTACAATCTCTGTTAGTGGTACAGATGTTGCTGTCAAAGGTCTAGGTTCTGCTGCGTATGTTGCAACTTCAGCATTTGATGCTGCTGGTTCTGCAAACAGTGCTCTTACCTCTGCTAAGTCTTATGCCGATGGCTTAATGGCTTGGGCTGAGTTTGAATAATATATTTAGAGGAGGTGGGAGAAATCCCATCTCCTTATTTTTAATTTTTTAAATAAGGTTAAAATGGCAAAAATTACAAATAGATTCGTTCATTTTAAGACGAAAGCCAGTTTCACTTCACGATTGGAAGCTGGTGATATCCAGGAATCAAGTGTTGTGTTCATCCAGGATGCAAATGAAATTTGGACACACGGAACATATTATAAATGTAATATTAGTAGAGCTGAAGTTGAAGCTTTAATAATTTCTAAAGGTTATATTACTGAAGCAGATATTCCTTCATTAACAGGAGGGGCGGCTGCAACTTCAGGTCAATATGTATCAGGAGTTACAGTATCAGGACATACTGTAACTGTCACTAAGGCTGCTTTACCTAGTGCGGCCACAGTTGCTCCTAAAGCATCTGGAACAGCGGACGTTGGTACCTCAACTAAATATGCAAGAGAAGATCACGTTCATCCTTCACAAACTACAATAAGTGGAAATGCAGGAACTGCAACAAAATTAGCTACACCAAGAGTTATAGCAATAGCTGGAGCAGTATCTGGTAGTGCTACTTTTGATGGTTCTGACAATGTATCTATTAATAGTACATTAAATAATTTTGATGCTTCAAAGATTACTTCTGGCACTCTTAGTGCTGATAGACTTCCAGAAATTCCCATTTCTAAAATTCCTGCAGCTGCATTAGAGAGATTATATGTAGTAGAATCTGAATCCGCTGCAGTTGCTTTGAAGATACAAGAAGGTGATGTAGTTCAAATTGGCTCAGGAGGACCTATGTACTTCTGTATATCAGAATCTGCATCTACTTTTGCAACTAAATTTAAAGTATTTACAGCTGGAGCTGCAACAAGTGTACCCTGGTCTGGTGTAACTGGAGCACCTACAAAATTAAGTCAGTTTACTAATGACTCTGGTTTTATAACAAGTGTACCTGCTCAGACATGGGATAGTATTACAGGAAAACCTTCTACCTTTACTCCAAGCGCGCATACTCAAGCATATACAACATTAACTGGTTCAACAACAACTGCAAATCAGGCTATTGTATCTAGTGGTACAGCTAATGGTTGAACATTGAAAACTCTTGGCAGTCTTGCTTTTAGTAGTGCAACAATACCTACAAAGACTTCACAATTAACTAATGATAGTGGATTTTTAACATCTGTGCCTGCGCAATCTTGGTCTTCAATTACAGGTAAACCTACTACATTAGATGGATATGGAATAACAGATGCTATTAAAAATACTACAACAGCTACAGCTACTACATTAGCAGCTGGAGCATCAGCAACTGCTGTTTATGACAAGGCTACTAATAAATTTACTTTTGGTATTCCAAAAGGAGCAACTGGTGCAACAGGAAGTACTGGTGCACAAGGTCCTAAAGGAGACAAAGGCGATACAGGGGCCACTGGAGCAACGGGTCCTAAAGGTGATACAGGAGCAAAAGGAGCAGATGGTATTACTCCAACTATTGGAACTAATGGTAACTGGTATTTAGGATCTACTGATACTGGAAAACCTTCTCGTGGTGCAACAGGTGCTACTGGAGCTAAAGGAGATAAAGGTGATACTGGATCTCAAGGCCCAACTGGACCTACTGGTCCTGCAGGAGCAGCAGCTGGATTTGGTACACCTACCGTAGATAATTCTGCAGCTGGAAATGTTGGAACTCCAAGTGTAACTGTTACAGCTTCAGGAGCTAATACTAGTAAAGTATTTAACTTTAAATTTAGTAACTTAAAAGGAGCTACGGGTGCGCAAGGACCGAAAGGTGATAAAGGAGACAAGGGTGATACTGGAGCAACGGGTCCTGCTGGAACTTATACAGCTGGTTCAGGAATATCAATTAGTGGTAATACTATTTCTGCAGATATTCCAGTTGCATTACCTAATCCTTATGCGTTAACAATTAATGGACAGTCATATACTGGTTCTTCTTCAGTATCTATAAATACTGAATTAGATCCTACTATATTATCGTCTGCTCTTATAGATGCTGGCAATAGTTATTCATTCTCGGCCAGTAATAAACAAACTTTACGTCTTAGAAATTTTTCAGCTAACAACAGTACCGCAATATTATATAGTATGGCAACTTATGACCATACATTTACAGTCTATTCTGGAGCTAGTATTCCTATCTATGAACAGCAATTAGGTAGCTATTCAGCAGAAAGTATTATAAAATATACTATTATTTATCATCCTTATGCAAAATCTACAGGAGCCTTCTTTATTGAAAAGACTGTTCTAAATCCTTAGATTTAAAATAATACAATAAATACACGAAAATATTGTGCATAATTTTAAATTTAAAAATAATATGACTACATACTCAAAAAAATATTTCAATAAAGAGACTGGTAAATGGGAGCCTTTGTATTCAACAGAAGGAATGTCTGCATATGAAACTGCAAAGTTAAATGGATATACAGGAACAGAAGAGGAGTTTAATAAAGTATTATCTAAAATACCAGTAATAATCTCATCAATTGAAAACTATCCTACTGAAGGAAGCAAAAATTTAATTACTTCTGGAGGAGTATATCAGGCATTAAAGGATTCAGAAACCTCTGCTGAGGAAACTCATCAAGAGCTCCTAAATGAAATTTCTAATGTAAATAGTACACTATCTACTGAAATTTCAACTGTAAACACTAATCTTACTACTAAGATTACTCAGATAGAAACAACTACCATTCCTAATGCAATTAAGGCTGCAATTGTAGATAATTTAGACACAGAAGATTCAAATAAAGCTTTATCTGCAACTCAAGGAAAAATTTTAAAAACTATGATTAGTAATTTAGCTAATCTTAGGATTGAAGTTGTGTCAGAACTTCCTGAAACTGGGGAAACTAATATAATTTACCTTGTTAAGAAGAGTGGAACAAATCCTGATACGCACGACGAATATGTTTATGTAGAAGGAAGTTGGGAAAAAATAGGAAATACAGAAATAGATCTTTCTAATTATTATACAAAAGATCAAGTATATTCTAAATCTGAAACCTATAACCAAAATGAAGTAAATGCTTTAATTACAGAAATTGAGGGAAATATTCCAACTATTCCTAATGTAGAAACCAGTATGTCTGGGTCTGGAAATGTTATTACTTCCATCGAAGTAGATGCTACTAATAAACATAAGATGAATGCAGTAAAAGGAATCTCTGTATATTCTAAAACTGAAGTAGATGAAAAATTATCTGATGAAAGTTTAGGAGATGTTATTGCAGAAGCTCCTTTTACGACAGCTGATAGAGTAATTATATCTGGAAGCGCAGGGAAAACTGTTAAAGATTCAGGAATTTTATTAACTAATCTTGCTACAAAGGAATTTGTAAATCAATTTGAGCCTGAGTGGAATAAAATAGCTAATAAACCTGAAACTTTTGTGCCTTCCGCACATACTCATACAATATCTCAAATAACGGATTTCCCAAAACTTGGGACACTGGCTTCTAAAGACAAAATTGATGAATCAGATCTTAATTTTGATATACCTGAAGAAGTTACAATTGACTCTTCATTAAGTACATCTTCTGTTAATCCCGTTCAGAATAAAGTAATTACAGCAGCTTTGAATAATAAAGCCGAAGCTTCGAGTTTAAATAATTACTATACTAAATCTGAAGTTGATGAGAAGATTGGTTCAGCAGGAGATGTAATGGCTAGTGGAGATCTTGTTACTGATTATATTATAGTCGGAGCAGGAACTAAATCTATCAAAAACTCAGGACAAACACTTTCTAATTTAGCATTAAAAAATGAAATTCCATCTTTAGAAGGTTATGCTACTCAAAGTTGGGTTACAAATCAAGGATATTTAACAACTATACCTGCAGCTACCAGTAGTTCATATGGAGGAATTCAAATTGGATACTCGACAAGTGGTAAAAACTACGCAGTACAATTAAGTAATGGTAAAGCATATGTTAATGTTCCTTGGACTGATACCAATACTACATATAGTGCTGGTACTAATATTAGTATTAGTGGTACTACAATTAATTGTACATATGCTTATACTTTGCCAGCCGCAACTAGCTCCTCATTGGGTGGAGTTAAAATTGGAAGTAATATTACAGTAGCTTCTGGAACTATATCATTAACTAGCGGAAATGTGACTTCAGCTTTAGGTTACACACCTGCAAAAACTAGTGATATCCCAGAAATTCCTATTGCATTACCTAATCCTTATGCATTAAGTATTATTGCGGGAGGATCAACTACTAAGTATACAGGATCTTCTGCATCTAATCTTAATTTAGATAACATTTTTGCTAAAACCTTATCAAGTGTAGATACCCCAGGTAAAGTGGGTATATTTTATGGGGATGCATCAGCATATTCAGTAAATAATGTATATGTAACAAGTAATAATCCTGATGCAGTTATTGTAGTTCCTACAGCTACAACTGTAACATTTGGAAGTAATTATGTAATAATGGATGGATTAGATGTGTTATCTGGAGGAAGTTATAAATGTTATTGTATAACCTATATTAAGGTTGGATTAGTTCTAGTTAATGGTGCCATTTATGGCTAATGAATCAAAAATTTTTTGGTGCAAGAATTTTAGTATTTTTTGCACCAAAAAATTTTGATATTATAAATATATTTTCTACTTTTGTAGAGATAGAAAAAATGAAATTTTAATGGTTATGAAAATGAATGTTGCAACCAGATTAGCTATTTTAACTAATCTGCCAGAACAAGGAAGTGTTCTTGAGATGATTTCTTCTAGAAATATCCGCAAGAAAATAGACTTTTCAAGTGAAGAAATTACTGCTCTAAACTTGAAAGAGGCTGATGGAAAAATTTCATGGACTCCAAACGTAGAGGACATTGAAGTTGAGTTTAATGATTCTGAGACAGAGTTCTTACGAACTGTTATAAATATAATGGATCAGAAGCATGTCATTACAGATAATATTCTTGATTTTGTAGAGTTGATTCAAAATTAAGTTTATTCTACTACATATTTAATTTTAAAGTTATATCATATAACGCAAAACAAGTTCTTTGAGGGTTTATACATACAAGGATTCGAGAATATGTTTTGTAGTGATATAGTATCAGACTGAGGGAAGATTTTAACGAAAATTCGTAATTAGACAAGGTGAGTTCCCAAAATGTCCATGTATGATGTTATAAAACGTGTTATTTGATAACTATACTGAATTCAGTATAGGATTTTTTTCATTAACTTTAAAATTAAACAAATTATGGACGTAGTAGAAAAACAGATTGTACATGAGTACGACGAAAATCACAAGGAGTATGCATCAAAAGGTGTTGCTGGTACTGGATTAGGCTTAATATACTAGGTCCTTATAATAGTAATATTATATGCAAAACTCCCTTAATTGCTGGAACCTCCAGAAATGGACAATCAGCAGCTAAGCTTTATGTTCCCACAATACTTGTTTGTTCCAATTATTCTTTATATCTTTGTATATTAATAATTTAAATTTTTATTATGATAAGAGGTATAATTTATAAATATACATCACCTTCAGGTAAAGTGTATATTGGGCAAACAATTAATGAAAAGGATAGAAGAAAACACTTTTTAATTCAGAAACTTAGCTATGGCGGTATTAAAATTGATACTGCACGTGCAAAGTACAATCCAGAAAATTTTAAATATGAAATTTTGGAAACAAGATTTTATATGACGAAGAAAGCTGCTGCTAAAGAGTTAGATATATTAGAATCGTATTATATTGGCTTATATGATAGTTATAAATATGGTTATAATATGACACTTGGTGGCGGAACAACAACTGGATTAAAATTTACTGAAGAACAAAAAGAAAAATGTCGAAAGAGAATGTTAGAACATAATCCATTTAAAGGAAAACGACATACTCAACAGACAAAGAATACTATCTCTAATGCTAATAGTATCCCTGTAATACAGATAGATCCAATAACAAATGAAGTAATTAAAGAATTTAAATCTGCAAGAGAAGCAGCAAGATCTTTTGGTAAAGAACGATCAAATTCTGAAATTATAAAAGTTTGTAAAGGATATATCTCTCCATCAGGAAGACATTATAATACAGCATTAGGTTTTAAATGGAAATATAAAGAAAGTTCAACGACTATCTCGGAAGAGAGTAGCACTAAGTAGTGCGAAATGGGGAGCATCCAAATTGGATGAAGATATAGTCTTAACTACATGTATATATAAAGATGTAGAAGTTCATAAGAGAACTGCATAAGATTAACGACCTTATGTGAAAATATTGTAGGTATCGCTGGAACTGCTCTTGGACTTTTAGCTCTTAGTGGAAGAGGCTTATTTGGCCTTGGAAATGCAGGCAGTGCTGCAGCAGGTGCATTAGCAGCTGAAGCTATTACTGGAGGCCCTACGGCTTTCCAAGCTTGGCAACATTCTTGCAATGCTAAGTTAGCAGATCAAAAAGCACTTTATGATTTTGCTTTGTTATCAGCAAATGCTCGTTTTAATGATCGTCAAACGATCAATTCAGAGATGTTTGGTTTATACAAAAGCCAAATTGATGCAGATTTCGGACTGTACAAAAATCAGAGAGACCAATTCGACGTATTAGCCGATCGTATTGGAAAACTTGAGACTGCTGCTGCTGTACAAGCTGCTGTAGAACCTTGGAGAAGTAAAGTAACTAAGATGGAGATTGCTAATGTAGCTGGCATGGTAGGACTTGAAGCTGAGCGCAGAATGTGTGCTGACAATAAGATAGTAAATTATGCAAATAATACATTCTATCCTATTCGTATAGCTGCTGTTGAAGTAGGTACAGATACAGTACAGCGTTCACTGTATAATCCACTTTGCCCTTGCTCAGGATACTCAAATAGCATCTTATTTGAGCCTACAACAACTCCTGCAGCTTAGTTAAAATCTTAGTTTAAGATGTATCCTGTAAATCAAGTTTTCCTAGGTAATCCAGATCCATTATTGGCTTCTGATATTACCGATCAACTTCAAAGGGTAAAGGCCTATGAATCTCAATTAATGCAATTACAGAAAACAGCTACAAAAGAGCTTATTTGAGATTCTATTGATAATGAAATGAACACTTTAACCGAAAGTCAAAAGAATCGATTCTTTGAAGATAAAGAATATAGTGAAATCACTACCTCTCTTCAAAAGATGGTTCAAATAGAGCTTTTAAACTTAGTTAAAGCTAAAATTGAGAATACACAAGAAGGTAAAGAGTTATTACAAAAACAGTTATCAATTGTTAAGAAGTTGAAGACTAAGATCGTCCAAGAGACTGACAATGAGATGGCTATCTTTAATAAATTCCGCGAATTTTCTAAGGATAACCCAAGTCTAACCTATGAAGAATTCTGTAAGCAATGGCGCAACATGTAGACGTTATAATGAATAATTTGCGAAATTTTGTGAGTGTTAAATTAACCTCGTTATCGCAAAACAATCCTATGATGGCTTTAATAAAGCCCTTAGCATCTAGAGTGATTGATAATAACATGTACAAAGTTGAAACTTTGCTAAAACAGATTTCAGATAAAGATGGATTAGTTGATATTGAAGGTATCTTAACAGAAATGTCAGATAATATTATCAATACCAAACCATTTAAAGTGGAAACTGGATTACTTGGGCAACTTGAAATAGGTGCAGGAAAAATAAAGATGGATATCCCAATGGTTAATAAATCTTTGGTTTTGAATCAACAAGATCTAAATGAATTAAAAGACATGCTATCGCATTAGAAATCAGAAGATGGAAAGGAATGGTATTTTTTATATCATTCCTTTCTTTTTTATAAGATATATAAAGTTATATAATGTCTGACCCAATATATAAAAATTCAGTAAGTCTTGGAAATAGTAAATCGGATGTAATTATAAATACAGCAGGAAAAGTAATTATTAAAGTTAAGGATAGGTATTATACTTTGAACTATAATACTGATTCTGGAAAAACAGAAGAAAAAGAAACAGAAATTTTAACTGACTTAATTATTCTTAAAACTGACAGTGAAGTTGAAGAAGTAATTAATACACTAACTAAAGATAGTGTAATTATTACTGCTGAAAACACTATGTATTTATATTTAGACAGTGCCATTTATCCATTTGATTTTAATAATACAGGCAGTACGGTCTTTAATGACCTTACAGTTAATAATAAGCTTTCTATAAATGGAACTCTTGAAATAAAAAGTTCTAGTTTAGTTCAAAATTTAAATGCACAATATTTAAATGGAAATACAGCTGATGTTTTTGTTAGAGTAAATTTACCTCAAACAATATCTGAGACATGAACTTTTGTTAGTAATATATTCTTTAATAAGGGTATCAGTGACCCTGCACAAAAAACATTATTAGATTTTGAAACCAGCAGTTTAGTTATTGATAATATAACTGTCAAAAATTTAACTGTCACATCTGAAGAAAATTCTGAAGATAATGAGGCAGATGATAATAGTATAGAAATTGATTATATAAAAGCACAAACTTTTTTAGGCGAAGGTTCAAAAATTCTCTCTTCTGAGGAATCTTTAAAAGAAGAGGTTAGTTGAAATGAAAACTGGGCTAATGGTGGAGATGCTATTATTGAACTTATAATTAATGCTATTAACGAGGAACAATTGGAAGAGCATTACACAAATGAAGAAGATGATAGTTACTCCTATTATGTAAATAGACTTTTAGATGTTAGTACAAATTCCTCGTTTTCAGATTTAATATCTGCAACAGAAGATATGTTTTATGAAAATGATGAAACAGAAGATATTCCATATCAATCCTATTATTATAGACCTAAAAATATAGATTCTGTGTGAGTAAATACACCTTATGGAGATTCTTCAAATGCTAAAATAGGAATATATGATAATTGGTTTGATAAAAATAATTATACAACAGAATTAGCTACATTTACAGGATTAATATGAAACATAGAGCTTTCAGGTAATCCATATAAAATTGGGGAAGAAGTAAAGTATGAAACTGATTTTGGAACAATATATGGATTAGTTACTAAATCTTCGGAAAAAAGAGTTGTGATTATTACAGATGGAGAAGATTGTGATGCATTATATGAACAAGATAGTAATGAATATGAAACTTGTTATACTAATTATACACCAATTACAAATTCAGTATTGCTGCCAGCTAAATCTGGACAATCTGTTATAGGTAATATTTCAGGTATAGAAAATTCTATCTTTGGAACTTTAGAAGGCTATGGTTTAACATCTGAAGGTAATTGTTACTTTGTAAATCCTGGAATTGCATTAGTTAATACTGAGGGGTTAAATTACTTAAAGTTATATAATAAAGAACAATCCTTTATTGGTATTAATAAAAAAAATGAAAAGTGAATTACTATTGAAACAAATGGAGGATGTGATTTACAGAGGGATAAGATGTATAATATTAATAATCACATTTCATTTTGTAATTTTGGACCATTAGTAGTTCAAGAGGATGGTTCTGCAACAATTGGCAGCGGAGAAACTCAAATTACTATTACTGCAGATGGCAAAGTTCAAATTCCAGAAGCATGTATTCTGAAATAAAAAATATTCCATTATTTTATTTGGACATTTAAATAAATGTGGTTATATTTGCAGCGAATAGATAATCTATAACTAATAAGGAAAAATAGGAAATATGCAATTTGAACACAATCAATTTGATAATTTGCTGGATGACGAAGTCGTTGAAGGAGTAAATACAGAAACTCAAGAAGAGATTATTGAACCAGCACTTAATTCTACTGAAGGAGAGGAAGAAGAACCTTCCACTTCTGAGGGAGAACAAGAAGAAACAGAAGAAGAAAATGATCTGGATGCATTTTCGACTTTCTTAAAGAATAGGGGAATTCGAGATGGGAAAACTATCATTTATGAAAATGAAGAGACTGGAGAAACTGAAGAGGTAGACTTTGAAACTCTAAGTAAGGAAGAACAGCTTTCAATTCTTGAATCTCTAACTGATCCAGGTCTTTCAGAAGATGAAATTGAGACTATCAATCTACTTCGTAAGACAAATTCATCATTTCAAGATATAATTGCTTATTATCAACAACAGGCTATTGATGAGTATAAAGCCAAAAATAGTGGACAAGAAACTTATACTGTTGATAGTTATTCTGATGATGAGCTATATTTGGCCGATCAAAAAGCCAAATTTCCAGAAATGACTGAAGAAGAATTAAAAATTGAATTAGATGTAGCTAAATCTAATGAAGATCTCTTTAAAAAGAAAGTAGATTTAATTAGAAAACAATATAAGGAACAAGAAGAAAATCATATCAAGGAGCAAGAAGAAGCTGAGAAAAAGCAACAGGAGGCCTACCAAAATATGTTTGTAGATACATTAAATGGATTTAATTATATTTCTTTGGATTATAAAGATCCTAAGAGTGATAGTTTAATTCTTGAAGAAAAAGATAAGAATCGGATCTACGACTATGTATTTAAACAAACTCCAGAGGGAATGACTAAATTTGTTGAGGATTTATCAAAACCCGAGGTAATAGTTGAGCTAGCTTGGTATAGATTATTTGGCAAAGATGCAATTTCAGACATTAGTAATTATTGGAAAGAAGAGCTGAAGAAAACTCGTAAATCAACTCCAGCAAAACCAAAATCTAATGTTACTGTTAAAAAAGACACTAAATCCCAATCACAACAGGGGACCTCTCTTAGTTCCAAATGGGACGAACTATTATAAATAAAATAAAATAAATAATTTAGTATATGAGAATTACAGGTTTTACTACCATACGCCCTGAAATGGCTTCTACAAGAACGTATGAAGACTTTTCGAAGTTCTTAGGCGCTAATCCTGCCAGACTAGGTATTGTATCGTCATTATATGATCAGTATACAGCATCTTATCTTACAGAGTCGCTGATGAACATTTATACGATGGAGAAAGATCGTAAGAATGCATTCCAATCAGTTAACTCATTCATGGTTGAGTGGGATATTGATGTGAATTTTATCAAACGTGTTCCTTTCTTATCTGTACCAGAAGGCGATGGTGCACAGGGAACAGACATCGTAGTTCATTTCCCTGAGAACTACTATCAAAAAAATGACGTGTTTATTATCGAAGGTTCACGTCAGCAATTAATCGTTCTTAGCCGTCCAGTTCGCAGAAGCGATGCTGACTTTGAGCTGATTTGTAAGATTCAGGATTCTGACTATTCTGCAACGCTAGATCTCTCAGCTTGCCAGCCTGGTATGAATACCCGTTTCTTAACAAACTATCAGCCTGAGCTGCATGAGGAAGGTTATACGAAATATCAGAGCAATACTGAGAAACATAGAACTTTCATCTCAATGCACCGTTGTGATGTTTCCTACTCAGCTAAATATGCTGCAATGGAAGATCAGTTTATCACAATTGGTAAGGGTGATGGAAAAGATGATGTAACATATAAGATGAATCCTGCTGCTAAGGATTGTTTGGATACTTTCATGTTAGCTCGTAACAACTCATTACTTTGGGGTAAAACTAACGTAGATAAGTATGGCAAAGCTAAGATTTTTGATCCAGAAACTGGTCAGCCTATTATCTCTGGTGATGGTATTATTCCTCAGATTGAGCGTTTTGCAGGTAAATATATCTTTACAAAACTGAATATGCGTGTCTTTGAGACTGCTCTGCAGGCAATGGTTGCTAAGTCAGAGAAGCCTACTGGAAATCAGTACATCTTCATTTGCAATACTGCAATGTGGAATGACGTTCAAAGAGTAATGTCAAATTGGATTCGTGACTACAAGACTAATGGTGCATTTATTTATTCAAAGGCTACTAATGGTTACATTAATCTTGGTGCAACCTACAATGCATATGAATTTGCAGGTAACACTATTGCATTCAAGATTGACCGTTCCTTTGATATTGAGTTCCCATCTCCTCGTAGATTTGGTATCTTCCTTGACTTAACAGCTGACGGAAAAACTGGACGTCCTGCACTTTCTATGTTCACATTCAAAGGTCTGCAGATTGTTCATAACTGGTTAACTGGTCCTGGTGGACGCGATGGTAAGTCAGGTGGAGAGGTTTCAACTCCTGTTGCAGGAGCTAAACTCATCAACTGGGGATATGCTGGAGTAGGTGTATTCAATCCTTACAGATCGTTCATCCTGATGTCAGAGAACTAAAAAGAAATGTGTGAAAGATTCCCCTTGTAATAGGGGAATCTTATCACCATTAAATAGATTATATGATGTATAGATAAATTTGAATAAGACAAAATATGAATAATATGAATAATAATGATCCCAGTAATATTATAACACTTAGAAGTGTATATGGAAAAGTAAAAACATACTACTTTAACCCAATGAGGGGAAAAAATGGAACATATCCTCCTTTTGTAAAGAGGGTTAGAGTAAGTGCAGATGGTCGTGATACAGAAATGATTTTGAGTGAACAAGAATTAAATAGTGATCAAAGAGACTTTTTTATTCCAGAGGATCTCGAAATTATTGTAACTGATGGAACGACATTTGATTTAAGTAATCAATATCAAAAAAATATCTGGGAGTGCATTAAAGATTCTCATTTAATTGCTCCAGAAAGAGGTGCAAAAGATGAACATGGCAATCTTCTTATTGATGGAGACATTAGACGTTATGGATTAGCAGAATTATATGTTGAACGTCCTGGAGTTGAATCCAAGAAACGTGTATCCCGTATTAAGTTAGTAACAAAGGCTTACACATTTATTGAACAAGATACCTCAGAACACAGAAAGGTTATTTGTAAACTTCTGGGAAAATCAATGAGAAATGCTCCTGATACTGACATTCAGGATTATCTATATCAAAAAGCAGAGAAAGACCCAAATCTCATTATTGATATTTATACCAGTGCAGATCAGGCTTTGAAATTATTGCTAATTGATGGCAAACAAAAAAATATTATTAGAACACAAAGTGGTGTTTTAATGTATTCCGATACGGCTCTTGGAGTTACTGATGAAGCCGCAATTTTATTCTTAAAAGATCCGAAGAATAAGGCTATTTATGATTCAATTGTTTACGAGGTTTTTGGAGACATGAAAACAGATGATCTCGAAACGAAGCCCAGAGAGTCTAAAAAGAAATAATAAATTAGAATATTATGACCGCTAGAGATTTATATGAATATGGTTTGATAGAACTTAATAAGTTAGAAGCGCCAAGTCTCTTAACTGAAGACTATGTTTATTTTTTAAATAAAGCGGTTCAACAATACATAAATTTAACATATAATAGATATGATATTAATCAGCAATCTACTGACGATTTAAGAGTTCTAAAAGCCACAGCGTTGTTTAAAGACGAAGATATTAAAAAGTTAAAAAGTGCTGATAATTTGGTATCTATTCAAGACAAAATAAACTATGGGATTTTATCATCAACTTATTATGTAGATCTTCCAAAAGACTATATGCATATGCTTAATTGTATTGTAGGCTTTGCAAGAACCGAAAATCCTAATAAGAAAACTCATTGTGATAGTGAGGTAGGAACCAAAGTTTATTTTACTGCTAAACGACTTACTGCAGACATGTATGGAGGGGTAATTAATAATTACTACCAAAAACCTTCATATAAAAGGCCTTATTACTATTTAAATACTATTAATACAAGTAATGAAATAGTTACCAATAAGGAACAAGATGATTCTATATTAAATTATATAGCAGATATAGAATCTTTAAGAGATTCTGAAGCCAAAGAAGGTGAGCGTATAGCAAACCCCTCTAATGTACGACTGGAATTAAGATTCGGAGATGATACTTTATATACTCCATCTGAAGTATATATTGAATATATTAAAGCTCCTATGTACATTAGATTGAGTCAGACTGATATTGATAATTCAATTAATGACTCATCTCAAATTTTAGAATTCCCAGATTATGTATGCTACGAAATCTTGAATATTTTTGTTAGATTAATTATGGAAAATGCAAGTGATCCTCGATTACAAACAAATATTCCACTTAATCAGACCATTCCTTAAGCACAATCTAGGAATTAATAGTATTAATTTTAAATAAATACACAAGTATGTTTGATTTTTTTAAAGAGGTAATAATCAACTCAGATATTCTTCCTAGAGAGGAAGGTATTGATGCTGCTGGCAATCCTTTCAAACGTTTCTATGCATTAACTCCTACAACTTCTGCAGAAACTATTGGAGCTGATCCAGCTAGTTATCGTGCTCCTAAAGAAGGTATTCTTCGTGTTCTTCGTTGTGCAGATTATGTTAAATCTGGCATTAAAGATGCAAAAGTTTATAAAACAGTAGGTCGTAGAGGAAAAGTTGCTGAAGTTGAGTTTAACTTAGCTCCTCTTGCAGATAGTGTAACTGAACCTGTACAATATCGTATTTTAGTCGATATTAGCTTACAGAACCGTTACTACAGCGATTATAAATATCCCTGGTCAGAGTTCCACAAGCCAATTATAGCAGAATTTGAGGTAACTCCTGGAATGGATGCAAATGCTATTGCAGAGGCTGCTAAGAATGTATTAAAATTATATATTCCTTCAGACTATAAATATGCAGTTGCAACACTTCCAGCAGAGGCAGGAAAAGTTGTTCTTCGCTGCTCAGATCCTTACCAGGTTATTAAAGCTGCTAAGGTTCAGTATTTATCAGAGGAAGGTTGTATGCATGGATGCGCTAATCCTGTTTACTATGATAAAAATATTGACATAGAGATTACAGAGAACATTGCTCCTTTTGGAACTGGTGAATGGCTGGTTGAGAATTTACGCTTCCCAACATATCCTAATTTACGTTATGCAGGAGTTAATGATGATGAGAAACCTATTAATGGAGCTTTATATACACAGTTTGCATTTGAGTATGTATCTCCTCGTAGAGGTCTACATGGTCAAGGAACAGTTGGACAAGCTCTGGTTTCTGTAACTCATCATGTTTTCTATGTATTAGATTCATTAGCTAGTGCATTTGAGAAAGCTATCACAGATGCTTTTGGAGCTGATGTAGACGTAATTCCTATGGATGCTAAACTTACAATCCTAAATGCAAGTAAGGAGTTTGCAGGTCCTATGGTTGTTTCTGCAGATCCTGTAAATAAGGGAGTGGAAGGAAATAGTGTAGCTCTACAGGCAACTTTTAGTGGAGAGTCTGGCAATGTTACTCCAGAATGGTCTGTAACTGGACCTTTCAAAATTGGAAAGCTTGATGAACAGCCTATCTTAACTAAGCTTGATAGAGATGTTGTGGCTGGAGATGTTGGCACATTAACCGCTTCCTATAAAGGAATTTCAACAACTGTACAGGTAGTTGTTAAGTAAATATATAATTTACACAGTAATGGCAGGTGGGAGTCTTTTCCTGCCTGCCATTAATTTTAATATTACAACCTATGACAATAGAAGCCATAGCTAGTGCCGTGTGGAACAATGTCTACGACGGCCTAAAAGGAACTGTAAGTAACCCAGCAATGTCATTAGAACAATTAACTGATGAGGTTGTTGCAGAAAGAAATAATATTGCAAAAGAATATCTTTTAAAAGGAGTTATGACTTTACAAGAACTTTATAATGCAGTAAATTGTGTTGAAGTTAATTGTGATTTTATGTCAAAGTGTTGTGATCTTCCAGTTGGAAAGAAAGCTTTGCACTTTGAAATTCCTCCTATTCTTCTTATGAATGGAGTTTCCACAATTCAATTTGTAGGAAGTATAGATAGACAAGAACAATATAGTGTTTATACTGATGTAAGTTATAAATTTCATTTCTTTAGAAAGAGAGGAGCTGATAAACCATTTGTTTATATAGATCCTACAATAAACTCTAATGGCAACATTGATGGTTATATCTTTAATGTTCCTTTTGTAAAATATATTTCAGTAATTGCAATTTTTTTAGATCCAAGAAAACTATTAGAATTTGATTGCTGTAATGATTCTGAAACTATAACAGAATGTGGAATTATCTCTAATGATATTATTCATAGACTTACTGAGAAAAAGATTAGATATTACAGAACTGCGATGTTACCTGCACAACCAAATACTCAAACACCTTTATAATGATTAGGGGTATTATTTACAAATATACATCTCCTTCTGGAAAAGTATATATAGGACAAACTTTAAATGAGAAGAAAAGACGCCAAAGTTGATTTAATTTAAATCGCCCATATGCGGGCCCAAAAATTAATGCTGCGAGAAAGAAATATTTATCTGAAAATTTTGAGTATGAAGTAATATTTAGAATAGAGTCCTTAATTAAAGAAGAGGTAATTGAGATGTTAAATAATAAAGAAAGACAATATATTCAATTGTTTGATTCTATCTATAACGGATATAATATTTCAATAGGTGGAGATTCAACTCTTCATATCTATTCCTCAGAAACCAAGAAAAAAATTTCAGAGCGTGCAAAACTGAGATATAAAGATTCTCGTAATAGACATATAACTTCGGAAGCAATAAAAGAATATTATACTACACATAAGAGTGTTGTTAGAAAACCTGTACTACAATTTTCTATTGAAGGTATATTTATTAGAGAATGGGAGTCTGCGAAGGCAGCTGGAGAAGCATTAGGAATACATGCAAATAGAATAACCACTTGTTGCAAAGGGCATAGAAACTATGCAGGGAGTTCTATATGAAAATATAAAACAGATTTCATAGAAATCCCATTAAAGATCTCTATAGGAGTTCAAAAAGGATCCACACTTCCTGTATATCAATATAATTCAGATGGAATTTTATTAAAACAATGAACTTCTATTACAGAGGCAGCTAAGGAATTAGGATATAGTTTAAGTAATTTTAGTACCTACTGTAATGGGAGAAATAATCATGAATATAAAGGGTTTTATTACTTTAGAGGACAACACAAATATGAAACTACATAATTTTAACTCAGTTTATTCCATGGCAAGTACTGTTTATGGGATTACTGTAGATCCTACCAACTTTGAGGATGTTGCAATGTTAGGATGGGAATTAATCGGAAATAGACACACAAAATTATATAGATACGTTACCAATACAATAAATAAACGTATTAAACTACCTTGTAATTTAGTGGAAATAGAATCAGTCACAATTCCTTATATGGATGCTCAAATGACATCCAATCAAACCACTTATCCTCAAGTATATAATCAATATGTTGAAAAATATATTGAAGCTTGAAAGTGAGATGAGTCCACTTTATATGAAGCTGGAAAAATGATTAAATATAGAGAGGAAGGGGACGAGATTGTTTTTGATAGGGATTTTTCAGAAGTAATTATTCTTTATCACGGAATTATTGCTGATGAAGAAGGGTTGCCACTTTTGAATGATAAAGAAGTTCGAGCTTTAGCAGCTTATATTGTGTACTCCGATACTTATAAACAAGCATTAATGAGAAAAGATGGAAATCTTGTACAACTTGCACAAGTAGCTAAAGCAGATTGATTAAAAGCCTGCACCGCAGCTAGAATTCCAGATGTATTTACGCAAAATGATATGGATGCTATTCTCGATGTGAAAACTCGTTGAGATCGTAAACAATATGGAAAAAGTTATCATCCAGTATTATAATATGATAGGATATGTTTATTTAAGTACCTGTATAGTAACTCAGAAAGTTTATATCGGAATAACTATTCAAGATTATACAAAGAGATGAAAAGATCACATAAAATATTCATTTAATCCTAATTCTAATACTTATAATCATCATTTTCATAGAGCTATTCGAAAATACGGAAAAGATAATTTTGTATGAACTATAATAGAAACCGTGCAATCTGAATCTAAAGAAGAATTGATAAATTTATTAAAAGAATTAGAAATTAAATATATTAAGCATTATAATTCATATAATAAAGGATATAATTCTACAAAAGGAGGAGACACTTCAAGAAAAGAATGTAAGGGAATAGATGTCTACAATGAAGAAGGCATTTTATTAACCTCATTTTCTAATGCTAAGGAAGCCTCTGATTATTATGGTATTTCTAAATCCACAATTTACCAATGTTGTGGAAGATTCACTACATATAACCTTTGAAAAGATTCTAGACTTATATTTAGATATAACACTGATATAGTTACAGAACAAGATCTAAGAGATCTTTCACAAAATCACTATGATGCTACTGTAAATATGTATGATAGGAATGGGAAGCTGTTATATACATTTACAACTATTACAGAAGCAGCTAAAATATTAAAGCTCTCTCGTATTAGAATTACTGACAATTGCTCGAAACGAACTTCTTTTGTATTAGTAAATGGAGTTAGATATTTATTTAGATATTTTAATGAAGTACCTACTAAAGCAGAACTTCAAAAACTTAATAAAATAAAATCAGACCCAAAAATAAAAGTAAGAGCTATAGATGCTGTTACAAATAAAATACTTGGTGATTTTGAATCACAACAAGTTGCAGGAAAATATTTTAAAGTTAGACCTAATAATATTAGTGAAGTATGTTCAGGAAAGCGTAAAAGTGCGGGTAAATATAATGGACATGCTATCTTATGAATAAAAATATAAATAAATGCGATATTTTACTAATCATTGTATAACTTCTACTGAATTATTTAGAAAATTTAAGAAGGATAAAATAAAGCTTTCAAAAAAACAATACTTAAAAGAATATAAAGCAGATACAAGGCAAGAATTAGCTGCTAAGGTTCTTAATTATTGTTTATATTTAGTACTATTGGATATTATAAATAATAATATTATTTTTGCATTACCTGATACATTTGGATTTGATTCTGAGATCTCTATGAAAACATTCCAGGGAGATGAGTTCAAAGAAATGTGAAGAAAAGGTAAATTTAGAGACATTGATTTTGTATTATCTGGATTTAGAGGACATCAAATATTCTACACTTTTGAAACTAAATCTGGAGTGAAAGAAAAACCCATCTATGTCAATAAGAAGCTAAAAGATATTATTAGTGATAATACGAATGCAGGAAAAAATTACTTCTAATGGATATTATTAAATACTATACAGATTATATTGATGAAGTGAATGAGAAGTTTCCTTCTTTGAGTAAACATGAGATAAAGCAAATATTAAATTATGGATTAAAAATGTTTAATACCTGTCACAGAAATGGTTTGGATACTATTAATATAACATCCTACTATACTATGTATACGGGTAAATTGTTTAATGATGATTTTACACATTATCATTATTGAAGAGTGAAGTATAAGAAGAAGTTGAGATTTCTTTATAAAAGGCAAAAAACAATCTATGATGGCCATTATTATTTTGGGATGACAGAAAAAGAATTTGAATATTATCAATCTCAAAAGAAAAATAGAGGTACTCGACGTCAAGTTTTCCATTATCCATATATGTTTGCTTATAAAATAAAAGAAGAGGCTTTTTCTGATCGCGGTCGTAAATATTTCTTTATAGTAGATTATCCAGAAGATGTAGGATGGATGTTTTACAAAGAAAATTGAACCACTCGAAGAGCAAGATATTTTGCTTATAGAGATGATTACGGAAATATACAAATGATTTAAGTATGGCAAATAATACTAAACAACAAGCGATAAATACTTTTACAGGTGGTTTGAATACTGATTTACATCCATTAACAACACCTAATAATATTTTAACTGACTGCATTAATGGCACAATTATAACATATAATGGCAATGAATATATTCTCCAAAATGATATGGGTAATTATCAATTGCAAAATGCAGTCTTAACCCCAAACTATATACCAATTGGAGTAAAGGAATATGCAGGAGTAATATATATAGTCTCTTATAATCCTATTGAAAAACTAACAGAAATTGGTTCATATCCATCTCCACAAACTATATTTGACTCTGAACATAATAATGAAAGAGAAGCAAAATACATTGAGTTAAAAGAAGAATACAGTAAATATACTGTATTATCAAAGCAGCAAGCAATTCAATTATATTCTACAGAAGAGACATTTATATTAAATCCTGGAGATAAATATTACCTATATTTACAATTAGAACAAAATAAGGTATATCAAACTATTGAATTTTATGTACTAAGTCAGGAAAAAAACTTATTCCCATTAGAAGATGAACAAGTAAAAAAACATACAGTAAATAATCCTGATAGAGATGATTATTCTCCTGTAACCTGAGAAATACCTGGATGATTAGCATATAAATTCAGACTTGCTACAATTGATCAATTTAATTTATATTTAACTAAGTTAAACCAACCTGGATTCACCAAAGGGGCTGAAAATATTGACTTAGATTATTCTGTTACAGCTCAAGCAATAACTTCTGATCTACTATTTGATAACAGCAACTTATTAGAAAAGCTGAAAGTGTGGCTAGCTGTTGGATATATTGATGATACAGGTACTAAAAATTATATATTTGATTCTAAGATAAAAAGGGTTGTAAAAACTGACGATTTTGCATCAAAAGTTGACTATGGCCTAATATGTGATATATCAGATATTAAGTATACTTCTGTTAATAAATTTTTGTTTACAAAAGATATAGACCCCTCAATAAATGAGGAATTTTTTAAATTAAATATACCTGTTAATTCAAGTACCAAAACTGTTTTTATTGAAGCTATTCCATTAATACAAGAGGCTGAAGTAGGACAGCATATTATTTATGATAATTTTGAAACGACATTAACAATTGATTTAGATAATATTAAAGATGTTACAGATATTACAGTTTTTGATACATATAAATATCTAGTATCAACTGAAGATGTAACATTAAATTATACTATTACAAGTCCGTTAACAGCTGTATCTAATTTACTTACAGAATTAAGAATATATAAAATAACAAAAGGAACGGGAGATAATTATGATTTAAAGCTTGCTTGGGCTCAAGAGCTAAATGAAATTAATTATTTAGGCCAAAATATCACAACTTGTAACTTTAATGATAACTCAGCAATAATAGATGAAGAACAAGAACCTTTATTAGAAAAGTTTGAGAAAGAGGAAATTTATTTATTACAGCTAAGGATATATATTGATGGAGAAAAGAAGACACAATATCAAAATTGGCATAAATTATTAATTACAAGTGAGTTAATGAATCCATTTTATAATACAATACAAGATTTTTCTACAATTGAGCTTTTAAATTGAATGAATCAATTAAAAAATTATGTAGATTTACCTGATGTTGTATTAGATGATAAAAATGATATTAATGATAATATGTCAATTTATAGAAATTCAGGTCCAGATACTAGAATTTATAGATTGGCAAAAGAAACAAATGGGGAAACTTGACAAAGTAAGTATAAAGTTGAGACAGATATATTATTAGAGTCAAATGTTTTCCCAGCAATTGGAGTAGATTCTTCAGATACTTTGGAAGTTAAGAATTACGAAGTGTCTATTTTAAATAAGGATGGCATTTGAAAAAATGATATTGATTGAAACTTTTCATTTGATGTAAAAACAAATAAAGGAACATTAAATTTTAATAAGGATCACTTAGAAAACTATATTACTTTATATAAACGATATAGATTAGATTTAATGCAACAAGCTCGAGAAGAGAAAAATTGAGATAGAGTTTATATATATGATTATAGTCAATGTACAAAGAGGCCCGAACGAACTAAATTAATTGGAAATATGATCAATGAATATTATTATTGAGGATGGCAAACATATGACTATGCAAGTGGAGGTTCTAGAGAGAATCACTTAGAACGTAGAAAAATATCTAATGCTGATAGCAACCCCCCAACATTATCTAACAATTATTGAAAAAAGAGTGATCCAAACGGACAAGGTAGTAGAGACGGACATTATAATTGATGGACAAATGAACAAACTATAGTAAGTCCATATATGTTTATTTGATTTGATGCTATAGGTAGTAAACAATGGTGAAGAATGCAATCCTATTTTGATCATACAGATCAAATCATGGGCCTCAGAATTGGAACAAAAATATCTACAGATATGGCATGGTGCATTGTTCCAATGAATGGAGGTAAAATGGATGTTGCTGGATCATATAGTAGTGAGGAAGTAAAAAAACAACTTCTTGGTATAGCCAATCAGTTTTCTGTACATATTTTTACATATGCTCCTCCAACTAGCTCATTAACATCAAGATATTATTTACTTATTCCAAATTATATAATAACTGATGAAAAACTGTCAGAAACAATAACCACAGGCAATTACACATGGAAATTTTATAATGTAAAATGGAATGGCAAAAACATAACAGAAAATACGGTAAATAAAAATACATTACGTTTAAATAATTTACAAATTATTAGTGATTCTGAAAATGTAGATTTCAGTAATTTAAAACCCACAACACTTAATGTAGAAAAAAGCAAATTTAAAAATATTAATCTTCTAATTTCAAGTGAATTAACAAATTCTTTTAACTACAAAGATTATGATACAGATACAATAAGAGAAACTAATATTGATTCAATTAAATTAGATATTGATAATTTTCTATATACACTAAAAGACTTAAGTGCAAAACGTCAAGAAGTAACAGATAAATTAAATTCTATTAGTGCATATACAGTAGCTCATGATTTAGATGAATTAACAATTAATATTAGATCAGAGCTTAAAACATCTTATGATACATTTGTATCATCATTACGAGCTGAAAAAACAACATCTAATAGTATTCGTTTTTATTCAATCTATGCAAACAATATTGATGTAGTACATGCATTAAAAATTGGTTCTGGAGGAGGAAATAAGGGCGAAACTGATCATGGATATTATTTACCTCCCACATCATCTTTTCAATTACCAATATATGAAGAACAATTGTGAAATAATGTTAGCGAAAATTTTATAAAAAATAAATAATTATGGCAGATCAAAACAATACAAATTTGTATGTTCTGAAATATCAAACTAAAGGAGATATCGCTCATGAGTATCAACCATTACAAACAATGGTTAGTACTCAGGGCGAAATCATACCATTTAGAACAGATAAGATACAATCTAGTTTAAATAACCCTGTTGATATTCAATGTCAGCCTTCATATGATGGAACTGTTAATTTAATTATAAATGATGATTTAAATCCTCCAAGAATAATTAATAACAGATTTACTAAAATTGAAAACAATAGATATGAGATAAAAACTAGAGATCAGTTTATGCAAACAAATTTATATTCAGAAGAGAAAGTTGATGCACAAACTAGATTATTTAGGAACATAAATAAAATACCAAAAATTGATCTATATAATGTAACGTACTATGGACAGTTAGAAGGTGGAAACTATACGTTTTATCTTAAATTGGCAGACAATGATTATAATAAAACAGATGTAGTTGCAGAATCTAGTCTAATTAGTATTTTTAATGGCACAATAACAGATATTCCTTCTATTTCTGGAACTTTAGTAGATCAACGAACAGATAAGGCCATTATTCTAAATTTAAAAAACCTAGATACAAGTTTCTCATATGCATATTTATATTACAAAAGAGAAACAAGTGACTTAAATGGAGTATTAGTTTCTAAAACATATGCTGTAAATCAACCATATAAACTTAAATCCTCAACATTATCTATTTGTTTTAATGGTTATGAAGAAGTAACAGAAATAAATCAAGAAGATCTTAATATTAAATATAATATTTGTACAGCTGTAAAAACACAAGCTCAAGTACAAAATATGCTATTTTTTGGTAATGTACAGCAAACAATAGTAGATAATAAAAATTTACAAAACCTTTCATATTACATTGAAGTATCCTGTGGGCGAAAAGAGGATAGCATTGGTTATATTGACTCTACATATAAGAAAAAATTAAATGATGATGTTGATCAAACAGAATACTATAATCCATTACAGATATATTATTCATTGGGTTATTGGCCAGATGAAATATATCGTTTAGGTGTAGTATATATATTTAATGATGATTCATTAAGTCCTGTATATAATTTAAGAGGATGTAGATTTGAAAATCTTAATACACCAAATTTTGAATATAAAGGACAAATAAAACCTGAAGATGAAACAACAAACCTATATAATTATCTAAAATTATCTGAGTCTGAATATAATTATCTTCCAAAAGAAACATTTGTTGGTACAGAATATTTACTAAATACAAAAGGTGTTTTTAAAATGCCTGATTATGATGTATGTAATATTAAAGATGAAGAATTTAAGGAGATTCATCCTATCTTTCTTAAGTTTAAGTTGCCAATTGATGTAAAAAATGAATTAAATAAGTATAATATAAAAGGATTATTTTTTGTTAGGCAAAAAAGAATACCTATTACATTAGCACAGGGATTTACAGTTGGAATTGATCCAAATAGTTATTGTCCAATGCTATATGAAAATAATGAAAATTATATATTTGAATCATTTATATCTAAAGATGGAATCTTAACAACCAACTATAAAGACAGAAAGCGAACAACTTCGTTAAGTCAATCAAGTGGGTTACTTTGTTTAGATGCAAATGTAAATTCACAAATGCAATCATTATTTGATAATAGTAAATTTATATTGGAGCTTAAAGCTAGATATAAGACTGTAGCATCTAAATCAGATTTAAGACATTATATATGTGAATATGATAAGGAATTAAATACAGGGTTACAAAATTATGGGGGAATAAGTTCAAACTTATTGTACATTCCAAGTGATATACCTTTAAAATATGTTAACAAATATGGATTTTCAACTCGTGTTGGATCTGCCGAAGATGTTAAGCAATTTGGTTTTATCGGACAAAAAGATTACTCTAAGGATTATAAAAATATAATTCGAGGAATATTTTGCCCATTTGTTGGAACACAAAGTATATTAAATGATTCCGCAATTTATTCTATTAAAATAAGTAATTATTCTTCAATTTATTTTGATAAATATTTTGAAATTAGGGGCAATGATTTATCTCCATTTATGAGTATCTCTAACCGTTATGAATTATTAAATGATTCAGAAACTACAACAGATGATAAATATATAATTTTTCCTGATATTTATCGAGGAGATTGCTATACAAATACGGTAACAATTAGGATACATACAAACTTTATTGATTCAGAGGTGCCCACAAATCAAATTATTGTTAATCCAAATACTTGAAAAAATGGATATAAAGGGTATAAAGAAACAACAATGGATGAATGGAAAGATATAAATAGAGCCGATATCAATAGTGTTCCAATTGGCACCTGAATAACATATAAATGTTTGTCTAACTATAATCTAGGTTTAAGAGCGGAAAATAGACAAAATGTGGAAGAAATGGCATTAATGGGAAATCCAAGAAGTTTCTATCCACTATCAGGTTTATTAACAGCGCCTTCAGGAAAAATAGAAGAATCCTGACTTTTAAACGCAGGTTATAGTGTTACATTGCCATTCAAAAAGTATTTTACTGCTCCAGATGTACCATATGTAAAAGATATATTTGATAATCGAATTATGTTTAGCAATGTGCAGATTAATGATGATTTTAAAAATGCATATCGCGTATTCCAAGGATTGGCTTATAAAGATATAGAAAGACAATATGGTGCAATTGTTAAATTAATTCCATTAGGGGTTAATTTATTCTGTGTATTTGAGCATGGTTGTGCAATTATTCCTATTAATGAAAAAGCCTTAATATCTACCAATACAGGACAAGCCATTCATATGTATGGAGCAGGAGTATTACAAAATCAAGTTACTCCCATATCTCCAGACTATGGTAGTATTTGGCAAGAATCAATTATTCGTACACCAAACGGTATTTATGGGGTTGATACTTATGCTAAGAAAATATGACGATTTAATGAAAAAGAAGGTTTCGTATTAATATCAGATACTAAGGTCCAAAGATTTTTAAATGATAATATAGAATTATCGGAGCTTGATAAATATCCAATTGTTGCAGCTAAAAATGTAAAAGCTCACTATAATAATTATAAAGGGGATGTAATGTTCACATTTTATAATAAGGACAGAATATGGAATCTTTGTTTTAATGAACGTATGGGAACATGAATTACAAAATACTCATGAACACCATTATGTTCAGAAAATATTGATAATATATTTTATTCATTAGATCAAAATAGGGCTAGTTTGCTTGGAATATTATGAAATAATCAAAACACAGAAAAAGGTTTACGAATTGATAATCATAAAATACCTGCAGAAAAACCATTAAATTTTTCAGAGTGTGGTAATGTTTGAAATAATGAATCAATAGACTATGAAGGCACTATTTCATATGTAGGATATAACTTATCAGATAAATTTAAAATACAACTAAAAAAGGTTACAACATCTTATATTAAAGATTCAATAGAGGTATTCGAGGAATGGGTCAATTATAATAATCCAGATGAATATCAAAGTATAATTGTAGATGACGTTACTGGAACTTGAGTAGCCAAAGGCATTAGTAATGATTCTCGCACAAATATTTTACAGTTAAATAAAGATATATTTAAAAACCGCTATTACATTAAGATAGATGTAAAAATAACTTCAGAAGTTGTAATTACTGATGAGTATGGTTATACTGATATTAATGCAAATGCTTTCTCTGCATCTATAGTAATTGTTAAAAACAGAGAACAACTTTCAGATGCAGATAAACAAGCCTATGATGAACTGCTGCAAAATGGATTTTATGTACATGGTCGTGCTGGGATATTTGATGAGTTAGATTATTCGGATCTGAATCAAGCTAATAATATATTACCTACTAAATGGTATAATAAACAAGAACCTTTTGAATTTGAATTTGTCGTAAATACTCCAGCTGGAATTCATAAAATTTTTGATAATTTAGTTATGATTTCTAATAATGTAGAGCCAGAATCTTTGGAATTTGAAATTATTGGAGATGTATATGATTTTAATAAAGCAGGACTATATAAATCAGAACATGTTAATGTAGATGATTTTTGAAATGCTGATGGCAGCTTTGATAATAAAGGATATATTGCTAAAAAAATTGATCTTGAGAAGGAAACTGCAAAAGAAGGCAAATATTCTCAAATTTTTGAGAAGCAACAAGTAGAAATTGAAAAAGACCATATCTTAAATCAATATATATTAAAAGTCAAACAACCAATTAAGAATATAAAAACTTATGGAAGAAGACTAGGTAATATTGAATATAAAGAAGACAGATGGTTTACCACAATTACTCCCATTTATTATAAAGATAGAATTGTAGGTACTAACAATTTTACTGATTTAAAAAGTACAAGAATTAGAGACAAATGGATTAAAATTAGGATTAAATATACTGGAGAAAAACTAGTAGTAATTAATGCTATTCAATCATTATTACGATTAAGCTATGCATAATATAAATTATTTACAACCTGGAGGCGCATTTGATATGAAAGCTCTTAACAAAGACATGAATAAAGTGTTTAAACAAGGGCAAAAGGAAATAAAACAAGCTTCTAATCTTGCATCTACAGGTAATAAGATGGGAATGTCTGGAGGATTACAGGCAGGTTTAGGTGCAGCAAGTTCTATACTTGGAGGCCTATCGACTTCAGGACTATCTCAAGAACAAGCTTCAACAAGAGAAGGCCTCCGCAGTGCAATCAGCTCTGCGGGCCCTATTGGAGCTATTATTGGAGCTGCTTCAGGAGTAGTAGATGCTATTGGTTCTGCTACAGGTTTAAACTTAGACAATATTGATGCAGATGCTGCAAAAAGAGCAGGGATTGGAGGAAAAGCCGCTGCTCAAGGATTTATTAATAGTCTTCCTGGTGTATCAATGCTAGTTGGTATGTTTGGAGGAAAAACTGCAAAATCTTATAAATCTGCAGAAATTGATCAAATGACTACTGCCTATGGGGGATCAGTTGCGGATATTAATGCAGCTCAGGCATTAAGTGGCAAAAGAATGTTAGGAACTGGCAAAGCTAATAAATTTATTAGAGAACAGAACAGAGTTAATGGTTTAATAACAGATATTAGTTTAGAAAGCAAACTTAGAAAATCTAATTCTATTGCAGACACTTATATTTCTCAGAATCAAAATATGTATTCTGGTTATACTCCACAACTACTTCTATCTCGTAAAGGTATGAAATTTCCAGAACTTGATAATGCAAGATTATTGCTGCAAAAGTTGTCTAAGCCTATTCAAGAGCCTCCAAAATTTAAAGATGGAGGTAAACTAAATGTTATTGCAGAAGGATCTTTGCATGCAAGAAAGCATGATTTAGAAAAAACTAATCCAGAATTGAAAGGAGTTATTACTCATAAAGGAATTCCAGTAATTTCTCACAGTGAAGGAGGGGAAATTATTCAACATGCTGAAATTGAAGGAGGAGAATTAATTTTGAATAAAGATTTAACTGTAAAGCTTGAAGAATTATTTAAAGATGGTTCTGAAGAAGCAATGATTAAAGCTGGAAAATTATTAACAACAGCTATCTTACGAGATACTGAAGATCGCACTAAATCAATTATATAATGGATATTTTAGTAGGAAATAAGAAATACGATGTAGAGGTTGCAGAAAATGAAGAGGAAAGAATGAAAGGTCTTCAAGAAGTTATTGAAATGGATGACGATGAGGGAATGTTATTTATATTTCCTGAACCTCAACATGTAGACTTTTGAATGAAAGATACTGAGATACCATTGGATATAATTTTTATAAATTCAGATCTGGAGGTAATTTCAGTAAAACAAGGAGAGCCTATGTCCGAAGATTTTATAAGTGAAGATAATGTACAATATGTTTTAGAAGTAAATCAAAACTCTGGAATTGAGGAAGGGGATGATGTTATCTTAGATTATGAAGAAGATGACGAAGAGGATGAAGCTGCTAAAATGTATGTGTTAGGGAGTGATGGGCAGGCACAATATGAGCTTGTTGGAGGAGAACGAATCTTTAGCCGACCTAACACAAAAGTTCTTGTATCTAAAGCCAAAAAAGCATACAAAACAAAATCGGACTCAGATTATAAAGCTTTGGGAAGACAGGTTTTTAAATATTTAGAGAAGCAAAACTCAAACGAACCAGAATATGTAGAATCTCCAAATTAAATTTAAATTATTTGGATTATTTAAATAATATATGTAATTTTGGGAAGTAAAAGAGTATACGACAATATGTCTTTATAAAGAGTAAAACTAAATTATATTAATAAAATAACAATAAGTAATATGGCTTATATTAAGAAATTCCAAGAAGGTGGAGCCGCTCCTGCAGCTGCTCCCGCTGGTGCTCCTGCAGGTGATGAGCAAGATCCTATTCAGATGTTAGCAGAAATGGCAATGCAAGCCTTACAAGGACAGGACTGCCAAATGGCTATGCAGGTTTGTGAAGGTTTCGTTGCTTTGATTCAGCAAGCTATGGGAGGTGGACAAGCTCCAGTTGGACAAGCTCCAGAAGGAGAACCTGTATTTAAGAAAGGTGGAAAAATTGCTGGACGTAAGAAATGCGGAAAGAAAGAGAAAGGCGGAGACTTAAATATCATTAAGAAGAAATAAATCTAACTAATGATTAATAAAGATAGAAGGGAGATTGTAAGTAGTCAATCTCCCTTTTTAAGTATAACACATTGATAAAATGGCACAGGTAAATATACAAAAACTCCAAGAGGGAGGGTCTGTAAAAAAATATGGGACCTTCACTAAGGATGGTGTGACATATCAAGTTGACGACGACTTTCTACAGGCTATGGCGGCACACGGTAGTTCAATCACGGATGATAGAGCTAGAGCTGATTATGGAGCTATTGTTAATGCTCTTAGATCTGGTGCCGATTTATCATATGATTCTAACACTAATGAGTTAAGAGGAGATGTAACGTTTGACAACATGAATGCCCGCCAAAGAAGACGTGCTGCAAGACGTACCTCAAAAACTGGAGAAGCATTAGATAGTACTTTTAATGGAAGAGTAAATCAAGTTAAAAATGCAACAAACGCTTTACGTGGGTTTAATTATAACCGAGTTACTCCTCAGAAAAATAAAAATAAATCTGTAGATTTTTCTAAGGCATTATATCTTTCTTATAGTAGAGATAAGGACGGAAAACTACTACTTGATGATAAAGGACGTAGAATTTATAATAATGACGCAGATAACGCACGTATTCTTAATAGATTAGATTTTTTCAGAAATCTTGAAAATGAAGAAAATATAGTTGATTGGAAAGGTTATAACGGACTCACAAAAGAAGGTGCACTAAGGTTTGTTAAAGAGTATACGGATTGAGATGGTTTGTATCAAAGATTCAAAGATGGAAGTATTACAGATAGTGATATTAATACATTATCTAAATTAGGCATTCTTGATAAAAAAACCTCTGAAGAAGGCGGTACTCAGTCAAATCAGGATAAATGGGATAAAGATAATAACTTTACTACTGATTTTAGAAATCAATTTAAAATTTCCTATGGGCCAAAAGGAGAACTATTAACTGAAGGATTTGGATTAGAAGGCTACGGAAAGGATTGAAGAAATGCATATTTCGGAGAAAACTTTGTCACTATTCACCCAGAATTAAAAAGATTCAAAGACTATATTCTTTATAATGGCAGATTATATAGTAAAAATGAGTGGGCTAATCCAGAATCAGAAATTAATCAGATTTTGAATTCTCCGAATGTTGACATTTTTAATAAGATGCGTCAAAATTTATTTGATCCTGTTAAGAATGGGCAGTGGCAAGTATTATGGACAAATAATCCCTTTCAGAGATATAATTCACAACTTCAATACAATCCATACTTCAATAAAACATATAAAAATGATGATAATGTATTATATACTTACACATCACCTTTATATGAGAATCTTCCTAAAGGAGTTACAGTAATGGATATTATTGATAATAATACTCCTAGAAATGAGTTCGGAGTACCTACTTCTATCTCTTCTATAGGGTTAGATGAGAATGGGAATGTTGTTGATATTTCTAAATATATTAGGGCTGCAGGATATAATGGAGAAGCTACAGGGAATGCTTTTTATTCAAGAATTGATCCAACAGATAAAATTTTAGGTGGTTATATTTGGGATGATTTTGATCCTTCTGGAAGATATAGTTTTGCGTATAATCCAGAGGATGAGACTCAAGGATTCTTTTATGATACCGAAAGTAAAAAATTACATCCTTTTAATAGAAACTGATTCAAATCTCTACTTAATGATAATTATTTAAGTGCAGATGAAATAAATGCTATTAAACATAGGGAATGGTCTGGATTTAGAAGATGGTTGAATACAGGATTTTTTAATGATGAATACGCTGGGAAAAGAGTTCCAGCCATTCATTACAATCGTCAAGTTCCAAAACAACAAACTGGAGGATTAATTAATTGGATTTCTAAGGATACTGAGAAAACAACCCCAAAGGTAGAGACTCGTGATGAAAAAAAGGCTGCGACTACATCTCAAATAAAAAGTGGAGATTTAACTGCTGCTGATAAATGACAACTTGGAGCATTAGCAGCTGATTTAGGAGCACTAGTAGCTGCTATACCAACGGGAGGAAATCCTGTAGCAGCAGCTTTGGGAGTAGGCTCTACTGCAACTCAGTTTATTTCTGATGTTAAAAGAGATGGTTTTGATTTAGGTGATTTAGGAAATGCAGCTTTGGGGCTTGGACTAGATGTTGTTTCATTCCTACCAGGTGTTGGAATAGCTGGAAAAGCAGCTAAAACCGCTAGGATAATTAAACGAATTAAACCACTACTAACAGCAGGATTCTCTGCTTTAGGTCTATCAGCAGCTCTAAACTCTATTAATAAAGAAGGAGAATGGACTCTTGATGATTATAGAAATATATTAATGGGTGTTCAAGGATTAATAGGTGGAAAGAGAGCTTTAGATAGAACAATAGGATATAAGAAAACTGGAAGAACAGCAGATATTTCTGGAAAAGCCACTCCTGAAAAATTAATAGATATTCAAAAAAGAGCATTAAATGATGCTGTTTCACAAAATCCAGGTCAATTTAAGGGAAAGGCTTGGTATGATGCAAAAACTGGCAATATTAATTATGAAGATGCTTTAAAGGATGCCGATGTACTATCTAATCTGCCAAAGAACAAGCTTTATCAGGAAGGACTGTCTAAGATTAAGACGGCAACAAAGAATCTAAACTCTTCTATTACTGATAGATTAACAGGGGATAGAAAAGAATTAAGAGCCAGAACTGAAGATGAACTTCCTTGGTTCTTACAAAACAGATTTGGTCGTAGTTGGATGAGAGGGGCTCAAAATAGAGAATTTGGAAATGTAGTTGAAAGATTAGAAAATAGAGCTGATTTTAGAAAAGAATTTGATGCTCCTAGTGTTAGAGGTCTTAATATCTTTGAAAGAGGTTATAGAACTACAGGAGAACTTATTAATGGAGATCAAGCTTACTTTAATCCCTACTGGTTTCCTAATCCTATTCCAGCTAAGCCTATTAAAATTCGCACCGCCAAACCTAGATTAATGTTACCAAAAACTGCAGGTTCTTGAGTACAGTTACCTAATGATGGGGGAATGGTTTATAGACCTCAGAGTTTATATAAAAAAGGAGGCAAAATTCTTAAAGCTCAAGGTGGATCAAAATTCTTTGGTAAATCTATGGATAATCAAGGAGCTTATGGTTCCTTCGAGGTTGATCCTGTAAGTGTAGTGGCAAAAAGTACTTTTACAAGACCTACTATAAATCTTGGAAATAAGGTAGCTGGAGTTCAAAGAGATTCTAATCTGGAAGCTCAGATAAAAGCTTCAACACAACCTGCCATGGAGGCTCAGAAGGAAAAGGCTCTTAAAAACATAAAAGCCAATACAGTAGTTTCTACTGGAAGTGCCTCTAATGGAAGAGGCTTTTCGTTCAACCCTAAAAATCTATTAGATTTAGGTTCATTAGCAGGAGGATTAATTTCAAATGCTCGTCAGAGACGTGAGTTAGCAAGAGGAATCAGAGCAGCAGCTCAAGGTCAATTAAGATCTATGCCAACAGAAATCTATGCTCCATACACAGATATGGGAATTGCTCGTATGTATGGGGATAGAATAAAGGATATTCGCCAGTTTAAAACTGTCACAAGTGATCCTAATCAGGTAATGGCTGAAAGACTTATGAGAGATCAGCAAGCTGATCAATTGGCTAATGAAAGAGATACTAGATTATCTCAAACTATTAGTGAATTTAATGATAAGGATCTTGCTGCAAGAAGAGAATATGCTAATCAACGTACTCAAATAGCAGATTATAATAAGGCAGTTCTTGGCCAAATGGAAAATATGTTAGCTCAAAACAAAGCAGCTAAACAATTTACAGCTTGGAATCAGATCATAAATCCTTTCATTGATCAAAAGAGAATGGAGTTAGTAAGAGACCAGCAGGATGAACAATTGGCTAATACAGCTAAAGAAAATATTATTGCTCAACAAGATTACCAAAAATCAATTCACGATTTATTTAATTCTCAAGAGGCGCAAGATGCATGAGAAAATGAGCAAAATACTAATACAAATTGGAAAACTGAACATGGAGAAGGGGATGCAGGGAAAATGGCCTTCTTACAAAAATATTATCAAGGTACACTTCAGAATTTACAAAATGATTTAATTAGTAGACAACTTTTAAATTCTTACATAACTGGGTATAGTAGATTTACAGGAAGGCGTAGACATATAGATATACCTAGAAGTAACTTACAAAATTATTATGTACCCCATTCTACATATGATTTAAATTACATAAATTTGAATAAAAAAGGAGGAACTATAACTAAAACTCAGCGATATCGTGATTTTGATGAGCAGGCAATCTTAGATAAAGCAAAGGATTATAGAAAAGCTGTTCAGAAAATGGATGATAATTTAATAAAGTTATTATTAAAAATGCTTTCGTAATGAAAATTCAAAAATATCAATATGGAGCTTCATATACTCCAATTTCAAGAGAAGTAATGGGACAGTCGCAGGGAGAACCTGCGACTTCTCCTTCTTCTGAAAAGAAAGACGATAAACTAATAGAACAAGAGATCATTAAAGTATTAGGAGAGAATGGAATTCCTACTGATGTTGATTATTTTCTAAGCCAAGCACAATCTTTCTTGCAAGATTCAACTAATATCTTCTCTGGAAAAAAGACAAATACAATGAGTCAATTAATTAGACTCAGATCATTAGCAAATAGATTACAACATAATAATGCACTATATAAAAATGCAATAGATAGAATTAAGGTAGAAAATACTGGTTCTGATGTTGCTATTTCCAATGATGGAAATTTATATGTATATGATGGGGAATCAGTAAAAAAGGTAACTCCAACAGATTATAGTAAGAATCCAGAAGAGTATCAAGTTTTAACTAATGCAGAACTAATACATCTAAGGGAAAGAGATCCTAATTTAAAATTTGATGAATCTATCCTACATGATTTATCAAATTCAATAGGAATGAAAACTATTATAGACCAAGTAATAGGTACTATTAAAAAATTTGGAACCACTTCCCAAAAAGGTTATACCATTAAGGCTGGAGGCCAAGTTCAAAGGGGGTTAGAAGCGTTGATGGGTTTAGGTCCTGATGGACTTTATGAAATAGAGGGTTCAGATTCAAAAGCTGCTCAGGATATAAATGCAGCTATTATATACCTTTATAAGAATTTAAATAATAATGCTAAACATGTATTACGTGCAACTACAGCTGCTGAGGGGTTAAACCCAGAGAGTATGGAGGATGTTACAAGTATTCTAAAAGCTGCCTTATTTGAACATACAGACACTTCAAGAAAAGTAGGATATGTTAAAGATCCACTAGGAAAAGGTAGTAAAAGTGGTTCAGGAGAAGGTTCAGGTCCAGGAGATAAAGAAGGTTATGGACAAAGTCTTATTAGTGGCTTTGGTGCTAGTAGAACTCGTAGGGTTAGAACTCGGGATGGAATTGCAGATTTTACAGTAGAAGTTAAGCATAATCCAATAAGGGATAAGAATAATGAAATAGTAACTGGCATAGCTACTTTAGATGAGGTTTTTAATGATCTCGCTAAAAATGGAGTAGTTATGGATAGGGATAAAATGTATTTCGGAGGCATGTACAATGCAAAGGGTTCTAATGGAAGTGTTATTGGAGATAATCAAGATACTTTATTCATTGACCCGAATAAAGCTAGAGAAGTTATTGTAGATGCTTCAGATGGTGTAGAAACTATAGATGTTCCTGTTGATTATACTGGAAAGCCTGATTTTGGAGCTATTAATAGATATCAGATGGCTGTTGATGAAATAGCTAAAAATAAAATTACTGATCCAAGAGAAATTTTTGAAATATATAAGAAATATGCTTTAGATAATAATTTAGATCAGGATGGAAATTTAATGACTGGACGTTTTCTTGCTGTACATGCTAAAATGTCAGAAGATGAAGGAGCAGTTGCTGGATATACCTCGGACAATCCTACTATTGATAGACTTACAGGTCAAGATAGAGATAAATTTATGAATGATGTAAATTATGCTAATCAGAATAGAGAAAAGAAGAATAAAATTAAAATTAATTATGGTTGGATTTGAAATAGAGGAATCTTAAGCGGTACAGTATTCATTCCTTTATATGTTAATCAAGCATCTCAGGCAATATCTGATGAACGAGCAAGAACAGATAAGAGAACTGGCTCAGAATATCAAATGATGCAAGAAGCTTATGTTGATCCAAGATATAATAATGGAACATATAATCCAAGACAAACTAGGCTACAAACCTCATTTGGAGATTTATAAAAAATATGGATAATAACGTTAAACAAAATGATTGGGTTGCTATAAATCTGTTAAATACAGATGTTACAATTGACAAATTAGCAGCAGATGGTATAAACTCTTTAAATACAAGTATCCGTCCGAAAGAAGATTATCTTAAATCGGACAAAGTACAAGAGTTTTTTAAAGATGATAGTGGAAAATTTAATGAGGCTTTATTTGATCAATTTTATACAAAAGCATTACAGGACTATACTAGTTTTTCAGCTTTAGATACAGAAAAGTGGTTAAAAGATACATATGAATATGATGCCTTTGATATAAATAGAGATGCCAAAAGTAATATCAAAAAAGGACCTACTTTTGAAATTAGAAAAGTATCCAATCCTTTTGAAACAACTTCATATTTCCATGAGGGAACTGAGGGACCTAGAGCCTTGAGTATTGCTGAGCTTGCACAAAAAAACAAATACTTTGATACAGAGAGTGGAACATGGTCTGATAAATCTCCAAATGATTTAGGAGCATTGGGGGTTTTAACAAGTGATACTTTGGTATTAGCTCAGTGGGATGAAGATGGAGAACATACTGATATTGATGGTAATACTGTTAAGCACTCAAAAGGAGATTATAAATACGATGCTGATGGCAAGTTTTATTATGAAACTTTAAATGGAAGGGAATATTATGGTAAACAAGTCTTAGGAGTACTTGATGTATTAACAACTGATGGAAGTGCATGGAATAAAATTGACATTTTCGATACTGATAGTATAGAGGTAAATCCAGTTAGATCTGTAGCTAGGACCTTAGCAGTATTAGCCCCTTATCTTATTCCTGGTGTTGGAGAATATTGAGCAGGAATGACCGCAGCTATGTATCTAAGTGAATCTATGCCTGCACTTATTAAAACCTTTGGAGGATTATTAGATTCAGAATATAGACCTTCTTCAGCTCTTAATAAGTTTGAGGGGTTTATGCAAAAATTTAATAGTACTCCCTCTGAATATAATCAATCACATTCCTTTTCCTTTGACAACATATGTCAGTTTGCCTCTACCTCAGCTCAACAATTATTCCAACAGAGATGGGTTGCAAATATTCCTAAAATGTTAGGAATGGATAGAAGATTAGAGGCAGGTGTTGCAGCATTACAAGGGTCTGTTTTAGAGAAAGCTGTTGAAAAGGGTTTAATATCAAAAGGAGAACTGGTTTTCACTAAAGAAGCTCTTAAAAAAGGACAAATTCCTGCTAGGGTAAAAACTATTATTGAATCCATGCCTGAATATAAAGCTGCTTATGATGCATATGATAAATATCAAAAAGCAAGTACGGCAATTGCAAGAGCATATCTAGTAACTACAGCTGCAGCACAAACTTATGGAGATGCAATTCAAAATGGATTTGATAGACAAACTGCCTCTGTAATCTCTACAGCTGTATATACAGGATTTCATACTTTATTTCAATTTGATTACTTCAAACATTACTTATTAACAGGGGTAGACCTTAATGAAGAAAGAATGGCTTTAAGAGAATTAGTATACAATTATCTTAAAGATAGAGGTAAGACTGAATTGACTCAAGCAAAGGCAAAAGGAGGACTTGTTGGTACGTTTAAATCCTTTACTAAAACTATAAATGAACTTTGAACTTCAGTTGTTTACGGAGGTAAAAGAGGTATTTTAACTAGTACTGCATCTGAAGCAATGGAGGAGGTTACAGAAGAATTAATAACAGACTTTGCTCAGGGAGTTCTAGGTAATGGACTTAATGCTCTTAGAAAAGAATTAGGTTATGAAACACAAGGTCATTTTGACTACGCTGCTTCAGACCCAATCCAACGTTATTTAGTTAGCTTTATTGGCGGTGGTATCGGTGGTACTGTTTTTGGATTAGAAAACTGGTGAAGAACTAGAGGTGGAAGCTCTAATTGAAGTGCTGCACTTTCAAAACGTCCAGAAATGGCAAGGGCTATTCTTCAAAAGGTTAATTCTGGACAGAAAGATGAAATAATCAAAATAGCACAATCTTTTAAAGGAAAAGCATTAGGAAGTAATACTCTATCATATGATGAAAGAGCCGAGGATGGATCTTATTTGCCTGCTTCTGATAAATCAAAAACCCAGAATTCTTATCTAATAGATTCTTTCATAAATCATATAAATACTTTGGATCTATTTTTGGAACAGGAAGGAATTAAATACTCAATGGATGATTTAGCAAATGTTCCAATTTATAGAAGCTTGACTGCATTACAAATTTCTCAACAAGCTGGAGATGATGGGAAACTTCTTGATTTAATGGCAGATGATTTAACAAAACTTCAGTTGCAATTAAATGATGTTTCCTCTGAGTTATTTCAGTTACAAAAAGATGAGAAAACTGACCCACAAATTATAAAAGCAGCTCAAGCACAATTTGATTATTATAAAAATCAAATTCATCAATTAGTAAGCGGGGGAAATGAAATTTATTTTGGAAGAATGATGGCTTCCTATACCCCAAGTGTATTTGGATTATTTTATTCTCCAAATGTAGAAAACTATGCTAAACAAGTTTTTGGGTATGATTATTCTAAGTTAAATGATACTCTTAAGGCTTATGTTGACGAAAAATATGCAAACTATGTTGAATCTAAACAATCAGAAATAGATTCCTTTACTTCATATCAGTTATATCGACGAATGTCAGAACTTATAGCTGATAATCTTAAAAATAGAGAAGGACAAATTCTTGATGAAAAGTTAGCAAATTTAGCAGATAAATTAGAAATGGACCCTTCATCAGGAAGACTTATTTATAAAGATAGGAATGGCGGATTTATGTCCTATAATGAATTAGTAGGATACATTTACAGTGTAGTTGGACATTCTTCATTAAGAAATAATCTTCCAATGATTAAAAGTCTTGCTAACTATCTTTATAGTGTATATAATGGAGATAACATAATTCCTGATAATTATAATTTATTTGACGTCTTTGAATTTGAAGAAGCTGCAGAAAACTCTTATGATTTAGATGAGAACGGGCATCCTGTTGTAGTTTTGGATGATGAAGGACAACCTACAGAGGAAAGAATTAATTCTCTTCTTTCTGAGGACCCCAATGAAAGTGTGGCTTCAAAGATAGTAGGGATGGTAGCTAATTATGTAGATGGTCTTATTGATGTTAGAATAGCTGAACGTCCAGAAATCACATTGGATGCCAAACGTTGGCAAGATGCTTTGGAAAAAGCCAAGGATGTTTATAATATTGTTAATGAAGTATATAGGGATATTGGAAATGACAATATAGAAGATATATTAAAACAACTTGGGTTAAATTCTACTAAATTGATTGACGAAGAGTTGGTTAAATACTCGGGAGGACGTCAAACATATATTCTCGAAACACCTGTTAGACAACAATTAGATGCTTTAAACACACAATTGTTCCAAGTTGAAGCATTATTAAGAGGGGCTACTTCTATTACAAGAAGTGTTGATAATTTAACTAGTGTTAATGAGGTCATTAATGATTTTAATAAAAGTCATAAAAATCCAGTTCTCGATCTTCCAATCATTAGTGATAAAGTTAAACGAGCTTTAACAAATAGAATTAGTTTAATACAATCTCAAATTGAAGGCCTTAAAGTTATCAGTGATACTAATGCTAATAATGAGAACATTAAAGAACAAAAACTAAGTGTTAGTATTAAACAAGATCGCATTGATGTTTATAAAGAACTTAATGATAAGAATTCATCATTTACAAAAGAAGGATTACCAGAATTACCTACATTTGAATTTGTAGATAATATTGTTCTTGATGATTTAGATAAAGATGCAATTAGCGATGCTGACACTAAATTTGAACAAGCTTTGATTAATAATGAGTTAGCTTTATTTACATATTATAAAGGACTAACTTCAGAACAAAAAGATTTATTTGTAGGATTATTATGTGACTTGTTCCCAGAATTCTCTGCAGAACCTGCTTATTTAAGTTTAAATAAAGAGCAGAATATAGACCACATTCATACAATGGATGCTTTGAATTTCTGGTATTTAATGTCTAATTTAATTAGTGAACCCGCTACTTTTTATAAGCCTTATAAAGCAGTTATAGAAGAAGGTCAATTTGAGAAAGCTCCATACTATTCTCAGGAATTTTTGGTAAAACAAGCAATTCAATACCTTAATGGAGATAAGACAGAAATTCATAGAATAGTTTCTATAATTCAGCAAAAGGTTAATGATTCAAGATCTTATTCTGTATTAGAAAATGTGTTCAGATTCTGTGCTGGCTCTGGAGTAGGTAAATCAGTTGCTATATTACCTCTGATTCAATTAGTTCAAAATAAGATTACAAATTCTCAGTATTTATTTTCTGCTCCTACAGAAGCAAATTTAGAGAAATTAAATGCAGACAGGGCAAGTAAATACACAATAGCAAATCTGTTCAAATTATTTGAGGATGGAGTTAAAATCATAGATAATAATGCTAAAGAGCAAATTAATTATACCATCTCTGATTTTAAGAATTTTACTACTATTGAAGGTACTGAGGTTAAATTTAATAGTAAAGACTACGGACTAACTATTTCTGATGACTTACGAGGAATATTGCAGGATAATTTTTTAACTATAATTATTGATGAAGGTACCTATGTATCTCGTGAACAATATTTATTGTTAGATGAATTAGCTAAGCAACTTAATTTTAAAATTATTACAACAGGAGATATTTTACAATCTGGATATAGTAATGAAAATGGGGAATTAGATTCTTTTGATAGATGCTTAACTTTCATTGGTAGTAGTTTGTATGAATCTAAACGTGTTACTACTAATATTGGAAAATGAAATTCAGGAAGATTAGTTAAATTTCCTTATAATTTAGAATCAAATACTTTTGAACTCCAATACGCTGAGAATGAATCTGATATTGTTGGAATAAAAAATAATGCAGGAACTTTAACTCAAGAGAGTTTAAATGAGTTTGCAAAAGCTCATCCTGAGAGTACAATTCTTTTATATGATATAAAAAAGAATGGACTTATTGCTCCCAAAAATGTTTTATTAAAGACAGAAGTGGTGGCAGTACAAGGACAAGAATTTGATTATGTCTTAATTAATGGAGATTTAGACTTTAGTGATGGTGTTTTAGGGATCCCTAGTAGAAAAGACGTTTATACAATATTAACTCGTGGTAAGAATGCCACTATCATTCATGGATTACTAAAAAGTTCTAAACAGTCTACTTTTGTTACTACACAAAAAGATTGGAAGGATGTATATAGTATAGGAATAAACGAGGAATCAATTAAAACTTATCAAGAATACAGAAAAGAAAGTTTAAGCAAAATTTCTATTCCTGAATCTGGAATTGTCCAGAATAATCCAGAAGAAGCACCAAATGAGGATATTGCCCCAACAAAGCAGTTAACTATTAATGAAGTTCCATTAATTAGATCTATGCTTAGAATTCATACTTTCTATAATCGTCTTGGAGGAAACATTAGTGAGGACCAAATATATCATAGAGGCAATGATTCAGAAGATATAAATCTCTTTTTAACTGAAGATGCAGATATTCGCAGTGAAGCTTTTAAGGTAGCTGCAACACAATTAAATGCTTTAAGAAATAATTTATATTTAAAATTAACTGGGGCTGAAAATTATAACCTTTATGGAGTTGAAGATTCTGGTGAATTTTTAATAAAAGTTTCTTTGTATGATTCTGACATTGATAATGCTTGAGGAGTAGGTAATTTTGATCCTAAAAAAGATCTATCTAAGGCTAAAATTTTTAGAAGATTAGTCTATAAGGATGGAGATAAAGAGGTAACTTTGGCTATATTTCCTAATATGGAAACCGTAGGAAAAGGAACTAATGTTATTGGGGATACTAAATTATTGGAAGCAATCCAGGAATTAGATGCTAAACAAGATCAAACAACTTATTATAGATTTGATTCAGAAAAATTAAACTTTTATACTCCAGACTCTCCTATATTCTTTGATCCTATGGTCAAAGATTTTGACAATCAAAGATATTGGACTCCTTATCGTTATACTTCTGGTGCATCAGATTTTGAATATTCATTTTTCGAATCTACTAAACCTATTAGAGTTAATGATGAATGATTAACTGATAAGAGGGGGGAATATTCTATTTCAGAATTATATTCAGCTATTGATGCTTTATATAAAACCGCCTCAGATATTTGGGATTCCCATACTGCAGAAGGAAATCCGTTTAAACAGCGTAATGGGAAAATTAGAGAAGTATCTAAAATTACTGCCAGTGCAGTAACTATTTTTGCTAGACTACGTTCTAACTATTCTGATAAAACTATTTCTTTAGATAGCTCTATAAATCAATATATAAACGATTTAAAACAAACATATAGAATTTTATCTGAATTAGTTAGGGATATGAAAAAGATTCCTGAGTGGGATCCAGCTGTTACTGAACAGTTTATAAGAAAGGCTAGAATAAGAATTTCAGTACAACCTATTCAACTTTATTATAACTATGCACCTACTAATGACTGAGAAAATAAGTTTAAAGAAGACGTTAGGATTATAGGTACAAAAGAATCTCATAATAAATTATATAAAAATATTGCTGCATGAGTTCAGAGATTAATAGCTCTAAAGCAATCAGAAAAGGAGCTTCCTGAATGAATTTCTAATCTTTCTATTTCAGATTTACAGGATATAATAAAGCGGATAGATTTTTCTGAAGGTAATAAATCTGCAGAAGAGATTTTTGCGGGAACTGATTCTATTACTGAACTAAGAGTAAATCAAATTTGGAATATATATAAATCTATATATTCAGATTATGAAGGTTTTATAAAACTATTAGAGGGTCTAGATACAGACAATATGTTTAATCTGTATTCTAAAATTTTCGCTAATTATCACCAAACAGATTTTGATAAAACTTATAGAACTAACAATGTTCCCGTTAATTTAAATTATACTGCAGATAATAACTTTGTATATGAAAGAGGTTGATCAGTAATGTCATATTATGATTATGAACAAGGGCTAGATTCAATCTTCTCAGAAGCTACAGAAGAGGCTTCTACTGAACTTACACAAGAAACTATAGAAACTGTTCAGGAACAAGTTAATGAAACTGCAGAAAATTTAGTGATGGAATCTGCTAATCCAGAGGAGGATATTCTTACTGAAGAGTGTATGGATTTATTAGATGAATATAATGATTACGTTCATTCATTTGTTCATTTTGTAAGACAGGAAAATAATGGTATCTTTGTAACACGACAAAATATAGATTCAGGAAATCCTGTAACATACAAACTTCAACTCGGAAATCAGGTAAAATCCTTTACTTTTAGTGGAGATGTTGCAGAAAAACTAGATGCTTATATGAATAATGGGAAAAATACTGCAATTTTTGATAAGATGAAAAATAAATATCAATTAATAAGTAGTGTTAAAGAACTTTTAGATATATTAACTGCAGGAGAAGAATGTTAATTTATGAATTGCACAATTAAATCAATAATCGTTGACGTTGCAAAAAATTTAGATATAGATACATCTGGGTCGTTTTTTAACGACTCAGATATCTATTCTAAATTAATAGCTCGACTATCTGAAGAAGGAATGAGCGTAGAACCAGATTTCGTACAGGCTTTGTCCGAACATGTAAAAAGATATTGTTTAAAAAATCTAGTTGATGGCGGAAGTATCAGCAAAACTGTAAAAGGGTATTTTACATATAATACAGCTGATGGAAAAGTTCAATTTGATTTTACTTCTTATAGGGACTTCATGCAGTATGCTGCAAGAAGAGTTGGTGACTCATTAATTTTAAATATCTTTAATGATGCTACTGGAGAATATGAAGTGATTGATAGTAAAGAAAAATTGCAGAAATCATTAGAGGTTCTCCTATGTGATTTAAGTGATGTTTTTGGAGATACTTTTGCAACGTATGGTAATAGAATTAATGATGCATTCAAAGAGAATCTAAATAGTATTGATAAAAGGGAGTATTACCAATATATTTTACTATTACACAATCGAGAATTAATTCCAGAAATTAGTAATCACTATATTAGATATAACTACACTGAAGAAAATTTTGAGATTAATGATGGACATCATCATGTAGCTGGCTGGGAACGAAAAGATGACAGATCAGCATATGATGATACTTCAGGTTCTTTGAAATTATTAATAGAGAGTACTCCTCTATATGATATATTTCAATCAAAAAATGGAAGACGAACTGCTAGACAAACTAAAAAGAATCTTACAGCTGCAATGTTTTATGAGGCTTCTAATACCTTATTAAATTCCATTGCTAGAAATGATTGGACGAAGTTTAGAAAAATTATTGAAAATCCTCGCTTATTAGTAGATGAGATAATTAGTTATACAGATTCTTTAGAAACCATTAATTCTAATGTTGATAAGATTCTTTATAGTATTAGAACAAGATATTTTGATTCAACTGGAGCAGAGAGTGGAAAAGTAAGTATAAATTTAGTAGATACTTATAAAAAGTCTTTTTCCAAAACAATTAAGTCTGATGGAATTAATTATCTAGATACAATGCTAGCTGGTATGTTAAAATATGTTAAACAGACCTATCAGCGATATAATTGGGATGAAGGAAGAACTACAAGTACTGATGTTCTAAATAAAGGAGTTATTTCCTTACAAATGGCAAATAATATTGATTATGTCATTACTAAACAAGGTATCCCTAAAGTAAATGGGAAAAAATTACTTCCTAAAGATATAGTTGGGTTAACAACAGAAGCTCTATTGTACCATTTTAAAAATTTAACTGGATTTGATTTTTTACAATTTAAAAATCAAGACCTACCGTTAAATGATATTATTACTTTACTTACAAGAATTACTACGGGAGTTAAAATTAATGGAGATGATGCTAATTTAGTAGCTCTAGCTAAATATTATTTAGATAAAAACCCTGAAATTATAAAAAGTATTACTTCTAGAAGTGATGGAAATAAAGTTCCTAATTATCGTTTAGCTAACTTATCTAATACATTCTATCAACATTTAGCTAATTTGCAAAACAGAATAGAAAATTCTCCTACTGGTTCTGAATCCCCTCTAATGCTATCTTTTTTATATAATAACCCAACATTATATAAGGAAAGCAGATTACATCTGGATGCCTTCTCAAAAATTAAGAAGAAATTTAGATTAGCAGAAGATTTTACTGATGCGGAACAATTACAGGTTGCAATTGGCTGGGATTATAATAGGTCAATGAAAGATAACGGAGAAATTCTCATTGAAGGTATTACCCCATCAGATAAGAAATCTATTATGTATCAAGTATTTGATACTACTAAAGCTATTGAGGGATTGGGAGAGGGACGAAATAAAAGTATTGCTCAGGCTTCGTGGAAAGAAATTGCTGATTTTTTCAGAGAGGGTGGACTAAAGATTCAAACCAAATATTTAGAAAACTCTTTAAATTTATTCGAAAGAATTCTAAATATAACTCCAGCAGATAATTATATAGACAGAATCAATAATATTGATTTTGCATTAACAGGAATTACTGTTGATCAATTAAATAATTTAGTTGATGAATACAATGCTAAAAATTATACTAACTATGTAATATCTAATGAATTTGACTACAAGAAAGTTAAAGGTTCTGGAATTAAATTTAATAGATTATTGTATGGTTATTATTTAGCTTTTGCAAATACTGATACTTTCTTTGATAATGAATATAATCTATTTTTAAAGGATTGCCGAGAAATCTTTAGGACAGGAGACATTATGGAGGCATTTAAAAATAGATTTGGAATGACTCAGGATGATGTTAAAAAATATTTTTATACACATGCTCTATTGTCATATAATTATATTTTATTAACAGTGGGAAGTACCATTGCACATAAATATAAAAATCCTGCAGTATATAGTAAGCCTTTAAAGGAATTAACAGTTAATGACTTTGTTAAAAATACAGAGCAATCATATGTAACTTCTACTAAACGTATGGTAGCTTTAAGTGCAACTGGACATGCATATCAAAGAGGAATTTTAACAGGACTTCCAAATACTGCTAATTATGCAACAATTAGTGACTATAACTCTCCTGTAGCTGATTTAAATAAATCTGCAGGTCAAGAAATGAATGTGTGGGATGGTGCTGTATTTGCCCCTATTACAACCTTGTGGTTGTCTGATAATTCTACAGTTGATTATAAAGTAGAAGGAATTGTTAGAAAAACATTAGGGCATGCCATGATTGAAGGTAAGGGAGTTGCTACTCTGAATAAATCTGCAACTTTTGGTATTTCTAATGCTTTCATGTTGAAAAATATTCATGGAAGATTTAAATTAAAGGAAATGCTGAGGCAGTCTTATACACCTGCTGATTTCTTTTATGGAGGACGTTGATTTGATATTACTAAAAACTTTAATGGAAAGAGAACAAATATCACTGGATACTATCAAATCAATGAGCCTGGCAAAGGACTTCAAGTATTTAAAGTATCTAATTTAAAGTGAAAAGGGGAAAATAATTACACTTATAATTTAGAAAATCTTGCAGAAGGTACTACTGAAATAGATATACCTGTTACTTTAAGCAATCTATGGGATGTATATAAGTTATTAGGTGCTGAATTTTCTGGAGAAATTATTACAGACGAATATGGAGGAGATACTTTTGTTTATTCAGAAGCTTCTCAACATCAAATCTTAAATTTATTAAATTCCATAGGGGTTAAAACTAGTATAGATGGTTCAGTATTATCTCAAGCAGACGTGGATCAATTTTTGAAAAAGAAAATGATTCATTACTTTCCTACAGAATCTACAAATAAATCTGCTCAATTGCCAATCACAAGCAATGATGTATTTAGAGGAAAATCCCTTCCCCTTCATGTTATAGGGTTAGATATTTCTAATACTGCTGTTCAGCTTGATGCTGACCATGCTGTTGATGATGCAGAGGTAAGTGAACCTACTCAGCTTATTTCCTTCATGGCTCAAAAGGGGTTAGTGCAAAGTATTACAAAAGAAATTTATACTTCTTTAGCTAATTTAATTAAATCAACTTCATCTCAATTTGTAAATAGTGTAGATAATCGTGCAAAACTTGTAGATATTTTCGGAAAAGGTTTAGTGAAAACATTCTTGAAAGATAACGTGGATGTTTTAGGATTAGCTCAAGCACTAATGGAACAAATTAACGAAAAGATTCAAGCCAATCCTGGAGTAAGTTTAGAGGATTTAGGAATTGCAATTCCATTTAGTGATGAAAATTTAATGGGAAAAATTGCATCCGATGTTGTTATTTATACTAATGGATTCATTAAACGTAAATATGCAGGTTCTGCTGATGTCATGGTTCCTTCCTATGATATTCTTATGTTGTTTGAAGATGAAACAGGAAGAAAATATAATAGTTTAGATTTAATTAAGAATCCAGAAATTTATACTCATTTACAAGAAATTGATAACAAAGAAGTTGTAGATCCCCTTGCTTTAGAGTTTGGAAATATATATTATTTAAGAGGCTCAGATGGATTATACCATGATTTAGAAGGAACTTCAAGTTCTCTACCTATTCCTGTAGAATTAAATTCTTATGAAGAGTATTTAAGAATTCAGGAAGGTCTATATAATATTACTAAGTGCTATATAAAACCAAGAAACCTAAAAGGAAGAAATGTATTTGTAAATGTTAGAATCCAAAATGAAGATGGAACTACATCTGACAGAAAGATTAATATTTTTTCTTTAGGACTACGCTATGCTTTAGAATATGATACTGTTAAAGATCCAGAAGCAACAAGAACCTTTATGAATAATGTTTTATACAAAGCCATTAGTGAAGGTAAGGTTGATATTCTAAATAAAAATAGAGGATTCATTGCGTATGATCCATCTGGTGATTGAAAACAGCTGCCTATAGTGGAAATTTTAGGAACTGAATATGTAAATTCTGAAATTAGTACTTCTTATAAATATTCTTCAGTATTAAATATTCCAGCTGGTGTAAGCATTGATGAAATTAGACAAGGTGGTCCTGAATGATTCAAAGAGAGAATTCTTATTAATAGAAAAGTTGTATTCCCCGATGGAATGATTCCTTCAGAATTTGTATTAAAGTCAAATACTGGAGCACATTTACCAATATATTTTAATAAAGAATTTGTTTCTGAATTTTTAACCGACGATAATAAAATCACTGTACCTACAGATGATACAGGAATCTATAGAATCAATGATAGAGGAGAAGATCTTTATAAGATAGAAGGTTTAGAATTCTATAAAGTAAATGGAACTGAGGTTGCTGTTATTGTGGACCAAAATAATCCTATGCAAATTCTAGATAATATTCTGCAATCTGGTCTCTACTCTGGGTATGATGGTAATGTAAATTCAGAAGTTAATAAACTGATGAAAAGAAACAGAATCTTTAAAGTAAATGAAGGTTTTATTAATGATTTAGCTAATAGGCAATATAATTCTTTCTGGGAAACTTTAAAATATATTGTAGCGCGTATTCCAGCTCAGAGTGAACAGTTTGCAATGCCTTGTGAAATTGTAGACTTATTCCAGAGCCCATATAACGTAAGCCTGGTGAACAAGTACCAGACATATGAGCAAGGAAGTGACTATAAGGCTAAAAAGACCGCTTTTTAGTAATAATTCAATTGTAGTCAATAAATCTCGTGAACTGCGGGAAACTCCTTAGAGCTCTTTCTACTAATCTATCGTAGTAATACAGATAGAGGCCAGTCTAACTAACTGGAGATAGTAAAAAGGAAAGAGATTGGACAATCCGCAACCAAGTGTCCGATTTCAAAGTTGATAAAAAGACTTGTAAATTGATAACTTTTTTATTAATTTTGTTTCGGATAAAGGCTCATCGACTATCCCCTAAGGGAGTAGGATCTTTATCCAGTAACTTAAATTATTGGATATGAAAGTAAAACGAAAACTAACAAAAGAGCAAAAATCATTATTAGTAGCAATGCTAATAGGAGATGGAACTATCTCCACAAATTATGTATTTAAAATGTGCCATGATGGTACACAAGAAGAATTTCTTAATTGAAAAATTAATTTATTAAATCAGTTTCAGTTAAAGAATAATGGACTAAAAACATATATAAGTACAAAGGGATATAATGTTGGAAAAAGAATTGTTTATTCTCAGCTTAGTGTAATTCCCACAATAAAAGCTTTAAGACGTTCGATATACACGCCTAAGAAAACAATTAATAGAAAATTATTAAATTGGCTTACTCCATTAGGATTAGCAATATGGTATATGGACGATGGTTTTATTAATGTAAATACCTCTAAGCAAAGACATTCTATACAACATTCCATAAGAATTTCAACATGTCTTACCAGTGAAAAAGAACTTAAAATTATTATAGATTATTTTAAGGAAGTTTGACATATAAATTTTAGGAAATATAATGATAATAATCACTTATCAATATCTACATGTACTGAAAATGATACTAAGAAATTTGTATCAATAATAAAACCATATATATTACAAGTTCCTTCTTTATTATATAAAATACGTAATAATTATACAAAAGCTCAATTTTTAGAATTACAAAAAGAAGATCCGAAGTGCGAGACACTACTATTATAGTAGTGATGATATAGTCAGTCTTATAATGAAAGTTATAAGGTAAACGGATGTAGATAAGAACAACAATTTAGGTGTAGCATTAACCGATGATGGAGTATATCCTGCTTGGTCGATATTTTGGGATTATAATGATTTAGAAAGTTCAAAGAAACTACCTCTTCCAGATCCTGAAATAATTTATGGTGAAAATAAGGGAGTTTTCGTAGTTCAATATACTGGGACAACGCCTTATTATGGTACTGAGGGTGATGATAACCCTAATGGATGAACAAATAAAGTAACAGACTTTATTGATTTAACTGCAGATTTATTAGAAGCATATACTACTGGTGATAAATTAACAATAAATTCTCCTAGATTAAGAAATTTAATTTCTAAAGTAAGAAATCGAGATATTGTTATTGATATTTCAAAATTTCCAGTGCAATCAAAGTCTTCTAATGAACTCTTTAATGATGTATACGTATGGGATACTTATACTGTAGCAGAGCTTCAGAAACTAGGTTGGCAATTAGCAACCCAAATAAATAGACACAATACACATAGGATTCCTAAAAGAACTTTAGATAAAGTCTTTATGAATAACTTAGTGAATAATATGTTTAATACATATCATAATGTTTCTACTATTGGGTATGCTACTTTACCTACTACAGTAGAACCAATTGAAAAGGCTGCTGCTGTTTCTCCAAAATCTAGTGATAACTTTTCACCTTTTGTTTCTACAAGTCAGATAAAAATGAATAGTAATAACAAGGTAGGTAAAGAGGTAATTGGTATTGTAGCTTCTGCAATTAAAGCAGAATATGCAATTGAATATTGGATAAGTAGTGGTAATGCTAAACTTATTGGGAAAACTATTACGTGACCTGGAATTGCCAAGGAATTTACTACAACTCACTCAGAGTTTTTTGCAAACTATGGAACTGTAGCAATTACCTTATCAAGTTTACTATCTCAAGCAACTGATAATGCTAAGAATCCTATTCTTAATAATATTAACTGTACTTCAGAAACCGCTCCTGGAATTATTTGGATGATTATGACAGGTGCAGATTTAAATGATATTGTTACCATTTTTACCGATGATATAATGACTAATATTATTAGTATGGTAAAAGGTAATATGTTTGAGGATATTGATTCTGTAAGTATAACTACAGCAATTAGCCAATTATTAAAAGTTACTGATAAGAAAAGTGAAGCTTATCAGAAGCTACTATTTTATCAAGAGGTGTTTAAAGGTGCTGGAGAATTAACATTATTAGCTAGAGAACTTTCTGTAAACCAAGGATTGTCTACAGAATTTGGGGCAATTGTTGCAAAGCGCATTAATTTTGAACAGGGCATAGAAAGAATAGTTAATGCTAAAATTAAAGCGGATTCTATATTTGGAGGATCTTCAACTGTTAAAAAATATACAACTGGAAGACGATTTACGTTTGATAAGATTAGATTCTTCAACGATTCACGATATGCAAATGATATGATTAGAATCTTCCAACAATGTGCAACTACTATAAATGTTCTTGATGTGTTAAAAACATCTCCTCACTTTTATGAGATGGACTTCTTATCTATTAATGCAGAAAGAGCTATTGGAGAATTATCAGGAAAATATAGGGCTATTGTTGAACAAATGAATAGAACTAAATTAATGACTGATAAACAGTTAGTTATTCCAAAAAATACGCTATCAAGTAGACTAAGAAGTTTAGCAACCGATGATATGATTGTACAAGCTATAAAATCTCTAGATTTTAAGTATCCTTCAAATGTAGAGGTAGATAGAATGGGAGGAGTGCATCCTTTAAATGAAGTTATTTTACGTTCTATTAATAGCCCTGTAGGATTAAAAAATTTTGTTATCTTTGTAAATGAAACCTTAATTCCAAGTTTAAGGTTAAAGTATCCAACAAACTTTTTCTTAAATAATCTTATTGCAGATAGAAAATATAGTACATCTGGTGATGGGTTTGTAAGATACTATAAGCCAATGTTCAATTTAATCGAAAAAACAAATCAAGATTATTATGAAAAGATGCTTATAGATTTTAATCTTATAGCAAATGATGTAGTATATTCACAAGATTTGGGAGAAGGTTTCGTTAATATAAATGATGATAATTGACCTAATAATACAGTAGCAGATTATATTTTCTTATATAATTTAATTGTAAATAAGAATCAAATTCTAGGAGATAGTTTTAGTAAGTTGTTTACAGAAGTAATCAAGAATAATACTTTAATTAATTCATACTTTGATTTCGTAGGTAGAGTATATGATAAAAGCTTCGTTTTAGACAAAACTCTCGCTGCAGATTTTGAAACTCTTTATCAAATTAGAAAATCTAACTATGATGATGAGTTTATGGATGATTCTTATATGGAAGATTTTGATGAAGGGCCTTCAGCGAAACCTCAAAATGTATTTCCATTAAATAATGAACGCTTTAAAGCTTTAAATAGAGGTGCTGCTAAACAATTAACATCTGAAAGAAAGCTAAATGTAGCGTTAAATAGGGGATTATTAATTATAAAAAGTTGCTAATATGGCATGTATTGAATTAAATTTAAATAATGGGATATCGGTATCATTTGATGCCGATATCTCGTTATCTACTAATTCAGTTATTAATTACTTGAAGAATAACCCAGAGCTGGAGTATACAGTAAATGGGGAAAGAGTAGCTGGGAATTTATATGAATTTATTGTAGAAAATTTAGGAGATAATATTACTTTAAATTCAGGGAATCTAGCAGATACATTAATAGGAAATTACAAACTTACAGATACTTATCCTGAATTAGAAGGTTCAGATTATAATATTCTAAAAGTAAAAGACAATGCATTTATTACTCAGAATTTCTTTGTAAGTCCTAACAGAATAGTAGCTATAGCTTCCGAAGCTAATCTTGATATAGTAGAAAAGGTAATGTTTGTATATAACCAATTAAAAAGTGATAATTTAGCTTTCATTACTTTAGTAGATGAATTGGTTAAAGATGATTCTCTAGACATATTTGATAAATTTTCTCAAATAATCAATAGTGATTATGATAATCTTCAAGAGGTAATTAAAAGAGTGCCAAGTAAATATAATGAAGAACTATTGACAGTTGGAAAAGATCATTATATGTTAGTCAAGGGAGTGTGAAAAACCTTGAAAGGAGAAGATGTGAAAGATACATCTAAGCTTTGGGATGCATATTTTATGAAGCCTGGTTCTAAAGAAATTTCTCCCATTTCTATTAGTGATTTAAAAGAATTTAACCTAAATGAAGGGGATATAGTTTACACAAAGTCGAATCAAAAGTTACTTTATAATGGAGTGGATTTTGAAAATTCTTTAGGAGAAATAGTATCTGATGATACTATAATTGTGCGAATGAGTACAATTAGAGATCAAAGACTTGTGGAAAGAGAATTACAAAAAAGAGAACCATTAAGTTATAGTAGATTAAGATTTGTACTGGATAATACTCTTTCAGAGTTTATAACGGAGAATAATTTATTATTTACAGATTCAAATAATCCTTATATAGAAGACGGAAAAGTATATTTGAAAAATGAATATCAAACTAACACTACATTTGCAGAGGTAGCAATCCCTATTATATTAAATTCTTTGGTTAGTGATAAGCATTTATTAGAGTTAACTAATAATGGTGACAAAGAATCAATCAATACTTTATTAAACGCTCTTTTAGATTTTTATGTTAATACTGATGATACTGCATTAAGTGGATATGATAATGTTGAAGATATTCAATGGATAATGAATAATATAAACAATGTTTTAGATAATTCAGAAATAAAGGTTTTAGGTAATGAAGATTCTAAGGCTCCAAAAACTGCAGGACAAGTGTCTGATGATATTATTAAGAAACTAATGGAAGATGGTAACTTAACTATTTATTGTGTATTATAATGGAAAATTGTAAATGAAGATTAAAAGTAAATGATGGAGAAGTCATAGAGTTTACAAATGAGGAGGATGTAAAAACCTATATAGCTGCGAATCGGAATAAATATAACTGAGAAACTGATCCAGAATTGCTAAGAGTTACCACTGAAACTTATGTAGATGGAATTATTAACAAAGCAAAAAAAGACACTTTTTCAGAAACTGCAAAAATAACCCCTTTAAAAAATAGAAACCTTGCTATAAATGAGGATAGTTTAGAAGAGGGAGATTCTGACACTATAGCAGTAACTGATGTTATTACAAAGCCAAATAAAGAGGGTAAACGATTAGCTCCAGAAGTTATTGCAGAGAATTATGAGAGTGATTTGTTTAAAAATTATATTTTAGAATTACTTCAGAGAAGAGGTTTAAATATAAATACTCTTATATTTCAAAGTGGTTTAACAACCGATCAACGTCTTGATGCAATTAAGGAAGAATTATTTCACGATACATTAATAACAGAAAAAACAGCAGAACATTATTTAACTTCTGCTGCAAATAAGTTTAGAATTGAGTTGAATTCAGGAGATGCAAAATCATTGATAGAAAGAGTTCAAAATACAGTTAAAGAAAACTTCAGAGTTCAATTAATGGGTGAATTTGTGCATAATATTTTTTATAACTTAATTGAAAGAAAGTTAAGCCCATACGCATTAAAGGAAAGATATGGTTCTGTAATGGCATACATTGCAAAACGATTTTCTACTATGTATCAAGATCAAAGAACTTGATTGCAAGAAGAGGCTAAAGCTTTTACTGTATCTAAGGTAGATTTTGATGAAATGGTGGATGATGTAAATGCTGTTTATCAAACAATATTGATGCAGCATAGTGGTAGTGATGGAAAACTCAGAGGCGGTGTTAAAATCTATTCTGAAATAGATTTAACTGCGAATCTTGGCTATGAAATTGATGGTAAATCTAAAATCAGAGGTAAATTAGACTTGTTTGTAATTGATGGTGATGTGGCCACTATTTATGATATTAAGTTTTCAAAGAAACCATATGATAAATGGGCTAAGGAGAAAAGGTTAACAGCTATTTATCAACAAGCTTTTTATGGACGAGTATTGAATCAATTAGGAATAAACACTAACTCTCTTCAATATTACTTAGTGCCAATATACAAATTTAAAGGCAAATTAATTTCTGATGGATTAAAAAATATTACTGAAGAAGTAACTGCTCCTTATGTAGTACGAAATTTGGATGAATATATCCCCAGAGTACTTTATTCTGAATATAAAGATCCAGAAGAAATGTTAAATATAGATAAAAAAATTGCAAAAGTTCTTCCTGAAGAGTATATTTTAGCTAAAACTTATAGACTCAATAAAGAAATTATTGAGAAGAATAATATTATACGATATAGAAATGGCAGAATTGATTTTGTAAATGACATCACTGGAAAAAAGGAGCCTTTATCTGGAGAAGATGCAATCCCAGAAAGAATTGACCGATATATTGAGGAACTAAAAGAAAGCCGTCCTGCAATGATTAATAATTTTATAGGAAGTCTTAAGAGTATATTAAAAGGAACTTTACCTGATTCTATTCCTTATGAAGGAAATAGTAGGCGTAGAGGATTTTATAAAGCTTTACTTGATAAATACTATAATCAGCAGGATCGATATATAATTGTTGATAATCAAAATCTGTTTGATAGAGGTCTTATTCCTATTGTTGATACAGTTAATAATGCCATTGATGTTCTTATATTAGATGAATTAAATTTAGATGATACTTTATACTATTCAGATAATGGAAAATTATCAGGCCTATTTGAATTAATTGCTAAACCAGGAACCACAAATGCCCAATGGTTGGAACAACAATATTTGCAAAAACAAATTCTTCCTTTAGAAGCAACAAGAGGAAATGCTGCATTATTAAAGGCTTTAATAGTATTAAACGAAAGGCCAGCTTTTCAAAATTTAAAATTGGGTACCATTCGTGCAGTTAATCCATTTAGATCCCAATCTCTTGAGTTTAATGAACGACAAATTGCTTTCATAGAAGATGTTCTATCACAATTAGTTGCTGATGAAGAAGGAACTTTAATGTCTCCAAATTTAACAATTCTAAAAGATGGACCATATAAAGGACAGTCAAGATTTACTTCAATTGTAGACAAAGTATCTGACCAAATAATGGCTATTTTTAGAATTGATCAAAGTGAAGAGAATGCTATACATAAAATAATTAAGAGTAACTCTGACTTATTTATTTCTTCTAATTTTGAAACTAATAATATCGAAGATTTAGTTGACAGATTAGAGACTCTTCTTGAATCAATTAGAAAAATGGGTCAATTAGATGTTAATAATTTGGATATGTCTAATCAAACTGCTAGAGTTTATGCTTGGGTTTCTCAGATTTATAATTACTATAAAAATATTGATTTATTTGAAGAAAAGTCTCCAGCTAAACTTTTTGGACAAGGTTTTCCGAATTGGTTTGATAGTCTTATGATAAACTCATTAGACACAATTCGTTCTAATAATGTTGTATATTTTAGAAATATTCTTGCAACAGCATTCCAAAAAATTAGAAATGAATATACTAATTGACTTGCTGAACTTCGTAAAGAAGAGCAAAAATATGAAGATTCTATTGGGCACGGAATTGCAGCTAGTAATCTTATAGGTGCAAAAGGAGGACTTCATAGAAATCTTTATAGAACTGATACTTTCGATTTAACTTTTAAAGATCCCTGGGATATGAGTAATGATTTAAGTGAAGCCGAGAGGCAGATGCTTAAATTTGCTCTAAAAACAATAACAGGAAAATCTTCCAGAGCTGAATTAGATACAAATGATTTTTTGGTTCCTTTAGTTAGAGTTAGATTAGCTAGTTTAGCTACAAATGGAAATTTAAGCGCAAAGACTATTCGTGATAATTTTGCATATGGATTTAATTCCTTTATTAAGGATACTTTTTCTGAAAGAGCCAAAGAACAGGAAAGTGCTGCCGATGCTTTTGATCAATTAGCTTTTGAGTTTGAAGACAGAAAGAATGAGGATAAACGTGTGAAACTTATCCAAGAATATGGAATTGGAGCCTTTGAAACTAATTTAGAAATTATTTTGGCTTCATATAAAATGGCTGAAGTAAAAAAGAGAAATATTGATAAGGTTCTTCCTCAAATTAGAGCTATGCAAGCAACATTAGCCTTAAAAGGAAATTTAACTGGAATTGATGTCTCTAATATTATGGAATTTATTGCAGATACAACTAAATCTACTTTATATTTTGAATCGTTAGTTCCTGAAGAAATGAGAGGTATGTTTAAATCATTGTCTGCATTAAGATCTGTGGCATCAAGTGTGGCTCTTTCTTGGAACTTCGCTAACCTACCACGAGAAGTTTTAATGGGATTTTGAACTAATCTTTCTAATGCTATGTTTAGGAGATATGGAAAAGAAGCTTTTACAATAAAGGATTATGGAAAAGCCTTAAAATATCTTATTTATGACTCTCCTAAATTCATGACAGAGATTACCAAAATTGAGTTACTAAATGAACTATATGCTTTAGCTAATATGGACCTTAGAAATATGGTAGAAAATACTATATCTTATAAAAATGGTATTATAGGTGGATTTTCTAGATATTCTGGTTGAGCTTTAACTGCCCCTGATTATTGGAACCGTATGTCTATATTTTTAGCTCAAATGATTCATGATGGAACCTTTGATGCTCATTATATTGATAAAGATTCTGATGGAATTGAGAGACTCAAATATGATATGGAAAAGGATAGAAGGTTCGATGTTTATCTGAAATATAAAGATCATGCTGTTCCCGATGCTGTTAAAGCAATCTATGAAAAGCAATATGGTTTATATATAGCTATGTTAAGACAGTTTAATGTAGAACGTGAAAGAACTGGAGAACCTTTATACAAAGTGGGAGATAAATTTGAAATGGCATATACAGTACTTCAAAGGGAGTCTATCAAATCTTTTGCAGATGAATCTTTTGGCTACTATGATTTAGAGACTAAGGCAGAATGAAATAAATTATGGCAGGGAATGCTGTTTAAGCAGTTTATGACATATCTGTCAGCTAAAAAGACACAATATACGCTAAAAAGAACTACTGTTGCTTCTCAAGGACATTTTACTCCTGTAGTTGATGTAAAAGGAAATCAAAAATATATAAAAATTATTACGGATGCTAATGGCACATGGGTAAACTCAGAAATTGTTAATGAGAATACAGGTATTCCTTTATATTCATGAGAAGGTAGAGTAATGGAGGGAATATTTCAAACTTATCAACAATTATTTAAAGATGTTTATTTAAATGTCAAACAAATAGTTAATAAAGACCCTGATTTGAATACCACTGATTTATGAAGAAAATATGTTAGATCAAATGGTATCGAAGCTGCTAACTTCAAAGCATCATTATATGATTTAACTATGTATTTATTCATTGCTAAGTTACTTCAAATGGCATTATTAGATGATCCTGAAGAAACAGGAATAAAATATAAAGATCAAATAGCTGATAGAAGTTGGTGATTCCGTAATGGAATTGATTTAGTGAATCGTTCTATTGATGACTTAGGTGTAATAAATGCAATTACCAATGGTGCATTAAATTGGAACCCCCCGTTTTTAAGTATTCTTCAAAATAGTATTAAAAGTTATTATTCTGCATTTAAACTTGAAGATATTAACTTTGCAGAAGCTGCTTTACTTGGTACTGTGAATACTTTTGGAATGTTCCGTCCATTTAGACAAGATATCAACAACACTATAAAAGAAAGTTAAAAAAAATAGCCCCCTACGCTGGATTAAATCCAACATAGGGGGCTAACTGTTTTATTTTTTGACTTTTAATCCACCATTGCACACTGTACAACTAGAACCTTTTCCAGATTCTTTAAGATTAAAAACTCGAACATACTTTCCATATTTATTATCCTGAAATTCATGTTCAATTTTATTGCTTTCGCAATATCCACATCGTTTTATTTCTGTAGGCATAATTTACTAATATTTTTTATTTTATAAAATAAATCAGATAGTGAACCATCATTATTAACTAAATAATCATAGTCTCCATTTCCATATAATGTTAAGAGTTCTCTTTCTGAAGCATGGGAACCTGCTTTGCATTCGGGTCTATGAATATAAATAACTTTCCCTCCTCTTTTCTTAGATTCCTCAAATTCAATTTGGAATCGCAAATCAGAGATAATCATATTTTTATATTTTTGTTTATAGGTAGTTAAAATTCATAGTCTATCCCCAAAATAATATCGCATTATCTCAGTTCCAAAATATTGCAGAACTTGTCTAATAGATAGCCAATAATCCTCCGTTAAGGAAGGGTTAAGATCTTTAGCTAACTTTGAAAATTTGTTATCAACTAGAATTTTGTCTCTTTCTACAAAATTCTTATGATGAATTGTTAGTGTATTAAAATCTACATAATAATCTTCTTTAAACTGTCTATCTTCAAATTTCTCAACATTTACATTAAGAAGAATGGAAAGAAGGCATTTTAAAATATCTGCAAACCTGCAAATTTTAAATTTTCCTTCTGTAAAAATATTACAGTGCTTATACATTCAATATGTTTGCATTCATTTTGGAGAATTTAAACAAAATTGAAGCATTTTGGCACTTTCATCTTTACCACTCCCTTTCAAACCTGCTATACATAAAATATTTCTAGTCAACATATGTTTTAATTTTGAAAGGTAATCGATAAAGTTTGTCCATAACCTCTTTATCCTTTTCTTTGTAAAAATTTGTAATAATACTTCTACAAAGGATACATGCTAAGGACTTATCGTCTGAAGTTGCAGTTTTCCATGTATTTAATTCTAGAGCTTGAGCAAGAGCAGAAATGGAATCATACGCGATGTATCTTGTGTCAATCTTCAAAGATTTAAAAACTTGAGATACTCCAGTTGTTCCCATTGCCTTATTTTTTGCTATATTACCATAGTTTCCATATAGTAAACATGTTACGGTGGCAGGACTTTCTGTAACATTCATTCCCTGCAAAACTTTTAATCCAAGCTCTACTGTAGTTTCATCAGTTGATGCTAACATATCATTTAATGATAAAGTGCTTTCTTCAGTAAATTTTTCTAAAGTTCCATTAACAAGTTTATCTAAAGTACTTTCTTTTGCATATTTAGGATAGATTGAGACTATATTACTAATTGTCTCTACAAAAGTTTCGTCACAGAAAATTAGTTTTCCTGCATAAATAGGGACCGCTCCTTTAGGTAAAGTATTAATAGTTTTTACTCCATCAATAAAATCACTTCCATAAGAACAAATATCATTATAAATATAAGGATCTGAATTTTTAAATAATTCTGGACTAATACTATAAATTTTCTTAGTTTGATCAGGTTCTGTATACTCAAATAGATAATATGTTCCAGTACCAGAACGATATTTAAGAGAATCTGGAACTATAGCAGCTTCACACTTATCTACCTTAATAACTCTTTGAAATTCTGTATCTCTAATCTTGAATCTAGGATATGTTGAACTAGAATCAAAATATAGTTTTGTTACATCTGATAGGTCTGTAAGCTTATTAGCTAAAGCATCTTCTACTTCTTTAGGAGAATGCAAAACCATTGAGGTTCTAGATGAAAAATGTATGCTTTCTGAATGATAGCTAGATCATTTGCATAAATTTGCCGATCCATTATTTCTTCTATAAGGAACAAGAAAGGAAATATCAATTCCATTTAGTTTCATATTATAAAATTTTAGCTCTGATTTTAGGATTCATAAGTAATTTGTTTGCTCTTCCTGAAAATTTAGTTGTAATAGTTTTAACTAAATGAAATAATAAATCTTCAGTTAATAAAGGTTCAGGAGAATTGATAAATTCAAGTAAACGATCTTGAACTACTTCAGTTTTAGCACTCTTTTCTCCAAAATATAAAAGACTATAATTAAGCAAACGAGTGGATAATACAGATGCAATATCTGGGCGATAACCATTACTATCATATACACAATTCTTAATTTTAGTTTTTACAGTATCCCAGGGCTCAAACAACATATCTTTAGGAGCAATTAGTTTATCTAACTTATTTGCAATAAATGTGGTAAACAAATTGCCGACAATATTTTCTTTAGATGTAAAACACCCTTTAGCAATATTAAGAATCATTGCTAAATTTTCAGAAGTGCTCCAATCTTTTAAGCCAGAAATCGCATTGCAAAAAGTAACATAACTTCTTGGATTAATTTTTTGCACATTTCCTTCTTTTTCAAATATTTCAGGATATAATAATGCAAAGTTAATAGCTCGGGAATCTAATTTGTCAGTTTCAGCCCAACGTGCCCACACATTAACATCAAAATCAATTTCAAAGTTAATATATCGAGTTTTCTGAGCATTATCCATAGTACTAACATTATAGTCTCCATTATCAGGATTAGATGATAATACTACTGTACAATTTTTAGGTAATTTCCAAGAAATATACTCACCTCTATCAATAAGTTCCATTGTAGCTTGAAGAAACATAGGCATGGCTCTGCTATAATCATCCAAAAGTAATATACATCCTCTATCATTACTTTCGGTAGGCATTCACGTCGGTGGAGCATACGACATTCGTGTTAAATTCTGGACTTTATATCCATTTTGAAGATAATACGCTAAAAGATCACTTGATACTCATTTACAATCTCCATCATCAGAACAAATATAATATTCTTTAATTGGGAAACCAATTAGCATTGTTGTTATCGTAAAGGCTCTTTATCCTTTACTTCTATATATTTCTATATAGTTCAGACTATCTCTTTATAAGGCACTAAGTTTTTGGTAAACATAGCCTTATACTTCGCACTCGTGGATATTTCATCTTCAACACCACTTGCTAAGATTACTTTATCTAGTCGTTGATCCTTTATTCAATTTCTTGAATACTTGGATTAGGATTGTCTTCAGCATTATCTGTTAAGAGGTCTCCAGATTCACGAAGTTTTAGTTTTGGAATTAGAATTATCGGAGTATTTATTTTAAGATGATTTCCAAGAAATTTTCAAACATCTTTAACGCTGCTAAAAGCAAATTGTTCATTTTTATTAGTATCTAAATAATAAAAATCAAAGTATTTACCTATATATTGAGGATTAATTTCAAATTTTTGAATAGGAACATCACTATTACTGTAACGTAATCGAATCCCATTTCAACAAACTCCTTTTTTATATCCTCCAGCTAATTTTTGAATAGTTTTCTTAGGCAGTTTTAGCTTTTTAGCTGCATCTTCTTTGTTCTCATACTTACACATAAATTTTCCAAAGTAGTCATATTGTTCTACTTCACAAAAATCAAATTGTGTTTTATATTTTCCTTTTAATCTACCTTGTTTTATTGAATCACTTAATTTCTTTTTACTATAATCAGATAATTCATTTGTAACGGGATCTTGCAGATTCATATCTGATTTATAATAATCAATTCAATATTTTTCTCGTTTTACTCTAATTTGGGGATCACAGAACTCTAAAATTTCTACAATAATATTTTGTATGCCATATTTATTAGACACCCTTTGTAAAAAGTCATTAGAGTGTTTATTATTCAATAAATCCATTCTGTGTTCCATTAATCTTGAATATAAACTCTTACTACTTCCTATATACAAATGCCCGCCGCAACTTAATTTGTATATACCTGATTTTTTTGATAATTCTTTGCTACTTAATGTAAATAATGTTTTTGTATTCATAGTTAATTGTTATTATTTAACATAATACAAATTTAAACATTATTTCCTTAATTTCCAAATTTTAATCTCCCAATTCCTCGCACTGTGCGAGATTCAGCTTAACAAAATCCATATTAAGCTCTTGCGCTAATTGCATAACAATAGAAGTCTTTCCAATTCCTGAATCGGCTTCCAATGAGATTGCAGTGGGAATTTTTCCAACTTCCACTAAACGTTTGTTATTCTCAATAATATATTGAAATATAGTTTTAAATTCTTCTAAATTAACTTTATTCAGCTCCATTATCAGATGGGATAAACATACTGTAACCTGGATAATGATTATTTCTATTACCTTTAGAGGTAATTACCCAGATCATCTGTTTCATTACTTTAAAAGTATCTGTAGGTGCATAGCCATCAGTAAAAAATACCAAGGTAGAATATTGCTTTCTACATTGATTATAATAGTCTATTACAGGTTTAAAATCTGTCAATTCTCTAATAATTTTCATTATTAGTTGGACTATCCCTTTATCCGTTCTGGATAGTTGATTATAGTCTCTGAACGTCTTTAAATATGTTATATTTGCGTTTTAGATATAGAGTCTTATTTGCATAAATCTTGGAAAAGAATTCTAAGGCCTTTTTATTATGTTTATAGCATAATTCATAGGTAGAGGAATTTCTACTTTTTACAAGACTCCCACCTAAATTTAATTTAGCTTGTATAGCTTTCATTAAACTTTCTGTTCCAATGAATCTGAAGTGAATAACTGGAACTATAGTACCATTTCTTCAATGTTTTTCATGAGAAATAAATACAGAACCGTCCCCATCAAAATATCCTCTAATAAAATCAAATGTATATTTTTCTGGAATGTTCGGGTATGAAAACATATATGTTTTTCTAGGAATTATATTATATTTAGACAAATCCTGTGCCATTTTATTACAAGTAAATAGAATAGAAACATATCTATGACCTTGATATTTCCCTGTTTTTATAGTATGCTCTAATATTGGACCTGTGTATTTTATACTAGCTTTGAATTTTTCTAAAATATATTTATCTTCATACTTTAACGTAATTTGTAATCTTTGGTTACGTTTTCCTGGTTGGAGTTCTGATACTGACCCATCTGCTGCAATTAAGCCTAATCAGTAGGCTTTATTTGCAGAGTTAATTGTTTCAAAATAGTTTTCGTTTAATGTATATTTCATATTTAAATTTCGCTGCGGATTATCCAATCTTTAATCTTTTTACTATACCTGAGTAATTACTTCAGCCCTTATTTATATCGCTATAATAAGTTAGTAATTAAAGCTCTAAGGAGTTTCCCGCAATTTACAACTTTTTTTTGTATATTCCTATACAAAGTGGCATAAATTTACATACCACCTCTGCCTGTAAATTCTCCATCAAAAGTCCCTTTGAATGGATATATTCTATGTATTTTAGCATCGCACTCAATTACATCAACACCTGCTCCAGCTTTCCAGATGTGATAAATCTCACTAATAAAATCTTTTAGTTCTTTAGTGCTAACAGAACCAGAAGTATCGATAGCAACTAAAATGTCATGTTTATGTTTTAATTTAATTCCTGCAGCACCATCAAACCGTTTGGATATTTTGCGATGGCTTTTCTTTACGAAAACGTCAATGGCAAATCCTAAAAGTCGTCTAAAATAAGCCTTCCAATTAAATATTGAAGGTTTAACTTTAAACAATTTATCCACATATTCTTTCAACTCAGAAGGAATAGTTCCTCTTGATTTAATTACCTGAGTAGCAATTTGCTTTACAATATGATCAGTTTGATTACTGATTAAGGTTTTTTCTGCTTCTGATAGGTTAGAGAAATCCTCTCAGTGATTATGATTTTTCGGCCCCCCAGAAAGATCCTTTTTATCTTTATAGAGATATTCATAATAATATTTAGTTCCTGCTTTAGGAGGAAGCATAGGATCAATATGCTTAATATCAATTGCATCCTTTGGAAGAACGTCAATGTACTGGTTTACCTCTGCATCAGCAGCAATATTAAACAACTCTTTATCACTAAAAGATTCTTGCATTAATAAATGTTTAAATGCAATGTGCAATAACTCATGTTTTAATATTCCTAACTGTTCATCATCTGTTAAAGTATTTCAAAAATCGGGATTAACACATAATTCATAGTTAATCCCGTTTCTTGTAACTCATGCAGTTGCGTCCTCTTTAGAATAATATTTATTTAAAGATAACAGGAATAGTCCATAGAAAGGATCTTTAACTACAAGTTGTTTACAAGCTTTAATTAGATCCATATTTATTTATCTCCATATTAATCGTATCTTCCTCCTGATAAAATCCAAGCACTATTACCTTGTCTATCTGTATATAGAGTGTAATAATGGCAATCTCTCCATCCAGCTATATTGTCAATATCATCAACTGTTACTTCCTTAAAGTGGTCTGACTTTTCTGCATGGCCATAATAAAAAGTATCTTGATATACTGGAGATCCCTGCTGTAGAATTTTAACAAGAAGTGCTTTCTTTTCTCCAAAAATTGCACTTCTTCTGGAACCATCTACAGCGTAGGGATACATTTCTGAAAATTCTAATCTAGTCATTTATATAATGTAATTTCTTAAATTCTTCTTTCAAAGGAATAGCTAGCTCACGAGCTTGAGGATGTGCCGCGGCATCACACCGTAGTTTGAAAAATCCTTTCCACTGCTCAAGAGTTCCAGTCATTACTAACTCTGTTTTAAGAGAATTAGGAAGTATAGCTCTTGCCTGTTGAGGAGCCCAACCTTCATTAAGAAGCCGAAAATAACCATCTTCAGAGTATCGACAATCATCTATAAAGATTTGAGCTACCCCATCGTGCCATCCTCTTTGAACAATTTTTGGATAGACTCTACTTCCATAATCCCCTTCTGGAATATCTGTCCAGCATGGAATAATGAAAGTAATTTCATTATTAAATTTACTTTTAGAATAATTACAATATCTTGTACTCTCCTGAGCAAAAGAGAATACTCTCAATTTGTTATGTATAAGCTCTTTATCTTATACTCTCCTCTTTTCAGAGGAGTATCGGACTATATCATCATCCATTTCTGGATGCTCCGCACTCGTGTCTAAATTATATTCTATAAATGACTTTATAATTTCTAATTTTTCTATATTTCCTTCAAATATACCTATTATATAATTAGAATGTTTCCAGCATACTGCATTATGAAGATGATGTTCTAATGTATAATCTATAAGAGTTCCAAATATATCCTGATATTGATATCTAATACTATCCTCTAAAGTTAGCATAGAATAACAGAATTTAGATCCAAATGTATGTGGATACAATATAAAAACTTCTGCATTATATTTACTTTTACATATATTTAAGATATTTTGCAATTTATTATATTTAGAAATATGTTCAATATGTCGCTCCTCAAGATATGTTTCGTATGATGTATTTAAATTTTTAATATCTGAAGAAGTATAAATTGTTAAAAAAATTAGAATTAAAATTAAAATCATTTTATAGTTTCATTAGTTAGTCTCTGAACCTTCCAGCTTTGTTAAAGGCTGGCTTGGCTGCTGATTAGCATGATTTAATACTTTTTTACAAAATTCATATAGTTCTTGCATAGACATAATATGTTTACTAAGATTAGCTTGTTTACTAACTCATTGTACATTTCCTTCAGTATATGGGAGATTAGAATCTATTCGATCTAAGCTTGCTACTTTTATATCTGGAATAGAGTCTCCAGTAATAGCACACATTCTATTTTGAGATTCATATAAGTCTCATAAATATTTTTGAGAAACATCAAACTTAATATTTCTTTTTGCAGCTATTCTTTTCATTCTTCCAAATTTATTAGTATCTAATTCTCCTACAATACCGTTTTTAATCTTAGAAATTATTCCTCGATCAATCCCAGCACATTTTTGGCATTTATGTGCTTTGTTGGGATTGTAAAACTCATTAGCATTCATTAATCTTGTGTTACCACAGTCACATTGAACTTCATATACAACTTGTCTATTTTGTATAATAGGATTAGATACTATTGTTCAACTTTTAGACTTAGTACCAATAGGAATGATTCTTCTCCTATTAACTGCAACGCAGGATTTGCAACTATTAGTTCTTCCGCTAACTAAATCTGAGGAAGCTACTAATTGCTCTTTACCACATTCACATCTACACTTTACATATCTATGACCGTTTTTGACAATAACTGTATCATCAATAACTTGTCACCTTCCAAATTTTTGTCCATTTTCTAAATTAATACCTTTCATATTCTTGTGAATTTAATTTTTACAAAAATACGAATATTTCTTAAGAAATGCAACGATTATATTAAATTTTAGCTTTCCAGCAATTCACGGAGTTTATTTTTCATAATATTACTATTATGCGACACAAAGTATTTTATGTCTTACAAATTCATGGGATACACCACGATCACAAATAAACTTTACTGTAATTCGTTTTTCATGATATTCAGTAGGTTCACAGAGATATTTTAGGTCATCAAGCCAGTTATTTTCATATAAAACTCGATAGTTAGTTGTTATATAAACTTTAGTTCTATGTCTAGGAGCAAATTCCTCTCATACACCATTTGAGTAGTTATTACATTCGTATCTAAGACCAAGATAAATAAATTCTGCATCTGAACAAGATAAATAAACAGTACCGTGTTCTAGCATAGCTGTATGCTGTCTATCCTTAATCATATTAACAAACTTCTCTGCAGAATCCTCTGTAATACGATCCTCTGATTTGTAGCAATTTCCACACCAACAAACTTTACCTTTATATCTAACGCAAATTATTCCCGTTTTTGTTTGAGTACACCAAACAGTTTGCTGACATTTAGGTAGAATTTTAACATGCTTTTTTCTATCAATGATCCAAGAGTCTCTAGAAGATTCTTCTAAGGAACACTTTTGAGAGATATTGGCATCAAAAGTATAAGAAGCATTTTTACCTAAAAGAATAAAAACTTGTTGGAGTTCGTCTAATAACTGTTTAGAAATTGAAAGATAACGTTCTTTTCGAGTTATAGAGTGACTTCCATCTCCTAAATATAAATTTTCAACTAAAATTTCAAGATACTCCTTTGGAAAATTCCTAAAATTTTCTGGCAAATGCTTATTTGCAGAACCCTTTCCAAATAATTTATCAAAGCATTCAACAAAGCATTGACCTCTACCAAACTGTATCCATTTAATATTAGGTTTTCTAGGATCGCAATTTATAGTATATTTCCATTGTAAATTGTTAAGAGCTTGGATTACATTTTTATATAAAGGAGATGATTCATCCTGAGTAATTTGACAATAACTTCCACATTTATACTTTTCTCCGTGAAAGCTATGTCCCTCAGAAATATATGCTCCAGCAATAACCATAAAATCTTTATTACATGGAATTTGAACAGTAACTAACTTATCCTCATGTTTAGGATTTCCTCCTTGTTTTATATACTTACTATATGTATAAGATTCAGGAGTAGCATGTTCACTTTTTGTTGCTCCATTGAAATATTTAGGAATTCTAAATCTGCTTTGCTTACTATTAGGAATTTTTTCTATTCCTGCTAGTTGTGCAGCAGTAATAAATGAATATTTTTTAGAGGCAGAAGAGCTTTGATATATTCTGTGATCTTTTGTTACTTTTAGTTTAATATTAGGATGATCTATTTCAATCATCTCATCATCAATTGTTTTACTAAAGATGTTAGGAAGATCCCATTCTAATTTGTTAGTTTTTGGATTATACGTTAATACACATTCGTACTTAGAAACATCCTTAAAATATTTCCATCCAGAAAATGTTAGCACCTCTGTATCTTCTGAATAACACGTTCTCCCTGCTCTCTCAATTTGCTTATATATTCCTTGAATACCTGGTTCCTGCTCAAGTATTTCAAAAGATGGTTTAATTAGCCTCATATTCTTTAATTTTATCTTCTAATTCTACTTTAGAAATACTACCAACATATCTCCAAACTTCCTTATTATCTTTTAGTAGAATCAATACAGGAATATTTCTAATTTTATAATTAGTAAGTACTATTGGATCTACTTCATCTACATCTATGTCTTGTATATCAATTTTAGATTTTAACTCCTCCAAAATAGGAGCCATAGCTCGACATGGAGCACAGTAAAATGCTCCGAACTTAATTAGTTTTAACATAAATTTTATATTTTAGAATAAGCTTAATTGCTTATGTTTGAATAAAAGTACAATTTTTTGCGCAGAAGCAATATAAAACGGATAATTAATATTATTTGGAATATTTGATTTATTGTCAATGGTATTCATAATAGTTACACCAGAAGTCGTTAAAAGTTTAATATAATTATGACGATGTCCATTACTATCAATCTTACACTTATATAGTCAAGGACCATCAGTTGAAATGTAGTAACGATTAATTCTTTGAATGATTTTACCGTCATATTCAACAGAATAATCTTTACTTACCTTTTGATAAGTAATAAATTTATTAATATCCTTACAGTTACGAATAGTTTCTTCAACAGGAATTCCGTCAGCTAAACATTTATTAATAGCTTCTGGTATAATTGTAGCATCCATACCTTTACCAAGTTTAACTTGGTCTATGAACATTCCTTTCGTTTTTAATAGATTTGGATCTTTTGTTTTAGAGTATCCTTCTTTAATCGCTAAGTAATCATTAATAGCAAACTGATACATAGCTTCAAAACGATCTTCTTCGAGATTAAGTTTAGTTAACTTTTCCCAATCCTTACAAACACTTTGAAATTCTTGTTCCTTATTTTTTGGACGCAAAACAAATAAACCATCTGTATTAGCTTGAACTATTTTACATCCAATTGCAATTAATTGTTCAGCTAACATTAATAACAACAATTGTCCATTAATTCGGATCTGCATAACAGTAAATGGACTATAACAAAAGTTGTGTTCATTCTGCAAATTACCACTTAAACCATTTAAAGCTAATTTTAGAGTTGCATCTTTAACTTTATTACCATTATGTTTAGCTTCAATTCGTTCATTTTTAATCTGAGTATAAACTTCTAGAAATTCTTTTCCTAAATGAGGTGGATAAAATTTATGTTCAATAATCATACTAGGATATAGAGAAGCTACATCTATGTCACTGAGTATCTGATCATTAGAAGGTATAACTTCTTCAGGTTTATTTACTGTGTGGATGCCGCCCACACCCACACAATACTCTAAACCATCCAATATAAAATGTTTTTCATAACCTTTTCTTCCAGGAGAAATAGTTTGTTGTCTCATCTCAGCTAAAAGCTCTTTTAAAATTGGAGTATTAAAACTTACAATTGGAAGTATAACCGTATTTAAATTTATCATATCACAAGGAGAACGTAAATCTTTAATTTGATTCCACGTTTGTCCTGTTTTTTCGAGATATTTTTGAGTAATGATTTTCATTCCAATGTTTACACCATCTTTATTAAGAACTTTTACTCCATATTCATCTTCAATAGCTAATCTTAAGTCAATATCTTTTTGGCAACGATATAATAATTCTTCAGTAGAATCGACATCATTTATATTATACTTAATCATATTAGGAATTTCAGACGAAGGAAGTCAGCTTTGGAAGTCACCTTCATATTCTTGAACGCATCTAAATTGCATTGTTACTTGCATTTCTTTCAATCCAACTCGAAGTTTTTGTGAATATAGCATAGTAAGTAAATCTAGAGTTTCAAAATAAATACGATACTTCCATTTACTCCAAGCAGAAAAATTAGAATCAACAGAATGAATAATTGTATTACTTAAATTAAATAAAGATCTACATATTTCAATGTAGCTTAATCTAGCCATTGTTTTTTGATAATCTATAATATAATTGATAATAGGATTATCATAATGAATATTATTATATCCACAGAAGATTTTATCTGTTTGAAATTGTTGTTGTGTAGTATAGTTTTTCTCTCAAATATTATTCTGAGATACATCTCTAATTGTTCAAAACAAATCAATAATTTTTGGTAAATCATTACGTCGTTCTGATATTTCTAGAAATGTATATTTATGCGTTTCAGTATTTTTTACAGTACAATGAAACACATTCGGAAAAATCTCAATATCATATACATAAACCGTTTTTCCTCTAATTAACATTGTACTTCATCATAAGTTAGTTTAAATATATCAGGTTTATAAGGGTAACATTCTCCTTGAACACCTTTAATGATATAATCTCCAATTGATGCTTTCATGATTCCTTCTAAAGTAGGTATACCAATAGAACATTCATTATCAGTTGTATAATATTTAATTACAGGATTGTCTATAAAATTTTCAATTTCGTCAATATTGTCTCCAAGATATTGAACCGCCTCTATTTTAACAGGCTTTTTACATACGTTTTAATCATCGATAATAGAATATAATTGATTAAAAATATCTTCATCTAACCAAAATGTAAATCCATTCCAATTACAATAATAACCTTTTATTCGTTTATTTTCAAAATGTTGAATTTGATATTTTTTGATTTTATCGTAATATTCGAATTTAGTCATTGGTTCACATATAATTTCAAAGGTTTTAACTTTTGCTTTCATCTTAATACACTCAGTTAAGAAGATCTATGTTATAATTTAATTCCTTTATTTCAGGATCTAAATTATCTTCAATAACCATATAAATGTTATTTTCTAAATCTTTTCAATCATCTGGAGTTTTGATATCAAAATGACCAAAAGTTGCAGAATCTTTGATTACATCAGAAGTAAACATTTGTCCTCCAATATTAACAAATATTCTATAGTTAAATGTAACTTGAATATCGTTCCAAGGTGCTGAAGGATCATTATCTCAACAGCTATCAGGAATATTCTTAGACATAAGAACTAATAAATAATAGAATAGGCTCATATATAGGAGTAATGCAGTAATTCATCCTACATACTCCTATATAAAGCATCTGATATAATTTAATTAAAGTTCGCATTTCATAATTTTATTTATTGCATCTTCTGCTATTTGTGTACATGTACTAGGAAGCCCTTGAAGATATACTCTGGCCATTCCAAATTTGAGTTTAATTTGCGCATAAGTAAACTCTGGATTTATTAATTCAAATAAAACAAAATATTTATCTAACCAATCCACAACCTTTCCTTCAGCATCACTAAACTCCAATCCTTCAAATCCTTCTTCTAAATGGTTCTTCCATTTATCATTAAATTCATCAACAGTCATATTAAAAATCTCCTTTCCAAACCTGATTGCATAGTAATCCTAGCTTTCTCCAGGCACCTTCAACAACTTGTGTACGGTCATCGAATACTGCAGCTACACAATATTTATCTTTAATATGTTCATTATAAATTTCAGTCTTAACAATAGCATCCTTTCTATAATCTTTTTCTTTTCTCATATAGAATAAAAAATCGCTACATGTTAAATATCTATTCAGCCATTTAAGAGTTTCTTTCCTACATACTTCGGTATCTTCACGACCTGTAACAATAATAATTTGATACATCTTTGATAAAGAGTTAACTAAATCAATGACAGGATTATTTGGAAGATCCTCATTTACTCGATGATACTCAAACGGACCTCTTCCATTCATTAATGATAAAGTTCCATCAATATCACAAATAATAGCATGAGGAAGAGTTTCATCTTGTTTAAGAATAAATCTTTCTTTAGCTGGAGATTCCTTTTCTTGGTTTACAATTTCCTGAGACATATCAGGAAAATATGTATTAAAGAACCTACGTAATACTGCCAGTCCTACTTTACGAGTTCTTTTCGTATCACGCCAGTAAGCTTCATTGAATGAAATAACAAACTTTTTAAACTCTATGTCTACCTTTAGTTCAGTAGCGAGTTTAGTTAACTTATCAATAGTTTTCTGATTAAGATTAGTGGCATCTACAATAACATTTAAGTTACGATTAATAGCTGCTCTAATAGAAAATTCTTCAATATCAGAAATATAATTTTCACGAGATGGGACCCAATATTTACCAGTTCCCTCTCTAATTTCATCTCTGGATACAATTACCCAGTTAGGCTTATCCTTTATAAACTCTTTAGCCCAGGTTGATTTTCCAGAAGCAGGACAGCCTTGAAGTATGATCATCTTACTCATTATTCTCCCTCCACATTTGATACATTGGTGCAGATACTTCTAAAAATTCACTAAAAGCTTCAGTCACCTTATAAATTGATTTAAATACATCTATTCTATTCACTCTTCCCTCTTTAATTACTTGGATTCCCCATAAAGATTCTTGTATAATTTCATCATCAGATAAACTTCAAGGATATTTACAAGCTCCTAATAAACTGTTTTCCAGTAATTTTCTAAGCTTTATAATATCTGGCTTTACATAGACAGATACATATTCTTTTATCTTATAGGATTTTCCAAGTGATGTGCAAACTATTGGGAGCAAACTCCCATTTTGCATTCTTTGAAACCAACACTGAGAAGAAAGATATTTTACATTATCATATTTTTCAGGAGGTTCTGGGGCATCAGTAACAATAATATATTGAAATCCAGAATCAAATAAAGAACAAGGAAGCTTATAAAAATATAAAACTTCCTTGTTTTCTTTGAGTGCCTGAATTTCTTCTTTAGAAAACGACCTCATTATTCTTGTCTTGATTCAATGTCAGCTTCCCCCTTATCGAGCATCTTAGTTTCTCTCTCAAGGAATGCTACTGACTTAAGTTTATAAACATCAATTTCACTTACTTCTCTACGAAGTACAATTCCCTCTTCGGGAACTTTGTTGTTACAAAGAACAGACTCTCTCTCTAAGTATTTATCTCTCAATGCTTGCAAGAAATTTTCATGCCAATGCTCATTGGGATTCAACTCAGGGAATAGTTGTTGTGCTGTTCCATAGTAGAGCTCTTTAATACAATGAATTCCATACTTTTCACAGAAGGTCTTCATTTGTTGAGTAGAGAATTCAAAAACTCTTCCCTCTACATTAGTGTATGTAATTCTGTAAACAATAATGTCAAACAGTTTTGCATCATACATTTGTTTAGGAGTCATTTTTGAATACTCATAAGTTTTAGGATCATAAATACATTGATAATCATATCCAGATTGAATCATAGATCCTGTAGGCATATATCCTACAATTTCTGCGTAGATAGAAAGCCCCTTAAATAAGTAATCCTTTAATACTTCGAAGGCAAGATTCCAAATATCACAATCATAATATCCTTTGGTCATTCCAGGATTTAGTTCAGGATTTTTGATAACCTTTCTAGATGAACAGAACTTCTTATATTCACTTTCAGATACAGGAACTCCAAAGAATTTAGCAATCTTTTCCTTCAGAGAAAGATTTTTCTTAGTAAGTAGGTTACATAGGATCAAACTTGTTCCATGCTCTTTCCAAGAGATATTAATGATGTCAGTTGGCTGAACCTTATGAATATTTTTCTGTAGCTGTTCTGTATCAATGTGAAAATGGAATTGATCGTCAACTATATTAAGAACTTTCTTCTTTTCTTTAGATGAACCATTAATGCCACCTGAAGTTTTAGTTGGAATTACATACTTCCAAACAAATAATTTATCATTTACAGTATCAAATTCTGTTCCAACTAATTTTGTCATTTCTACAGAATCTACAGGTTCTGTAATCCCTTCCCCAACGAATTTACACAATTCATAAATGGGCATTATTAAACCTTCAGATGCAAGTCCTCTTAATTTAATACATTTTACTCGACCAGACTCTTCAAAAAATCCTTGTTTAGTAGGATCAAGATTAAGGTCTGCTTTTCTGTAAAGATTATTAACCTTCAGAAAGTCGGAATTGATAACACATTCAACAGGAAAATATACATAGATTCCCTCTGCAGAATCAATTGATGTGGAAATTATATACCCATCAACAGTTGCTAACTTTAAACGCTCAGCATTAGGGTGAGGTCTAAATGAATCAATTTGCACAATCTTAGCAAGGTAGTTAGGATTGCAATCTTTGCTTCTCGTTAATTTCATAAACGAACTTTTTATATTTGTATAATGCTAATTTTAATGTAGTTAAAGCTTGTTCTAATCCAGCTTTATCATCAAGTAGGATGTTGCCGTAGGCTTTCATAGAATACCCTGGCAAAAATGGTGTAGTAGGATTAACTTCTGTAAATTCTAACCCTATTGACTCACAATATTTTAGAGCTTCATTTAAACGAGCTCCTGACCTGCAGGTCCATAAAACTATTGTAGCTCCCAATTTCTTAGCTTCAATTAAAGTGTCAATAACATCTTTACAAAGAGCTTCAGTGGCAGTATTATAAGGTTTAATTGTATCATCATAGTCTACAAGAATTCTAACTCCTTTATATTTAATCCAAGCCTGATACAATTTCTCTACATAAATATTTAAATCCATATTAGAGATTCGGTTGCCCAAATTTTAGATACTAATGAATCATATAAATTAATATATTTTTCATCCACATATTCGTACCCTTCTTCATCAACTCTGAACACTCCCTGTTCAAAATTTCTATAAAGAAAGTTAATCACTCTTTCGTGAACCCTTAATTGATTTATTTCCATATATAATATAATCTTTAATTTTCTTGGCTTTTCCTTTTTTCCTTGATAACCCTAATTGTGTATCTGTATATAATTCATTAATCAGAGTAAGTATGCCTTTTCTATTTGTAATTCTAAGTACACTACAACAAACTGGATTTTCTTGAATATGTATACTACTAGATATATTTAAAGAATTGAAATATTTAAGAAGTCCAGTTCAATCTTGATTTTTAGAACCTGATATAGAAAACTGAACAAGATTTCTGGATTCATTTAAGTAAAAACATCCATCTCCATCCAACAATCCTAATATAAAATATTTTCTTAATTTTGCAGGAATTGTAGCTAAAATATTAGCATGCGATTCTGTGGATTTTGGAAATTTTCCTAAACTTCGTAAGTAATTAGCTACGTCTTTACTTGTACACTGTATTGTTGTTTGAGGCTGTCTATTTTCCCTATATCGAGTTCTAATACTCCAAACTCCAATTGATTGTATAATTGGGATTAATTCTTCAGCATCACTATTTACAATTTCTATAGTTATAGTATTTCTATGTTCTTGTATATACCCATCGGATCATATTCACCCTAAAATGTAGGCAGATTCTGGTGTAGGATTCAAGAAACAGCTTAGATCTAAATAGCTCTTTTTAACCCCATTCTTTAATTGCAAACCTAATTTTTTACAATAATAACGAATATTTGCTTCAGAACATCCACATTGTTCAGAACATTCCTTTGCAGTTAAAGTAGATGAATACTTTTTTAAAAAGACTTGAATTTCATTTGTAAGTTTTAATTTGCCCATAAAATATTTATTTGTAATTATGCACAAATATACAAAATAAAATGAATAATGCCAAGTAATTTTAAAATTTAGTTAAAAGAGTTTCAAAGGAAATTGGAGCAAAATTATTATTATCAACTCCAACATCATAGGAATTCACTAAATATTTAAGTAAATAAGCATCTTTACCAGTGTTATTTCTCCTAGAGTGGCAATGCCCAAATAATTGTTTTGTATCTTTAAACATTCCCTCAAAGCATAAAAAGGGACGATGTGATAACAAAAATTTATGCCAAGAACCCTCATATTCAATAGATACTTGCATCATGTCTCCTACAGCTTAAAAACACTCAGTAGGAATATCATCACTTCTATCATGATTGCCTTGAATAAGATATTTTCTACCTTTAAGAGCATTAGCTATTTGGCGCCATTTACTTTTATCTGCAAAAGCAAAATCGCCCAAATGAAAAACTATATCATCCTCACTAACTACTTTATTCCAGTTTTGAATCAATGCATGATCCATTTCTTGAATACTATTAAATGGACGATCACAATACTTAATTATGTTACCATGACGAAAGTAGCTAATGAGTGTCGCTGGTGAAAAACACCTTGCGACACCCTAAATCCTCCTTATTAAATATTATTTTTAACATAATTTACTTACAATATATACTTAGATTCTTAAATAGCTTTGAGATCTGTTTATCGAGCCCTTTAGCTTTAGAACTTTTAAATTTGTTTACACAATCATGAATATAATAGATAATTGATTCCTTACTTTTTGCCAAAATTAAAGAGGAAAATTCTTCATCAGCAGTAGTCTCTTTAATTGGGTATACAATCGTTTTCATTAGATTAGAATCTAATAGCATCTTATCTATTAAACCCTGATTACATTTAGGAGCAATAGAAGGATTTACGCTCCAATCTAGATCTTCTTCTAGATAGTCAAACAATACTGAATTATTAATTATAATAAATTCATTTAAATCAGCAATAATTGTAACCAAAGGTGGTTCCTTAAAAGATTTTAAGTAAAATAAAACTTGAATAAAAACCTTAACTAAGCTAACTCTATTATTAAAGTTTTCATTATATTTGAATTCCACTAAAACAGGGATACCCCCCCCCAAATAGAAGTATGAATCACAGTTATTTTTCTGTTCAGGAGTAATTCCAAACTGTGACTTGAATAAATTATTGTAAACGATAGCTACATCTGATTCTACCTTACAACTTTGTAAATCTGTATATAGTGACATAATATTAAAAATAAGCCTCAAATTTCGATTATAATTTTAATTGGGACTACCCATTCAAAATAATAATTTAATCAAAATTTGAGGCATGAAAATTACGAATTTATGTATTCTAAGATAATTGAAGACTCAACTTTTTCTCCAAATTCTTCCATACAAGCATCTTGAAAAGCTTTAAAGTTTTTCTTGTCTTTTGTAATAGAAAGCCTGTTAAGGTATTGTAGAACGACATTCTTAGGAACACTTACAGGAAGGAAGGGATGAAGAATAACCATCTCTCGATTTTCAGCTTCAAAGAGTTCCAGGTTCTTATCCTTGTAAATCTCACAAGTTTCCTTTCGTTTATTAAACATCTTTTTAATAATCTCAGTATCAGTTTCTCCAGATTTCTCCTTCATATAAACATACTCAGATTTGATGTTTCTAAATGCAATAAGCATTTTGTGATTTTGTTCTTTCATATACTTTTCAATATTTGAATTTACAAAATCAATAAAAGAAATGTTATTCATCGATTATTTTAAATAATTTTTCAATAATTTTATCTACTTTAAGCATAGCTTCATCATATGCTTCTTTAGCTACTTTCTTCCCATTTATATAATATTCAGGAAGTTTTTGACATACATCCTTAACAACTTTCTCATCCTTTGTTGCTTCAGATAGTTTCTCCAGTATATCAGACTCCATGATATTTCCTGTAACAGAATTAACAACCTGTCCCGAGCCTGATTCACGTATATAATCTCCAGATTCAATTCGTTCTCTGACAAACTTTTCTTTAGCATCCTCTTCAAACTCTTTTACATCAGGACGATCTACTATTTTCCTTTCTGGATATTGATCATCAAGATAAATATTAAAGTCTTCTATAGAACATGTAGGATATTCTGCATATCTTTGAATTGCTAAAGCTCTACTTAATCCAACAGAATCAATTAGCATTTGAGTATATAAATTATATAATACTTTGTGAGCAGCTAATTTAGATATATCTATTCCTGATTCTTTTAGATCATTTACTTCCTTGTAATAATCAATTAGTTGATTAATAATGTTTTCTAAATTTTTATTCATAATTTTCAAATTTTCAAATATAACCTCCTGCACTTTTTGTAGGTTTATCTTCTCGACAACAATCAGAAATATGCTGATGAGGAATCTTAGTCTCTCGTTCTGCAGCTCTGATAGATTCATATTCTCGAATAAACTGTAAATCAAGAGTATATTGCAAAACTTTCTTTTTTATTTTATTTTTCCGCAATGATTGAAGTGCTTTAGTTTTATCAGAATGATGTTTTCCTCACATTGGATGCAATTCTCCAATAAAATGTTTATCATAAAAATAATTATTTTTACCAGACATTTGCTCACTTAATGTTTGTTTTCATTCTTTAGAATGACGAGGTTTATGTACTCCTAGGGTTCCTTCTCCTCCATCTGTTATATTATAACATATACCACCTCTTTTATAAAAAGCAATTAATTCCTTTTCATAGGTACAAGCCTCATCATGACTTAATCCTTCGTGTAAAATTTCATGTGTAAAATTCTCTCATCCATGCTTTTGTATAGCTTTAATAAAGTATGGATTTGAAGCATATTTATGTATACCATTTCCCCAGCGTCTTTTTGGAAGATCTGATGTGATTCCAATATATACTTTACCACTAGGACTTGTATGACGATAAACAATTCATGCTTTAGAGGTCATCTGAATATCTAACTGTTTTGAAACAAGGGAGATTAGGTACTGGAGTATTTGTTTTAGTCATTCCAAAATGTTTTACAGTACCCATTTGACCTTTTAATTCTTCAATGTGATCACGATATCATTGTTTTAAAGCTCTATCTCCCATAGGCTTAGCCTTGAATTGATATCCTTCTTTAGTTTCCATTAAGAAACATAAATCCTCATCTCTGAGGCCATCTACTAAATCTAGAATTTTATATTCGTGGTCTTCAAACATTTTAAGTTTAATCATACGATTATCTCGTGTGCCAAACTTGTATTCTTTATCTGGATTTCTGATCACTAAACCTTCCCAACCATCATTAACATATTGATCGTGAAGAGCTTTCATATTTAGCCAACCTGATATTTTTACATGTTTAACCATTACAATTTTATCAGAATCTGCAACTGCTTGTCCAAAATCCTCTAAAATTTTTAATCTATCCTTAAATTTTACATCAGGGATAGCTAAATCATAAACATAATATTTTAATTGCTTATGCTTCTCATCCAAAGTCTGAAGTCTAACAATACCAGAAATATAAGATAAAGGTAATCCATGTACATATAATTCTCCGTCTAACCACATATCAGGATGATCCTTAAGTCATTTTACTACTTTTGGATCTTTTCTAATATAGTTAGCTGCTATATCATAATTATTACCTCCTCTGGAAGATGTTGTAACTTCAGAACCATTTCAGTGCATAAGACATCTTACCAAATGTTACCCTTAAAGCTCTTTATCTTTAAGTTCTTCAGATTCTAAATTCTCTGAAGATCGGACTATATCTTCAATTTTAAAATTCATATATTTAGGGATGTTTAAACAAAACCACTTTAATTCTTCTATTGTGGCACTGTTTTTCATAGTATTTGCTTTAAAAGAAATAACTTGAACGTTTCCTTTAACATATCCTAACTTTGGATTAATTTTATCCAATGATGGAGTATGTTCTGGATTAGAATATTTATAATTTTTGTTGAGAATTAGTGCGGTACATAAAATAGGGCAGCGCTTTGGGATAACTATATCAGATTCTTCAATATTAAATGGCAATCCATCTCTTTCAGCTCTACTTTTTGCATTTCTTCACATTTTATGAATATATTGTTTTTCTGTTAATTGTGTAATATTCATGTGATTTCTTGCCCATTCTAATTTACGTTCTTTAACTTCAGGTCGATTATTATATTCGAATGCTGATAAACGAACTTGCTCACGATGAGCATTTTTTCATTCTCTTCTCTTCTCAAGTTCTATTTTCCGACGTTCTGGATCTTTGTATATCTTTTCATGATATCGTCTATCCTCTTTATTCTTGCATTCTTTACATAATCTAGATCTTCCTAATTTATTTCTATTATTTTTACAAAAATCTTCAATTGGTTTAGTTTTTCCACAAACTCTACAAGTCAGTTCTGTTGCGTCAGCAGGTATTCTTATTCCTCCCATAAAACAATATTAAATTAATTATTTATTTTAACAATTCAAATTTAATAAAGCATCTGACGCCATCCAAATAAAATTCTAAAATTGTTCCTTTTTCGTGGATATATTATATTCTTGTTAATACAAGGTTCAATATCTAGTCTCTACACCTTTTATATCTTTTTAAAGACATAACTTGGCTCGGTATTCCCATCTCAGAGTTCACCGAATTTAAGGAATTTATATAAAGACGGCATAAGATTCACCGTCTATCTTCGTTGAGCCATAAAATTCATGCTCAAAAGTTGAGGTAGCTACACCGTCAAAGCTTTTAGCTAACATAGGCTTAGGAGCACCTGTCTGGTCAGTCGTTATATCCCCTAATAACTTTCCAGGGTCATCTATATCATCTAGTGATTTTATTTTAAAATCACTGATATTTTTGTATCCTTTATCAAGATACTTTTTAACATTACTGTTATATTCTAATTTAACTTGTTCAGCAGCTGTACGTTGAGCTTTTCCTCTTTTAACCTCAATAATAGGCTGATTAGTTACTTTACCACCTCATTGAGATGTTTTTCTAATAATTAGAAAGCTATGGGTTGTATCATTTCATTCATATGAAATATCAACAACTCTAATTTTTCCTCTAGAATCTCTAGAAATTAATATATCATGCATTTAAATAAGCATACTAATATTATTACGAGTTCTAGACAAAGCTACATATTGTAATTGTCTTAGCTCTTCTTTATTCTTACAGGTAAATAAATTACCCATATCTATTAATATGTTATCGTAATTTGAACCTTGAGATTTATGAACAGATAAACAATATCCATAATCAAGAGTTTTCTTTCTCACAGTTCTATTCCCGTAAATCAAATCAACAGGAGTAGTAAAAGATTCCATTACCCGAAAATATTCTCTTCATAATTTTGATGAAGCTGCTTTTGAGCGTGCTTGAATTGCATCTAAACGCATTAATTCAATATATGCAGCTAAAGCAGAAAAATCTTTTTCTGGAGTATCCCTTGAAATGATAAACACCTCATCTTCTGAATACTCTGTATTAACAGGTTGAAGAGTTAAATAATAGCCTTTATATGTAATATAGCCTAACTGGCAATGACTGGGAACTATATTTGTTACTATATATTCAGAAGAATTTATAATTTCAAATTCCATAGATTTAAACACCTGTTTATTTTTATAACTACAAGTGTCATACCCCATTAAGATTTCTCCAATATTATATTCGGCCTCGTTATGAAATATAGATTCTCTAAGAATCTGGTTAAATGCTTCTACTCTTTTATTTGTATATGCAAGCAATTTAACTACCTCTGGATTCCTCAAATCTACAGACTTTTTAAATAAATGTGAAGCTGAAGAAATGAATTTCCTTCAATGATGATATATTACAAGATTTCCTTCAGGAGATCGAACTTCGTAAAATTGATTAATAGAATGTTCTCTAAGAGTATTTAAAATATCTAATAGAGGATTATCTTCCTGTTGCCTGTAAATTTTATTTAAATAACATTGGTGTCTACATTGAAAAGGTTTAGATAATTCTTTTTCTTTAACTGGATACAATTGTTTATCATCTCCAGTATAAATCACTTTACATTGTCTAATTTTAGCTCTTTCTTTGATAAACTCATATAAATCTGAATTTATCATAGAACATTCATCAATAATTAAAACCCCATTCAATGGAATGCCTGAAGAAATTGTATCGGCATTCCATTGAAGATCTTTGAAATCTAAGTTAATTATATCAATAGAAGGTTTCAAAGTTAAGAGTTTATGAAGTGTTATTACATCTCGTTCTGTATAATTATGAAGTACTCCGCAAGCCTTATTAGTTGGGGTAGCTAGAATATAAGGAATATATTGTTTTTCTAAATATAGTACAATTAATTTGGTTATAGCAGACTTGCCACTTCCTCCTGGACCTGAAAGAACCAATTCATCAAATCCTTTCTTACGTAAGAATGTAAAGATAGAGATTAGTACATCCACCTGCTCTTCTCCAAGTTCAAAATTAAGAAATTTGTCTTGTAAACTATAAATGGTCTGTAATAAATCATCTCGCAAAGTTTGCGTTGTCTTCTCTGCAATCATTACTTTTCCAATGTACCCATAACATTTCTTGCAATTCTATCATCTATACGTAATTTGCAAGCATCTAGGAAAATTTCAAGAGCTTTAATTTGAAGAGCATTAGTTTTACTTGGATATACTGAATTAAGTTTTTTAATTCTATCTAATATAGCAAGAATTAGTTGTTCATTTTGTAATCCTGGAATAACTGATCCATCCTCATTTTTCATTACAAATTGAATTGATTGCTCTGACGAAACATATTGTGTTTTTCCATTTTCAAACCCTGTACAATTCCTAAATGTGTAATGGTGTGCTCCTTTATATTTAGGATCCCAATCCACAGATATACTAGCAGTATCAGAAGGATACACAATATTATTTTCGACTATTCCGTATTTTTTTGGAGTCATAGATTTTTTCTGTTTCATTACTTTCCTGTTGAACCAAATCCTCCTGTTCCTCTATCACTATCTGATAATGTCTCAACTTCCTTAAGTGTGATAGTAGGAATAGGCATAATTATAAGCTGCCCTATCTTGTCACCTACTTCGTAACAATTAAAATCAGCTTTTATATAAGAAAATTTTGTATCTTCCTCTTTTATAATAACTCCCCCAGTAATAGGGTTGATAATTCTTCTGTATCTTAGTTTAATCTCGCCTCTATAACCCATTTGTATTTACTCTGAGCTCTTTATCTCAGACTCTAAGATTTGTTTAATGGTTTCTTGATAACCATCTTCAGTTATTTTCTTAGTTTGGACTATATAATCATTAGTCAGTTTCTGAATTTGACTAAGAAGGGCACTCGTGTCAACATTACTATCCTCAGCATTACTTGTTAGGATTCGGTTGTTAGTCTCTGAACCTTCAAAAGTATTACTACTTAAGCTTGGCTGCTGATTGCCCACTTCTGGGTTTTCCAGCAATTCACCCTTTTTAAAGACTCCAATTATTTTAGAGGCAAAGTCTATGGATAATTCTTTTATTTGATTGTGAACTTTAGTATGTATTGGTTGTGATAATATAGTAAGGTTTTCTAGCTCGTTATTAGTATGATCTCCATCTATATGATGAATATGCAAATTGGGCTTTAAAACAAAATAATCATTGACTTGTGTAAATAAACAAGTGTGGTAATTATTAAAATTAGTAACGACATTGTATCTATGCAAAGTCATCCTTCCACTTTTATCAGTATCAGAACGATCCTTAACATAAATGAAGGTTTCAGTAACGTGCCCGTTTCTCCTAGTAGTAAACCCTCTTTTAAAAGAGCTATTTAATTCTCCTTTCAGCCCAAACTGATGATTATTTTTACCTTTAAATCATTTTTTTCTATATTCAGCAGAGCATTCTAAGGAACAAAATGTTCCCATATTTCGAGAATATCTTTCTAATGCACTTTGCTTTTTATGAAATTTCTTTCCACAATTAGTGCAGACTACATTATCTTTAGCTTTTCGTCCAATATTTGCGCAAGTTTTTGAGCAAAATCTAGCCGTTTTAGCTCTGCAAGGAATAACTTGAAATTCCTTACCACAAATTTCACATATTTTTATAACTGACATATCATTTTATTATTAAATATTGTTTAAATTATCAGTTACAAAGTTAATCAAATATATCGAATACTCCAAGACTATTTGATATTTTTAGAGTCTATTACCCCAACACAATTACATAATTGCAAATCATATTTAGAATTACTTGAACGAGGAAAAATATATCCAACATACCCTTTTGGAATTTCTATAGCTAATCCAGTACCATATTCAATATATTGTGAATTATTAAAATCAACTGAAGTAGCAACTAAATCCATACCAGCATCCCCAGGTTTAGCATAACTGGGAATTATTGCTTCAGGAACTAACTTTTTTACTTTTACTAACATATAAGAATTAAAACAAAGAACGTTATCCATAATGCAAGGTTCATTTTACTTTTTGAACCATTTAATCTAAAGTCTCGTGCACTTTCCTTCCACACTGCAGCTATGTTATTTCTAAGAGTGTCATTTTTCAATGCCATAAGTCGCAAGAAAATTTCCACTCCCAAGAAAATAAGAATGATAATTTTTAACATTGTATTTTATCATTTATTTGAACTATATATGATGTACTTAAATCATCATACAGTTTTCTATCATTGAACTTTAATAAGTTATCTCTTTCTTCTAAGTATTTCTCTAATACTTCTTGTTCGTTTTCTGCTGTAATTACTAGATCTAGTGATCCATAAACAGGAATATGGAGAGTATATTTAGGCATTTATTAAAATCATTATATTTTTCTTCTGTATTTAGCAACTTTTACACATAAATCCACAAACTCTTCATCACATAAACTCCCTTTCATCATATTAATTCTTTTATCCACTAATTGAATATTATCTAAAGTATATCCTTTATAGGAATCCTTTCGATCAATTGAAAGATTTTGTTCTTGAAGGGTCTTAGTTTTATCAGGCTCTAAAGATATACCAGAAAAGCAACATTTATGTTGTTGATCTTCATATACTTTTATTATATCCTCTATAGAAAGGTCAAATGTAAGTTGTGGACGTCTTCCTCGGAAGCGTCTTGTAGTTATTCCATTTTTTGCGTGCAAATACTTATGTATTAAGACATTATTTGTTTGAACTGTTCCGTTCTGCCCTAAAAAGGATTTCTTGCTACAACTTTTACATGCTAATGTTTTTCCCTGTTTTACTAAGGTTGCTTGTTTTCAAGCAACCTTTCCACAGCTACATTGACATTCTCAATATATATTTCTATTTTTAGATCCAGGTGTTATTTCGCTACCTAATTTTATTTTAGAAGAAATAACAGTTCACTGACCAAATTGTTTTCCAATAGGAGGAACTTCTCTTAAAGATTGCCTTCTTTTAGGAGCTCGGAGTTTTATATTGTTTAATAATAAAAATTTCCTGACTGTTTCTGAAGAAACACTATATTTGTTTCCAAGCTCTAAAGTAGAGGCACCATCTATATAATCCTTGATTAAATTTGTGCCTTTTAGTTTTTCTATAAATTTTTGTCTCATAATTTATTATTTTATATACAATAATGATAATTAAATTTTGATGTACAAAGACTTATAGAAAAATATCTATACAGTGTGTACAACTACCCACAACGACTAAATCCACAGTTTTTACATATAGTACATCCTCCCTCATATATTAAATGTTCACCACAATCTGGACAAACTTCATGAGAGGTTACTCCATCAACTATAAATGTTTTTATAGCTCGTTTAACGCCATTTTTCCATGTATTTAGAGTATCGGATTCGAAATGCATACCATCAATAATTTTAACCACCTTATCTAATTCAATACCTCCTCTTAATAATGCAGATATTAGTTTAGCATAATTCCAGTATTCTTGATTAAAAATTCTTGACAGTCCTCCTAAACGGTTTGTGTAACCATATCTATCCGTATATTGGAAGTCATAGCGTTTTCCTAATGAGTCTTTTACTTTGATTATCTCTCCCTCAGTTACTGAAGCAGGAATTGGAAAATCCTCAATATTATTAATACCTGTGAATATTTCATATGGTCTTCCATCAATAAGTCCAACGAATGCAATCCAATTTTCTGAACCATTTTTAAATCTGATTAGCTTAGCTTCAACAGATTCTGGTCGTTTTAAACATTCTTTAATAGTTGGTTTCTTTGATAAAACTGCTCCTCTTTTGCATCCTGAACGATAAACAGTTACACCTTTTAATCCCTTTTCCCAAGCTAATCTATAAATAGTTTCTACATCATCTACAGTAGCTGATTCTGGGAGATTTATAGTTGAAGAAATGGAAGCATCAATATAGTTTTGTAGAGTAGCCTGAACTGAAATTCTTTCTGTATATGGAATTTGTTCAGATGTAACTACATAAGCAGGCAAAGAGTCTTCCTGGAAGCCTTCATCAATTAACTCTTTTATAATTGGAGTATAAACTTTATAATACTTCTCTTCATTTACTAAAGATTCAGTCTTACGAGTATATGATGTTGCAAAAATAGGCTCACAACCTGTAGATACTCCCAGCATCGTTGCAATACTTCCTGTTGGAGCACAAGTGAGTAATTGAGAATTTCTTAAGCCATATTTATGGATTCTCTCATGCAGATCCTGAAAACGAAAATCATTCATATCTCCAGAATCTAAACTTTTGAAGAACTTTGTTTTAAGTACACCATCACGATCAAATCTAGGAAATGCACCATATTCTTCTGCTAATTCACTTGAAGTTTCTAAAGCAGTCATAATTAATTCATGACCAATGGTATCTAGAATTCTAAGAGAGGTCTCACTTCCATACTTAACTTTTAACTTAATAAACATATCTGCTAAGCCCATAACTCCAAGTCCAATTTGTCTCCAATCTCTAACTGATTCTCTTTGTTCTTTTAATGGGTGCAATGGTAAACCTTCATCAAGAACTTCATTTAAAGCAATAACTGCGGCTTTAATAGTTTCTCTCAATGATATAATATCAAGCTGTCCTTGTGAAGTGACAAATTCTGCAAGATTTATACTTCCGAGTAAACACGATCCCCCACTCGGCAAGGGCTCTTCCAATTTATTATCATAAAGGCTTTTTATCCTTTATTTCTGGGAGTTTCCTCCATACAGTTACCTGATACGTCTGTTAATTCAGACCAGTTTAGCATACATTTTTACTAATTTCTATTAATTTTGTAACTAAATCTTTCTTATTGTTTACATTAAGTATTTTTGCAACAGTTCTATAGTCTTTCACATTTAAACATGCACATAAATCTTGAATAAAAGTTAAATTATTCATTTTTACATTCTGTAGCAGTCATTTATTTTTTCTAACTCAATCTTCAATCTGTTTTATTTTTAAAGATATTGAGTTTTGATACTGTTCTTGAATCTTTGTTGAAGCAGCTTTCACTCCTATTAAATAATGTTTAGGGTCATTATTTGCACATTTTAGGCTACAATACTTTTTAGAATCATAAGGTTTACATTTAAATTCAGTGCCACAATAAATACATTTACGAAGTACATAATTTTTTAAACCTTTTTGTTTAACGGTTTCAGTTCCTTTTCTAAGGCCATTTAACATTTTAGAAGCAATTTCAGGATTAGTTCACTTTTGTTTGCTACTTAAACTAATCTTAGTTTTTGTAGTATCACAACATTTACCTCCATTATTTCCTCCAAGCTTCAAATTATAACCTAAAGTTTTGTCTGTTGTATTATATTCAGAAATATAAAACTGTTCTTTACTATTTAATTCTTCAATAGAAACACATTCACAAAGACACTCTCAGATAAAATTATCAAATCCATACTTAATAAGTGCATTATGAAAACGATTATTATAGTACTTATTTCGTCTACAATCTTTTTCATGTTGTTTCCTTCTATGTTCTAAAGAATTAATAGTTTGACCAATGTAAATTTTATTATTAATTTTATTCGTTACTTTATATATTATCATAGTAAATTAGTATTGGGCACTCGTGGTGAGATTATATTTATTCACTCACTATGCGTTACAATACTTCCTAACCTTTCGTAATTTAGGAAGTTATCTCGGTATTTTCATACAACAAAGATAGTAATAAATTTGTTAACAAACAAATTCCACCTCTTTGAATTGGTTAGAATTCACCGATTTTGCCCAATTTTTTACTTGAGCCAAAGATTGACGTAATTATTTGATTATCAATCACTTACATAGCACAAGGATTTACTCCAGCAAAAGAAAAATCAGGGTTATTTGAGAGAAGATTTCAATTTTTAATAGCATCCCAGAATAATATCCCAGGCTCTGCATAATCCCAATTCATTTGAGCAAGTTTCCTAAATATCGGATATGCTTCAACTTCTTTAGTAATTACTTCTCCAGCGTCAGTTACGAATTTTAATATTAGAGTCTTTCCTTGAATAACAGCTTCCATAAATTTATCACTAACTCTAACAGAAATATTAGCTTTTGTAACCTTGTCTAAATCAGATTTAAGTTCTATAAATTCTTCTAGATCTGGATGGTCACAAGAAATTGAGATCATTAATGCGCCCTATATGGACTATTTCTTACCTATTTCTAGGCTTGGGAGCTCTTGCTGGTTATTAAGGAAATCCATTTTTCCTCCAGTAGTCTCTACACCTTCTACAGAATGGTCTGTAGCTCGGCTCGAAGTTGTACTTATAGTAGTTTCTTCGAATTCACCCAATTCAAGACGCAGCGCATTATATTTGTTATATTTTCGATGTAATACAATTAAATCTTCTTCTCCATACATATAAGATAAAATTTGTAAAACATCTTTTCTTGAAGATAATTCTAAAACAAAACAATTTTCATTACTTTTAGGATGAAGAGCAGAAACTATCCCTAACTTAGTTATATGTTTTTGAATAGCAAATAGTAATTTATAACTTCCTGTAAAATTTATTTTTTGCCAAATTCGATTTCTATCTTTTCTATATCCCCAAGTTAAGCAGCCATCCCCATCAAAAAATCCAAGTAACATATAATGTTCTAATTCTTTTTTAATTCTTGGAAATGTCTTATTTTCTTTTGTTCCTGCTGATAATTTATTAATATCCTGAACTAAATTTTTATTACCTATAGTAATTCTTGCTCTAGGAAATCTTCGCTGTTTAGGATTCCAAGTTAAATCTTCTTGAACTTTAGCTCCAATTTGAAGACTAATAAATTCAAGAATTTCTTTATCTGCAATTTCACAACCATACTCTATAGTAGAATTGTTAATATATCCATCAGCTAATGTATATCCTAAGATATAAGCTTTTTCTTTAGTGTCTATAATACTAAAATAATTATCATTATAAACAGGTTTACTATATTTCATATACTGATTTAAATTTCATTTTTTAATCCAATATGAAATAGCACTTCTTTTTAAATTTACATTGGGAAGAGCCTCAATGTCTCTTGTACTCATTCCTTTTTGTAAACACTGTATTAAAAATTGTTTATCCATTATTTACTCTATCATTTTCAATAATCAAATTATCTTTATTTACGTCTTCCAGATTGCCCAATAAGACCAGTAATATAGGAATAAAAATCCATAAAACTAACAGCACCTGAAGTAGTTTTTGCAGCATTATTAACTTTTGCACCAGAGGGCCTCAGATTAGAAATATCAATTCCACAGCCACCACCATAGCTAAATGTCCTTGCTAATTTAGCCCCACATTCAAAAATAGATTCCAGATTATCTTCTGGAGGGGCAATTACGTAACAATTTGAATAAGTTATCTTTCTATTTCTGTTAGAAAGTCCTCTATTTGCTAAAATTCTTCCTCCAAAAATAAATTTTTTTGTTCTAATATATTCTTCTATAACCTTATTACCACCAGAAACTCTTTTAAACCATTCGTCCAAAGACTCCTCTTCGAATCTATATTTATTTTTCCAGATAGTAATAGCTAATTCATCATTATTTAACCACTGTTCAACTGTCATTATTTTAGTTCTAACAATAAATTAATTAGCATAGTTTTTTCAAACTTATTGCAAATATCTTTTTTATCATCTGCAATTAATTGTGCAAATGAGTTATATGTATTAATAATAGATGAATCTTTATCTCCAACATAATAATCACTTGATGTGTTTATATAAATGTTATTATATGCCTTAACAACATTTGTTGGAGACCATTTAACTTTTCCTCCAAAATCATTTTGCCATACTGCAAATTGACACTTTTCAATTCAAGCCCCTAATCTTATATAACGATCATTTTCTTTAGTAGATAATGTATCATTTTTATACTTTTTAAGTTTGATTTCAAAGTCACTTGTAAGTCCCATTAAGCCTGTGATTGGAAGAGTAAAAGTTTCTGTTGGCTTAATTTCATTAACTATTAATCAATTTGGATCAAATGCTACTATTGAGTTAGTAGTATTATTAAACATTGCTCTATATACTTTATAAATAGGTTTCCTTATATCTAAGGAGTATGCCAAAGTATATATTTCATTATACTCATCTATTCGAGTAGGCATGATTGCCTGCACTAATACTCTATTATAAGTTATGTCTTCCCCTTCCTTATCAGTTGTAACTTGAGAGGGAGGAATAGCTTCTATCCTATAAGTAGATGTAAATTTACTCATTTCCTCAATAAAAGGCTTCACATAGCCTTCTGTTGAAAGAAAATCTTTTGAATTAATTCGTGTTGCTTTACCACTAAGCAACTTGTCTAAGGTAACTTCCATTAATCTTATGACCTCTTATTTTGTTTATTAACTGAAAATCTGGAGTTCTAACGTTTCTTAAACCTCTTGGAGATAAGGTATAAGATGCCTCCAGCGCAGCATCTATTAATATTGATTCTAAATCAAAGGCAGACTGTTTGTCTAAGCATGTTGATGGAAAGGTCAATATATAACGATCTGGATCCAATTTAAGATGGTCACTGAATAAATCATTTCTATGGTTTAGAGGACGTTTACCTGTTTTCCTATATCCTTGTGGGTAAGGGCCCATTCCTATATACTTAAGCATTCAAGGAAAGGATCATCCACAAAGAGTTGTATCATATTCACATCAAGAATCTAATAATACATAAACACAGTATTCTCCACCCTGATGAAATTGATTAATAAAAGGAGAATTATCTCCTGGTCATAGTCCTAGAAATCCACAAGATGTGAATAATGGAGGTTTAAAAATATTTGTAGTCATACAATCTTAAAAAATAAGCAGGATTGGAATTTAATCCAATCCTGCTTTCTCTATATATAGTTTAATTAAAAACCACTCTTCTCGTTACCAAAGACAATGTAACGGCCCTTCTGTGCAGACTGCGAAGGTGCATAATCCAGCTCAAAAGCTGTTTCCTTACCGTCCTTAACGTGGTAAACAATAACTGCTACCATATCCTGCTTATAGGTAAGCATAAGTTTCTTAGCAAGCTTCTCAGCTTCTCCCTTGTTCTTAGCAGTACCAACTACTTCATCATTTGCCTTCAAACGGATCTCAACAACACGTTCCATCTGACGTTTACCCTCACTAGTTACATTCTTATACTTGTAAGGACGCTCACGAGTATCCTTCGAACCAGGAGTAACTGCAATTACCAGACCTACTCCCTCTACACCAGTTAGACGCTTCTTATCCAGCATATCAATGCAGAATCCTTCAAACTCTTTGCCAGAAATAGGCGAACCTACATTCTTCCATGACTGCGATACATTCTGTGTTACTTTGAGACCATGCTCACTCAGTGCAATTGCTTTTGCTTCCTCAAGGCTATAAGCCGAAACTTCGTACTTTTTCATTCTTTAAAACATTAAAATTAAACATTAGTTCATATTATTCTTCCGATTGTGATACAAAGATAATACTAAAATTATGAATTTGCAAATTTCCTATAAAATTTTAAGAAAATAAATTCTAAATTTACTCTTAAAAATATTTGTAGATTAAATAAATTTTATATCATCATTGAACCCTTTAATCTGACAGACACCAACCATCTTCAATAGACGTTGGAATTCTTTTTTACCAGCAGTAAGCTGACTTTTAGATACTCGAAATACTCTTGATTTATTTTCACCTACTGTTTCTACAGCAATTATATTTGATGAGATATTCCAAGTTTTATCTACATTAAATTCCTTTTTACATAGATGAAATAACATCCATAAATACATCATTATTGTTCATATAATTTCGCTACAATTATACGGAATCTTATTCTCCTATATATTTCTATACAGATCAGACTATATCATAACCTTTTCAGGTTCCTCCCGTTTCGACTCGCTTGAGCCTACTCTACTTGATTCACTTTCGTGTCTTTCGATAGTCGTTGAGCTTTTATTAAAATGTATGTTGTATAACCTATTTATATGAGATCAAAAATCTGTTGTCGTAAGGTCATTTTTCATACGATTACAAATTTTGCAACAAGGAACGCAATTATCTTTTATATATCCTATATTAGAATCTATTCTGTCTATACCATTGAATTTAGCTTCTTCAGAGATGGTTTTCCTTTTTCCAGACTTATTTCATACATTATCTGAAGTTGGCTCACTACCACAGTAATAACAAGGTTTAGTTACTAAATCTGAGAATTCTTCAGGTGTTAATTCAAAAGCTTTATATTTCCTTTTTGCAGATTTATTTTGATCTTCTATCTTAGATTTATAATAATTATAATATCTATCTGTTATAGAGTATACTAATTGTCCCTTTCCACTAGGGCGATTTTGAGTAGCATTAGGATGTGTACAGTAGTAACATTTTGTGGTTTTGTGTCTTTTTATATTACCTATACTCTGCACTTGTACTTTTCCACATATAATACACTCAACTTCTCAATTATTCCCTCCGAGAAATTTACGTAACTTATAACAAGTACCTATAATTTCTCCTACTGAATATTTTCTTGGTCTAGCCATACATTTTAAAACTTAGTTTCTGATTAACTTGTCACTACAAATATAGGATAAAATATTATAAATACAAAATACCTACTTTGTATTGATTTAGCTTTCCAGAAATTAAAGAGGTTTGCATATATTATTTCTAATATATGGGGCATGTATTATGTTTACCCATTTGTCTTGCATAATGATAATGGACAAAAGAACCATAATCTTGCATAAAGAAATTTACAGGTTTTCCTGTTGTTTTCAAATCATTTAAAACAAGTTCTTTAGTATCTTCGTTAATAGTCCAATTATCGGCTTTCATTTTTAACTTTAAGATAGTGCTTTGTCCTTCATACTCGCATTTAACGTCCATAAATATAGCATCTTCATTATATGAAGTTGTAGGCTCTCCAAACATATCAATAGGACGTATTAATCTAGTTATTTCAGGGTGAGAGTTTAAAGAATTTAAACAATTTACACAGACTTCTCTATCTTTACTCGATAATACAATTTTATCAGTATTATCTACTAATTTACTTTTACGATAATAGTTGAAGCCTTTAGCAATAATTTGTTTAATTCTATTAGGAGTTAAACTATTGACATAATAGCCAATCTCATTACATGCTTGAAAAATAGATTCATAGATACTTTTTCCTTCAGTACGATTTTTAATAATACAATCGCATACTTCTCCAAGCTTTGCAGAAGGTCTTTCTAAATCTTCTTCTAATGAGAAAGATTCTGGCTGTAAGAAAACCTCATGAATTGCCGAACCCAATTGCAGTGACCTAGTAGCTTCTTGTTGTATACCATTTTTATACTTTGAAGGGCTACCATCTTGGTCAGGGTTAATATACTTTAATCTAGAATTAGAAATATATTCACTATATTTACTTGAAAAGTATTCTTCATCTGAGATTTTTAACCTTTGAACTGTATGTAGCAATGGGGTTAATTTAACGTCGACGAGTTTTATGTCCATATACATTTTTAAATACAAATTCCTCAAGAGTAGAACCTGCAGGAATATTAACTATTTCTTTTTGCTTTTCTGAAGAATTCTTCAAAGAGTCTTTAGAGCAATGATAAGAATTATAAAACTCCTCAAGTTCTAAAATAAGCTTATGGGCTTTAGTAAGATCTTCATATGATAATGAACAATAATGATCATCATATATTTCTTCTGTAAGTCTGCCATGATCTGTTTTTAGTATAACATCTTTAACACATAATATATTGTCTGACAATTTAAAACCAATGTTATCTAGGTTATTTGCAAACAAATTCTGCAAAAATACAGTCTCTAAGGATTCTGGTTCAACTCTGTCACTATAAACACATTCATCAGCATCCATACCAGCATAGTCACACATAACACAAAAACTATCTCCAATCGCCCCAAATTTATGGAATAGTTTAAATAACCAATCTGCCTCAGAACGTTCCCATCCGAGGATATCTAATAAAAATTCTTCCATTATTTAATCGGTATATCAAGATTATAAATTCTCCTATGACCAACATTATAGTATTGATTATGAGGAGCATCCATTAAGTAGCAAAAGATTCCAGCATCAGTTGCTTCCTTATAATTTTCATATTTCAATTTGTTATCATATAGGCTCTTTATCCTATATTTCTATACTTTCATTTATTTGTATAGTTCAGACTATCTCTTCAGTAACCACTAAGTATTGATATACATAGGCTACTGCTCCGCACTCGTGGTAGTTCATTCTCTTCAGCATCACCTGTTAAGACAGTATCTACTAGTCGTTGATCTTTTATTCAATTTCTTGAATACTTAGATTAGGGTTATCTCGTCAGACTTTCCCAGATTCACGGAGTTTAATGATGACATATATTAAATGCTAACCAAACAGCATTGTTCATTATTAGATTTATAAACTTGTAATTTATATTTCATACATTCACAAATATAAGGTTCTATCAATTTTTTAAATTGCGTCGTATAAGTAGATCCAATGTGAATTACCCTATTCTGATTACTATAAATTGTGTTACCTATTCCAAATTTACTTGACAATAAATTAGATAATTTTTTAATATCTTCTAGTTCAAAGCAGTCTACTGAAAACTTGTACCCATATGAGGCAGGGCCTCCATCATCCATATATCAAATTGCTATTCCTAATGGAGATAGTTTTTCAATATATTCTTGATTTACAATCTTTTTTTCTTTGTAAAATGCTTCTACAATGGGGTCTAATATAGGATTTGTTGCAATCTTACAGAATACTTGCTGGTATTCCCGATTAGTCCGTTTATCAAATTTATTATGTATTGTTGGAATAGAGCACAATCTTTTTAGATATTTATATTTATATCTTACATAATTCTCATGTTCTAACTTATGAGTAAATGATCCTGATACATGTTTTGACTTATCTAGATATCCAAGTCAAGTATCTCCTAATAATCCTCCAATTAGAACATCATACTCCTCTTGTGAAAGAGGCTTTAATGAAGGATGATAAGGAATATAAATATCATCATTAAGTTTATATTTATCTACTAATTGATTAAATAATCTACAGGCAGTACTATGCGCAATATTTAATTCTTTTGCTAATTGTTCTCCTGTGATTCCATTTCGGATTTTATCACAGGTTTCCAAAATTTGTGTTTGGTTTAGATATTTTTCTATTTTCATAGCATATATTTGTTTTAAATCCTTTATACAAATATATGAAATTTTCATTAGAAAAACTACAAAAAATATTTTATTTCATCATCAATAAATATGTCAATTTTCAAGTCTTGTAAATGTACTAATTTACTCTGATCCCATGGAACAACATGAACGGGAGCACATGGAAGTCCATTTTTTTGTAAACTCTCCTCAATCCACTCAACAGGAATATTTCTAGCAGTTACATAGTAATCTACTTCAAAAGATGGTTTATGTAAGATTGGGATATTAATCCAAAATTCTTTATCCTTTTCTAATTGCTTTAAATGTTCAGACATTTCATAGTTAGCCTTCCAATACGGATTCATTTTAGTTCCAAATTTAGCTTCATAAGCACCATTGAAATCAAAGACCACATTATCTAAATCTAAAGCAACTACAGGTTTTGTTGTGGGAGCCATAATTCTATCATCTCCTTGAGGATAGATATGATAGAATTCACATAAAATTAATGCATTATTAGCTACCTCTGCTATATTGAGCAGTCCCTCTTCAGTGTAATCATTTCCCATCTCAAATTCATTAAGATGTTTTTTAAGAGATGAAAGAACTTCTGTCCATTTCATCCCTTTTTTCCACTGATTTTCTTCATATGTATCTAACTTACTAGTTAGAACCTTTGATATTTCTTTAATTCCATGAGCTGGAACTAAATCATATCGAATTTTTTCTTTCATTGTTTAAATTATTTTGATTCTTTAAGCTGCCATTCCCCATCATCATTCTTAATTAGTCCTTCAAAGTCAGTTGAATACCAAGAACCTTCAATCAAGATAAATGATTCTGGATGGTTTGTCAAATATCTACGACCACAGATCGGATTATACTTACTATTAATTATAACAAATTCAATTTCACTATCTGGAATCCAATCTTGCATAATTTCTGACCATGACATACAAGAAGTACATCCTGGTGTATCAAAGTATTCTGAATATACTAACTCATCCTCGTCACTACATTGGCATCCACAATTCTCACATTGATATTCTTCATCCCAATCCTCTGAATCTTCGTAATTTCCATCTGTAAACGAGCATGTGTAGGTATTATGTCTTCGATATGTTGTTAAGACCTTCTCCTCAAGATCTAAATATCTAAAACTATCAATATAAGGCCATTCATGATAAATCTTAACTAAGTTCAAAACAAAGTGTTCAGTTACAGGCTCAGTATAGTTATCCTTTGGAGATAAAAATCTTTGATCATCACCATCACTAAGAAGGCAGTTACTCTCTCGGATATACCATTTATTTTCTTTAGCATAGTTAACAAAGATATTATATAAAGAATCCTCTATATAATAAACACGGTCCATAAAAGTTTTATCTTCAATAGTCCATACTAAAGCTCGAGCTGCTAACTTATTCTCCTTTAATGCAATTAGCATTTGGCACTCTGGCTGTGTACAGTAAAGGTCAAAGTACCCACTACATTCTTCATGAGACATACATGAATTACCCAGGGTATTAGTGATGGCATAATAGTTTTCAGAATTGTACCAATATCGAATATCTTCTCCTTTTACCAATTTAATTTCATATCCACCATAAGACCAGAGTGCTTTAAGAGCATATACAAATTTTTCATAATCAGAGTTAGAAAAGACACCAGTTCCAATTACTTTTTGTATAATTTTACCAGGCTTTCCTGATTGTCTGTTCTTTTTTGCCCATCTACCACTTTTAGTATATTCAGGAGTACAGCCTTTAGGAAGAAATGAAACCTCGAAAGCATCGGCTTTAAGAGTTAACTGTCTTCCATAATCAGACAATCTTGCATTAATCTCTTTTATATAACCTGATAAAATAGATTCTGGAACAGGAAATAATGGATTTTTATTATTTTCCTCAATTGTATTGCCATAAAGTCTAATAAGTTGATTAGCCTCTAAAAGATGTTTAGCTACTTTGTCACTATTATTGTTAACCAGTCATTCCAGCTTACCTTCAAAGCTTTCTGAGAGTAATTGCAACGTAATAAATTCTGATTTCATCTAAAATAAATTTAAAGATTCTTTTCTTATTTCATTTAATATTGATCGAACCAAATCTTGATCTACTGAATCTGGTAAATCACTATCTTCAAACTTTTGTTTTAGTTCTTTAATTTGACTTTTTGCAGATTCAAGCAATTCTTCTAAAGACACTTTTCCGTGTCTGATAGACAATAAATATTCAGGATTTTTAACTCTAACATTAATAGTTTTAAGAGTTAAAATATCATTAGCACATTGTAACAGTCTTGTACAATGTAGCATATTTTTACCATCAATTTTTTGTCCATGGTTTTGAACATCAACGTATCTTTGTGTGTTTCTTTCCTTCAGCCATGTTTGGTAAGAATTATAATCTTTACAATGTTCTTTCCAACCATTTCTATTATAATAAAGATTACATCTGCACATAGAAATTTGCCATTCAGGAATTTCTGAGAGAACTACATCAACATCATTACAAACTCCTTTATATCCAAAATCTTTCCAATCCTTATATCTAGGATTAGAAAGATCCTTTATTTTAGCAATTTCTTTAATATCATCATACCATAGAGCATATAGATTTTCTGAATCATTGACCTTAGAAAGTCCACAACAATCCTCATGCATCTTTTTACTCTTTAGCCATTGAGCTAAAGGATATGTTTTGCAGCCATCAATTACTTTTAAGAAATCAATTGGTCTTTTTCTTGTTACTTTATCAGCTTCCCAATTCATTTTCTTATTTAAACCTCTAGCTTTTTCTACTTGCTGATATGCATATCCAGCAAAGCTAAAACAACACTGTTTAGTTAGAAATGCACTTCTATGTTTCGATATAATATCCCACAAAGGGTGCTTTTCTAGAATACAATCTTCAGGAATATACAAAAGTTCTAACATTGTAGGATTTCCACTACAAAGTAGTTGCAAAAATCTTCTAACTTCATATAAGCAGGCATCCTTATCCAGGTTAATCTGTTCCTTATATTCCATCCCTAAGACTTCCATAGGATCCTGAAGATATACTCCCTTTGTATCAATGTCAGAGTCAGGCGTATTTGTTCCATACGCCTGACTTCCAACAATTGCATTTAACAATATGATTTTATTCATTCTTTAAAGCTTTACAGAAACTATAGCATAACTGTCCAGCTAATGAACCAAGGTCAGAAGTTTCTGTTACTGGAGGATCAAAGTACAATTTAAACTCTAAATCTCCAACATCGTTTAACCAACAATCCACGATACTGTCTTGTGCTAAAGTTTCATCTCTAAAAATTACTTTACAAGTTTTCATAATTGAAATTAATTTCCTTAATAGGAGTAAGATTAAAGGAACTTGGAGTAACCATAATCTTCTCTCCTAAAATAAGGTTTTTAGATAGACTTTCAGGAGGATATAAATAGCATCCTAACTTATTTTGATTACATAAAGAGTCATAGAAATGTGCTCCAAATGCAATTTGTTTAAAGTCTATATCTTGTTCAAGAAGATATTCAAATGCTTCTTGCGAGTATTTATTTGATGACCGACCAGAAGGCATCAAAGGAAGTAGTACAAAGTATAGAACAATATCTTTATATTGATTATAAATTTTAATAAAGTCATCAACAGACTTTTTATCACTAATTATATAATGAATATTGATATTAGTGTTCCCAAATTTATGCAGAAGTACTACAGCACTTCTCCAAGCAGAATCTATTTCTGGATTCCATGTATTTGCTGAAACAGCAACTCCTCCTACATATTTGGAAGTGGCTGCTAAAATTTCTTCTGCATTACCATCATATTTGGCTATTGAGATTCCATTAGTTGTATAGTTAGGAACGATCCCCAAACTATATATTGTTTTGAGAAACTCACAAAACTCAGGATGAATTGTAGGTTCTCCTGTAGAACCAATTGCAATCTGAAAAGGTTTCTCATTCTCAGTCATGTTGCCAAAGAAAAATTTAGCCTTTTCACATATATGATCATGATTTACTCCTTTAGATGTGGCTCCAACATAACAAAATGGGCATCCTAGATTACAAAGAGTATTAATTCCAACATCGTAGAATTCTGGGTAATCTAATTCTTTAGCTTGCCCAGAACCTAATCGAACAGTCTTTAAATCATGCCAAATTGCATTATAATTCTTATCTGGGAATACTCTTTTCTTAATTCCCCATGCTTTCCAATCTTTCATTTTTATTAAGAATCAAAAGAAGCATTTTGTTCAAATATATCCATTATATTAGATAAATATTTGGCAGCTTCAGTGTAGTTTTCTTTTTTTTGGGATAACTTTATAACCTCTATCATAATAGTTATAGTACTCATCAGGTTCTTCCTCTAACTCAAAGGTGAATAAGTCATCTGCTGTAAGTGTAGAATCAGCGATTTTTAAGATACTATTAACAATATCTTTTAATCTATCTAAAGTATATTCTGTACAAACCGTATAAATCTCTGTACTGCTGTTTGTAATTACATCAGAAACAGATTGTATTTTAATAACTAAGGTATTGAACATTTCCTTTTCCAAAAAGTTCCTCAAGAGCTTCACGCATATCATACCCTATGTTACACATAGAAGGAAATCTAAGCATAATATACTCATCTTCTACTTCAAAAATCCCCAAGTAAGTATGATCAATTCCAGAATGCTTCCAACCTTTTTCATATTTATTTAGAAGATTATGCCAAATTCTATAGAAAGTTTGTTCTGACATATCAGCTTTAATCTGAAAGATTTCGGAAGAAGAATTTGTAATGATATCGCTGACACTTTGAAGTTTAATTATAATTCTCTCCATCTTCAACAGTAAATGAATTATCCCCTGGAAAATGCTCCTTTAATAATTGTTTTATTAAAGTGTACATCTGTCTTCCAGTCTTTTCATGGTCTTCTGAGTAGCTAATCTGAAACGTAATAACATATCTAGATTCATCCATTGTAAAGATATCAGAAGGACTTGAATACTTAACACCATCAGGAAGGAATGAATTAAGATATTCCTGAACCATCTTTATTGAATCTTCAGATAAAGAAGATATAGCACAAAAGATCTCACTAGATGAATTTGTAATTAAATCCGATTCAGATTGTATATTTATTTTTATTTTCATATTATCCTAAATGATAGCGGGAACCAAAGGTCATCATCTTTTCTTGTCGCTCCCAATCTGGATTTTCCCCTTTTGAGAAAACAAAAACTAAGTTTGGATTAAGCTTTTGTTTAATGAGTTTATCCCAACCTTCTTTGAGTCGTAATCGAGAAATTTCCCATTTTTCAGAATTTGGATCCCACTCTTTATAATTTTTGTAAAGATCATTTGGGTCAATATTAAATTCTCTAGCCCAACGAGTTTGTCTACTTGTTTCTCTAGTTATTCGTTTATTGTCCCAGTTCCAATCATAATTGTCGTAAGCATAAGAAAGATATGTTTGTAAATCATCAGAATCTAAATCCTGTACTGATAGAGGATCACAATACTCATAATCCCATCCTGGAACCTGAGAATTTAACATATCAGTTATGACTTCTGGAGTTCCAGTATAAACAAACAGTTCACTTGAGCTATTTGTAACTACATCAGTAAATGACTGAATTTGAAATACAAATAATGTTTTCATATAATGAAAAAGAGTAGAAGATTTCTCTCCTACTCTTTTATTTTAATTAATTTATAAAATTCTTCTTTAGGCATAATAACTACCTCTCCAGCTGAACAGATATTAACTTGCTTTTTAACTTGTTTGTCTCAAATTAAAATCAAAGGTTTGTCCTTTAAAGGACATTCTGCACTAATCTGATGATATGGAGGGGTATTTTGAGTTTTTTTCAATTGGACGTAGTAGGGTAATTTACCCTCCGTATCAATCAGATCTACTTTCTTATCATCCATAGATTTTGACTCAGATCTGGAAGTAACCACTCCCGTATAACCAAGTTCCCTAAATTCTTTAGCTATTTTGGTTTCATAAGAGTGCCCCTTAGTCCTTGAGTATGACTTAGAACGTTTCTTCTTTAAACTCTCTTCTTCTTTCTTCTTCGGCATCGACTTTAAGTTTAGCTTGTTCTATTAGATTTAGTACTTTTTTCCTACCATATTTCTTATAATAATCAGAAATATCTTTCGCGCCAAGATGACGGGGAATCCAAAGTACATAAACATCTGGAAATTGTTTTCTAAACTTGTTCATATGGGTTATTCCAGCCGAGTCATTATCATAAAAGAGAATAATTTTTTTAAATTTCTTACTTAGCCTTTCAAATTGAGCTTCTGTTACAAAACAGTTTTCAGAAATCGGAGCTATAGCTGTAATACCGCAACTATATAAACATGCAACATCTTTTAAAGATTTTGTAATTACAAGATATTCTCCGCCTTCTTTAGGAAGTGCATGAGCTCCCTGTAATCTAAAAGACTTTCAGTTAGAAATAAATTTATACTTTGTATTTCCAGGAAAATATATTCTTCATCGTTCTATATTTTCCCTAATTCCTCCAAAGTATCCAAATACCAACTGCTTATCTTTATGAAGATGGAATATGTTTCCATTCAAAAAAACATTCTTACAAGAAAATATCCTAAATTTTCTTAATATTTTCCTAGTAACCCCAAATTTTAACCATCAATCTAATTCATATTGCTCAAAATCTTTTACTTCTATCTGTATAATAGCTTCCTGTGTTTCCTCAAATTTTTTATTTGTATATTTAATAAGAGGAGGATTGATTTGTAATTTAGGTCTAGAAACTATTCCAAAATCATTAGCAATAATATTTAAGGCTTTCCCGTAAGAACACTGAAATTTATACATTACAACCGAAATGAAATTACCTGAAAAATCACCACGGAAGTCCTTAAATATAAGATCTCCTTTTTTGTTTCTATAAAAAGCACAAGTGGGTTTATTATCTTGTCTTAATGGAGACTTTAGGAGTCCCTTTTTCACTGGGACTCCTAAATAATGCTCCATCAAAGTTTCTTCACTTACACTGTTAAGAATTAGCTCTTTAGTAACAGTGATCGGTCCTAATGTAAACTGCATTTATTTTCTAATTAGAACGGCAAATCATCTTCATCATCAATCGAACTAGAAGACGTATTGTCTAGCTCATCAATATCACGACGCATGCTATCAAGCTCAGAGGTAGTATTTGCCATATTAGTAGGTTGAGCAGCACTTGCCTTATCAATTTGCGCCTTTTCATAAGCAGACAGAGTTAAATCCTGCCCAATGAATGAAGTACGCAGGAAAAGATCTCCGTTCTTATTAATTCCAGCAGGGAATCCAGGGAATCCACAGAAGCGCCCATTAGGTAGAAGCTTAATTTGCACCTCTGTTCCAACTGCTGGATCAAGAATCTTCTTGACAAGCTTAACAAGAGTGTCAAAGTCACTTGGTGCAAACTTAGCTGTTCCATCCTGAATTTTCTTATATACTGTAGGATTTAGAGCAGAAATAATTTGCATAAGTTTACACATAAACTGCTCTGACTGAGAAGGATCAGTAATTGCAGAATTAAAACGATTAGGCATACGTTCTGCCGATTTAGGCTCAAACATACGTTCATTATGAATAGCTCCTACTTCTCCTTCATCAATTCCCTCGAAAGAGAAATCAATTGTTGAATATTCACTAGTTCCTTTTTCAACACCAGTAAATCTTACATTGTGAATACCCGCACGCAAATAACTCGCTGCAGGCACGACCTCAGCACGAGCTGCGCTGGTAGCATCATACATTCCCATATTATTTATTTTTTATTTAAAAAGGTAAATTATCTAATTCTTCAAAATTTGTTATATCTAAATCAATAGTTTCTTCTTTTAGTTCTTCAGAAGCCAATTCAGGACTAGAATCTTCAGTAACCGCAATTAGATTAAATACTTGCTCTCTGTTACTTTGTTCTAATTTGAATATAGTACCATATTGTAACAACATGGTTCTTTGCTTTCCTTTGAATGAGACTGTATTTGATTTAGTTAGCTTATTCCCTGCATCCTTATCTGCAAACATTTCTGATTTACCAATAAGAGGAATAGTTACCTCATTAGATTTTTGAGAATAGGCAATTGAAATTCTATCTCCAGCAGATGCCTCAATCAAAGCAACTGCTTCAGGAGAAATAATTAATTTATTTTCTCCTACTTCAACTATAGGTTGGCCATTAGAATTAATCTTTGGAGATTTAATTTCTTCGCATTTAAGATTAGTAATAGCCTTTGTTATTTCGTCGAAATTAAATGTTATTTTAAGCATATAACTTATTTAGCCAGGGATGGATAAATTCTTTCCCAATGAGATACAAATGTACCATCTTCTTGATATTCAGCTACAATAACATCTTTATTTGCTAAATGAGCTGGTCGAGCACCACACAGTACTTCTCCATTCATACCAAAATTGATACACAAATTTGATTCCTCATCACGATGAACAAACCCAATTGCATCAGATTTAGCAGATAAAACTCGTTTAGTTTTACCTACAAGATCTAAGTCTTTTACAGACCCATCAAGTCCTTCAGATAATGCAGTGTCCTTAACGTGACCACAAATAATCAGATTAGGAGCAGCAGATGCAATCAAGTCAATTACAGCTTCTAAAGCCTGTCTCCAAAAAGAATATCCTGCACCATTAGGAACTTGAGTAACATCTTTCACCTCATATTTTGTGGTAAATTGAGGTGAATTTTGCCACATTTTAAGAGCCATGTCTTTAGTCATTTCTTCCAAGGCTGTAATTGTATCAATTGTAATATAAGTGTATGGTTTTCCTGCATCCTTAATAGCCTTAATAGTTTCTTTTAAATCTTTAAGATTATTAATTTTAACTTTAAGAGCATCTACATATGTAGAACCATTTTCAAAATCTAAAATAAGATTATTTTCTAATGTACTAAGGATGGTGGTTTTTCCTCAAATTGTTATCGTTAAGTTTTTTATCTTAACTTCTTATAGTTTCCTATAAGTTCGGCGTACATTTTCATCCAAAATTTATTTGGATGTCAGGGACTCTTGGAAGGATTATATTCTATTAATAGTTTCACCTTCTACGCTCTACGGTGGTTAATTATATTATTAATTAACTTACCTCGGTATTTGCAAAAATTTGTTATATTTTCGTTTTAGAAAAATAGTGCTATTTCTGTATATTAAATCCTTAAACGCATTTTGATCTTTTCTTTTAGTTATATATAGAACATATAACGGATGTTTAGCCCTATGTTCTGTAGTGATAGGTCTAGAAAAGATATTTTGTTGAATTAAATAGCTTTGAACAGATTCTAAAAACATTCTTGAATTACAACAAATACTAATACTTACATATCCTGTTGATTTAATGGTAATACAACCATCTCCATCAAAGTATACAAGAATAAAGGAATTAATTAAAGATTCTTTTATATTAGGAATGACAAAGTCCTTATGAGATTTATCTTCATAAATTCCCAGTTCTAATAATCTATTATACAAATAACGATCTGTTGTTTGTAACTTAACACTATTTTTATATTCTGATATTTTATTTTTAATACCTCATTCTTGTTTTATGTATTCAAGAATATATTTATCAGATGATTGTAAAGCTAGCCCTATGGAAATACCATAAGGAGTTCTAGAAATATATCCATCTGAAAATAAAAATCCTAAAATATAAGCTTTTTCAGGAGTGTCAATACTATCAAAATAACAAATTTTTTCAACTCTTTAATGATCTAGTTTCTTTTTTGGATTGCGGTAACCAAATCGAATTAAGTTTTGCTTCAATGTATGGTAATTTACATTAAACTTTTCAGAAGTTTCTTTTAAAGAGTATCCTTGTTTATAATACTCTCCAAATAGTTTAATTTGTTCTTCTGTATATTTCAATTGATTTATTTTCATATTTTAATACTATTAATTATAATAGTACAAATATAATTATTTTACCGTTATTTCCCAAACCAAAAACTAAATTTTAGCATCCACCGATTTTCCCCAATTCGATATAATATTACTATTATAAAGGGCAGGTTTCTACCTTAGGAAGTCCAAATATAATTAAATTTTTAGGATCCTGAGTTTCAGCGGGAACCTTCGCTGTTGGTAATACAATAGACATATTATGATAAACTATATACAATGTTGTTTCTATCTTTTTCTACTGTATCTACTACAGCTGCATCTATACCTCTAATATTAGCATTAATATCTAGATATTTTGTGAAATCAGTGATATCTCTCCCTAAAGGAAGTTCTTTAAATCATCCAACCTCACCATAAAATCCACATCCTATTACTCTATCTGCAATACCATATCTATTCTTAGATACAATAATACTTCTGAATCTTCCAGCTAAACTATGAGGTCCGAGAATTTTATATTCTCTATATGTTGGAATTTTATCTCTAGCAGGATAATATAATTGAAGAACTACATCACTATCTTGAACAGGCCCTCCTGAATCTTTTACATCATTTAAACCTGGTTCATTAAGTTCCGCTTTTCTTCTATCCATAGAAGAGGACTCTCTATTCTGTTGCATTAGAGCCATTCAAGAAAGATAAAACTTGCGTTTTAGCGTAACCATAAAAGATGAAGTAAGATCAATCTCTGCTTTTAGAGTTCTACCTTCTTCAGGTCTAATTAATGACATGTGATCGATAACTCCAATTACTCTCTGTTTAGGATGTTTTGGAACATAAACTTCTTTAGTTCCAACTTGTTCTACAGTCCCTAATTTTTTCATTAATTCGCATACTTCTTTATAAAGAATGCGAGCATTAAGTCCCTTGTCAAGAATAATTAATCTAGAACCCAGAGTTGCTATCCAATCTCTTGCCTTCTTAAGATACTGATAATCAGAATCACTGAGAATAGAATCAAAGGAAAGAATATCATTTATAGTAAGATATACTCCAAATTCTTCAGCACAATACAAAGCCATAAGTTTTGCCAAAAGTACTTCAGAACCGATTTCCAAACTAAAATATATAAGATATATAGGTTCTTTTGGATAATCTTTAAAAAGTCGGTAAATAAAATACAAAACTAAAGCAGTTTTTCCTGCAGAAGAAGCTCCAGATATACAATAATATCTTGAGGGTTGTATTCCCCCAATAATTTTATCTAATTTTGGTAATCCTACTGATAAACCTTTATTTTCTCCTTTTCTACCTTGCTCAATTAAATGTCAAAGTAAATTTAGATCCTCCATTAAAAATCCTGATATACATCAAAAGAAGTACCAATGTCAGGACTAAATCCTTCAGCCTTCATCTGTGCAAATTCATTCCACTTATGAGAAGCAACAAATTCAAGTATAGAAACTTTACAAAGTTTATTCTCACGTGCCCATCGCAAAATTTCCATAACTTCTTTATGCTTCTCTGGATTATGTCCTATTTGAGAAGAATAATAAAAATAAAACTCTTCTAAAGTATAAAATTTCTTAGCAATATTTCTAAGACTGGCCATTTTTCCATTAATCTGAATAAATGGTTCATAGTTATCAAATAATTCCTTCCCAAGAACTCCTGATTGTTTATAATACTTTTTTAGAAAATTCTTATTAAATTCAATCTCGTTAGGTATATAAGACTCTGGATTATAATTTTTCTTGATTATGGACTTTTCTTTTAAACTTTCAAACATGGTTTTCAGCTTTTGTTTTCCTTCACAATCTGTCCACCATTTTAAGAAAAGCTCAGAATGACCCTCCTCATCCCGAGCATAGAGAGTTAATCATATTAGTAATAATTCATCTGCACTAATATGATATTCAGCCATTATATTAAGTATTGTATTTAACTCCATTTATATGATTTTGGAAGTTAAATTCAAACCTAAGTACCTACGGTCATTACGATACTTAGTATTATTTAAAATCTATAATTAGTGATTATATCATCTCGTTTTCTTGTGATTACTTCTTCTCCTTTTAAAACTAAATCAAGTTGGCTTTCAGTAATAGTAATATAAGAAATCCCCTGGTGTGCCTTATTAAATCATGCCTCTTCATTAGTTCCTTTAATTACTAAAGTGAAAACTTCAGTAATCTTGTTACTAACATAACGTAATCCTCTTCCAAGAATTTGTTTTGCATCAATACCAGAACTAGTTCCACTAATTCTAATTTCGCAATTTATATCTGGGCAATCTAACCCTGCGTTTGCAGCTTTAGAAGTATTAAGTACACCAGAAGACTGTGCTTTAAATAAAGCAATAGTTTCGGAATTTTCCTTTTTTTTCTTTTTACTATGAAGAGTATACCCCACTTTCAGAGACTCTGCATCCTTAATTGTTGCTGAAAAAGTAATAATTTTCTTATCCTTTCTTGCTTCTATAATTTTTTTCGCTATTTCAAACTTTTTAGGGTGAGACATAACAAATTTTTTGCGCTTCTGCATTAATTGCATCCACGCCATAGCAGCATTTAAAACCTGCTTTCTATCATATCCCATCTTATAAGCATAATTATTACGGAACTTTCAATCTGTTGCACATTTCATTGCTGCATCGAAATCAAAATTAAAAAATGCAAAAACAGAATTAAATTTTTGATTCATTACATAGTAATCCTCCATGTCATCAACATCCACAAGAACTTTATAATATCTGAATGGGGATAGCCATCCATTTTTTATTGCTTCTTCAGTTGTGATAACATCAATTACTTTAGTATATAAGGAAAGTAACTCTTCTCTTCCATCAAGCCTTTCTAAAGTAGCTGTTAATCCTAAAAAGAAATCATACTTGACCTGATCAAATATTTTTATAGATTGCTCTGACACAGCAGTATGAAGTTCATCAATTATTAGAAAATCTACTTTTCAGGATTTTTTTAAAATAGAATTAATAACTTCAACAGTAACATTCCCAAAGAATTTAGTTTTAGCTACATCTCTTAACCATTGTTCTTTAAGAATTGTCGTGGGTACAGAAATTAGGATTTTAGCATCTGGTCTGACTTTTAGTAACTTTACACAAGCCATTAAGGCCCCAAATGATTTTCCAACACCAGTACTTCAAACCCAAATTCCGTTCCCTTTATTATTAATTCACTTTTGAACGCCTAATCTTTGACGTTGAGTTTTATCCATTAGTCACGTCAATAGTAATTACACTCATCACATCTATAAGTTTTGCAATTTGAACATTTATCTGCTAAATTCTCATAAAAAGCCTCATCAGAGTCTTGATAAGCGTAAACATGTTCTGTTTCTCCAGGAGGCCAACTAAAATCAGAATACCTAGAATATGAACCAGAGAGATCAGCAGTGTGCTCATAAACTTTATCATTAAGTTTGATAATATCTAAAATAAAGTTTAGACAATTATTTAACTCAGTTAAGTTGCCGTACTCTTTATGAGTATGAGCGCAATAATATCCGCACGAAATATTAACCGCAGACAAATTAATGTTTTCTTTTAAAGTTCCCACATCTGTCATTGTACCTCGTGCCTCTTTGTACTTATACTTTTCTAGAAGACTATCTATATCTTCCAGAAATTCATCTGAAGTAATATCTATGCCATTAGTATGTGTAATTAAATCTTGACCTCCCATTCTATCAGCTTGCAGTAAAAATCTACAATTATCAAAGAAATCAATGTTTAAACCTGCAACTTCAGCTCCTATACAACCCATCTCTTCTTGGGTTGTAAAACAAACTTTTAAGTCTGGAAGACAATATAAACAGTGTAAACAAATATAGATGCCAAAACAGTCATCTAATCCAAGTCCACACTGTTTTCCTGTCTTTTTATAATAACCATAAATTTTATTTCCTTTGATTCTTGCACATTTTACACCTGTATAATGTAAGATTTCCAGTTAACCTAATAAATTTCTTTACTAGCTCGACTATATCTTAACTCTCCGTATATAATTTCCATTTGATAACGGTTGTTCCTTAACACACTTATATCTAATAATGTCTACAGAACATTTGTAATATTCTGCAATCTCTTTATAAGTTTTGTATCTTCGAACTATACCTTTTTTATTTTCTTCAATTACTGGAAAATTATAATCATCATTTTTTATTAACTCGCCTGTGCACCAATAATGATTATGTCATATCCTGCCTTTATCTAAAATCTTACGTCTTAAAAAATCTCCACTAACATTCTGAGGATTACCATCGAATTCTTCACGCAGTACTTGCCGAAGTGATTGATAAGTAGCCACTAATTGTCCATTTAGTGTATATTTATTTACAATAATACGTTTATTGTAATCAGAATTAGTAGTGTGTTCGTAAATAATTTCTTTCTTAGGTAGATATTTTCAAATATATCCTTTAGCGATTCCATTAGATTTTCTAAGCCCATTAAAAATAGAACTAGACGTAAATCCGAAGTATTTTGAAGCAGCTTTTAATGAATCAAATTCTTTCACAAGAACTCCCTCTAAAGTATATGCCGCAATAGGTTTTTTATGAGCATCAATGCCCCTCTGCTTACCTAAAGCTTTTCTCATGTTATTAGTAATAACTCCACTTCCTCCTTTCTGAAGATTCAGCAGGAAAGGATTTAACTTACGATAATAAGAAATTCAATATACTTCTTTTTCTTTTCATTCTGATTCAAAACAGGAATCGATTTCTTTAAACTTAATCTCTATACCTTTCTTGTATTTAGAATACATTCATTTGTGTACAGGCATAGAACGATTTTCATGGTTAGCGGAATATTTGTGTTGACTAAATCTAACTGCAATTGCTTTAGATGTAACTCCAACATAACATATTTTATCAGGTTCATCTTCAGCATACAAACCATAAAAATAATATTTCTTCATATCAAATTAATTTTAATTGATACAAAGATACAGAAAGTTTCTCCCATTTCCAAATGGAATTCCAACAAAAGTGGGAATTATCAAATGTACTCCCAAAAGGGATAGTCTGTGAACTTTATTCCTTATAGGAATCTTAGCTGCGGATTGTCCAATCTCTTTCTTTTTTACTGTATCCAAGTGATTAGCTTAGCCCTATAGTATATTACTATCTATAGTTAGTAGAAAGAGCTCTAAGGAGTTTCCCGTCAATTAGAGAGATTTTACATGAACAAAATTATTTATCCATATGTGCCACTAGACAAGGATACACTGTTGGATTTGTAGTGTTTTTTGTGATAAAAAGATTATTTTCATCATCCATTTCAAACTTTATACCTTCTATTGTATAACAAAAGTTAAGTATATAAGTTATCATAGCTTGTTCCTGCCTAGAAGGATGTACTATTTCGCATAGAGCTTTTAATAGTGTTGTATTTACTTGTTCCAAAATTACTAAAATAAATTTTTAGAACCTAATCTAAATTCCAATTTTTATATTCTGCTACTCGTTCAATATCTTTCTTAATTTTCATCCATTTATTGATATGATAATCAAGATCATTGTCCAAAAGTAGTAAAACTTTGTCTCTAAGAGTTTTAAGAGCAATTGTAGACAAGGAAGATATTTTAGGGAGATCAGAAAGCTGGATTAAGGCTCGGAATTCTGCAAAAGACAGTCCTGTAGGACTTACACGCAGCCTAATATCAGGATTAAGACAAAGTCTTTCCTTAATAACTTCCATTCTATTTCTAATTTTACCTCCAGCCTCTAATTCTGTAAGTTCGCGTTTTTCTTCATCTGTGAGCCAGATTCCTTGTGCAATAATAAACTTATCTGTAATCATCTTTTTGTTGAGAACATCAAGTTTATCAAAACATACATCCATTAATTTTCCTACTGTAACTTTCTCATAGATAGGAGGAAGTCCTGTAAATAAAACAGAAATACTATCTTCCACATCTACATTATTAGCTTTTCTTTGTACATTAATAAAATCAAGTAGATCTTTATTAGTTTTGATGTCAGTCTCACAATCATGCATTAGGTACCTTGCAAACAATTCAGCATTGCAAGAATCTCAACACTTTTGGATGTTTTCACGAATTACTAATTTTCCAGGTTTATAAATATCCCTATTAGTTAGCATTTGCTCGCAATGACGATGATATCGTTTTAGTTCGTTCTGAGAAATATCCATCAAGCGGATATTCATTCCAGATTTATCCTTTCACACTAAATTATTAATATCATTGTCTTTAGCAGTTATAGCTTCTTTCAACTTAGCTCCAAATTCTGTATCCATATTTAATCAAACTTAAATTCTTTCATACTATTCATCTCTTTATGTTTAATGAAGTTTATAAAATAATTAGCATTAAATTTATAAACTGCAAAATCTTGTATTTCTCTATCATATCACTGAGTTTTTCCTGCTTCCACACTTTCGAATTGTAAATATCCAATATCCCCGATTTTAAGAGTATCTTTATAATCTCAATTGGGAAGCATTACAACAGTAACATATTTTAAATCGTCACAAGGATCTCGATTAAGATCCTCAAACACTAATTTAGAATATTGTCCAGTTTGAATAGCAACTAAACAACATTTAATTGTAATCATTATAACAATATCTAGAAAGGTAATTAATACCAAGTAAATGAAACCTGGTATTATCTACAGTAGTATCCATAGTACTATGGTAATGCCCATAATACCAATCTTCTACCAATCCTTTTTTAGACATTTCTTCATAGCAAGTCTGGAGATAATTTCTTTCTTCAAGTAGTTCTTCTAGTAAAGTATCATCTCCATCACAAAATTCCATTACTAATTTTCCTATTCCATAAGGGTATGCACAGGCAGGAGCACAATGGGATGCGATAATTTGACAATATGGAATTGAATCAAAATTATCCAACTCAACAATCTTTTCATCTTCCCAATATCCCCATTTGTTATTTTTTCTATAGATTCTATCTATAGAAGTTCCACCTCCAATACACAAGATATTTTTATCTTTATATTGAATTACAGAATAATCTTTAACCGCTTTAAAACGTTTAAAGTAGTAATTAGAATCAAAAAATAGAGGATTGTCCTTTATATTCAGTTAATTTCGCTACAATTAACCCGTTATTAACAGCTCATAGTTCATTTCCTATGAGAATTGACTATATCTTCACCTTCAGCACTATCTGGTAAGGGTAAGGCATTTTGAACCGCTTGATTCTACTTCCGTTTCAGGAATAGTCGATGAACGTTCTTCTTTAGAAGCTTCGCTGCTGATTACCATCTCAGGCTTCCCAGCAATTAACCTTAATTCACTTGATAATTTCTTATCAAGAGCACAAATTATTTCTATAAATTTGTTATATTTTCTTTTACCATAAATAGTTGCATCTTTATACAAATAGTTAAACAATTTTTTAGCATTTCCTCTTCCAGATCATTCCATTGTACAAAAATGATGAGTTTCTTTACATTTTCCAAAATTAGGTTTATTAGCTTTAAGTTGAGTACATTTTGATAAGTGATTCCTAAGATCTAGTATAAAATTTACATTACCTGTAAAATTTACTTTAACATTTCTTCCTTCTGAAACACTTCCATCTCCATCAAAATAACCTCTAATAAAGTGGTGAAAAAGATGTTCAGGGATAATACCTTTATCTGGAAATTGTAAAGTTAAGCTTTTTCTCTCTGTGCAGCCTAAATTGACTAAATCATGAACCATTGTACTACGATGTACTCTAAAAATATATTTAGTTTTGCCGTTCACTTTTTGTACCCTAGATTTTAAAATTTGCTCTGCATGCATTGCAAATTTGATTTGTTCTAGAATATCTTTATCATACTCTAACATCTCTATACCAAAGGTATGACTATTTTCTATTCAGCCATCTGCATACAGCAACCCTAGTGTATAAGCAACTTGTTCATTATTAACTTCTTTAAAGAAGTTTTCATTTATTTTAATCCTATTCATACCATAAATATTATGTGTTATATAGTACAAATATACGAGTTATTTATGACAAATAAAAATACACAATATATAATTTATGATTTCCTCTTATAGCAATGATATAGTTATTAGTTTTTTCGCAGAGCTTATTTAAGAAAGAGATCTTCATACTTTCAAGATCAGGAGAAAATCCTAATCCTACATCTCCACATAAAACAATACAGGAGTTAGATATCTTTTGTGGGAATCCAACTCCTGTATTTATAAAATACTTTAAATAATCTAAATTACTATGAATATCACCACAGAAATATAGATCATTAATGTCTTCGGGTAACTTAATCAACATCTCCTTTATAAGCATTCATAATAGACTTTTCCTTTCGAAGCCAAGAACCTTCTTCCATAGCAATATCTAAAGCTGTTCTAGAAATCGATTCTTCTTCTACTTGTTCCTGTACAAGCCTACCGTTAATAGGATCGTTTCCGTTTAACCAATTAAAAGTAGCCCAATCTCCTTCATCAAAAGCTGCATCCACAATTTCATAGATAAGTTGAGTTGTTTCAATTTCCTTATCTACAGTTAATTTAAATGGGGTTACGTTATCCTCAAAAGTTTCACTAATTGCAGGAATATCAGGATAGATATACGCTGCATCATTTTCATTCATATATGTACGAATCCACGAATGATGCAGATATTCTTCATCTGCACGTTCTTTATAATACTGTTCCAAAACAGCTAATCCTTGAACCCCATAAAAATTAGAGAAGCTCATATAAAGATTATGATTATATAGTTCGTGCTTTAATTGTCTTAATAAAAGCTTTTGAATATTTTCAGATAATGTACACTTTCTTCTCTTAATGTCTAGTTTTTCTGTTGATTCTTGTGCCTCAGTTTTTGTTTTCATTGTCTTTGCGTTCCTTGGTCATGAAACAGCGTAACTTCTTGTTATACACTGTCATCTCTTCAATTTCCTCATTGGTTTCGTAATCTTTAGCATACACTAAACAACAACCATTAGGAGTAATCTGCGTTATGCGGATTTCATATTTCATTACCAGATATGTAACTTATAGAGATTTTCATGAAAATTTAAATTGAATTGTAATTCAAAACATCCAAATAAATAAGCATCAATCTCAAATTCATGGTCATTAATTTCAAATCTGAGATTGAAATCATCATCAGTAGTATAGTACTTTGTGATATCAGCCTCATTAAAGAAGATTAAATTAACATCCTCTATAATTAGAGGAATTTCCTCCAATTCTATAGTAACTTCATCTATGTATCCAGATAATGTGGAATATCTATTGAGATACTTCTCAATTTTTGGATCTAGCGATATATCACTGCCGTACTCATGATTAATACATGGATACCAGTGATTTCCTATTTTTTTAATTTTAAAATGAGCCATTATCTTCTGGTAAATCTAAGCAATCACTTGCATGAGTAGCAAATAAATCTGCTAACTCATTAAATTTATTGTTATTATGTCCCTTTACTCATACAAAGGTAACCGTATGAAACTTTAATAATTCATAAATCGGATATCACAAATCAAGATTCTTTTTGGATTGATCATTGTCTTCAACCCACTTTGTAAGATGCTTGTTGTTAATACTCGATACTACATATTGAGAATCCGAATATATGGTTATTTGTTCAGGATTTACAAAATATCTGAGACATTCTAAAACCCCTAAAAGTTCCATACGGTTATTAGTAGTATTTTTATAACCCCTATAAAGTTTTTTTACAACTTTTCCATTTTGGGTTATGATTGCAGAGTATCCTCCACAGTTAATTGATGGTTTGTAACTACCGTCAGTTCAGCATTCAAACATTCAAATACTTTATTAACTAAAAATCCTTGCAAATAACATAGAACTTCTTCATCAAGTCCTATTCCTCTAAATATACAAATTTTATGAGCTGCATGAAGACATTCATGTATAACGTTATAAGCAGAATCTTTCACATCTGTATCATCATATAATGCAATGTATAGATACTCATCAACGTCAGATTCATCAGAATAAAAAGTTTCTGCAACTACGTTCGGAGCACTATGTCCAAATACTTTATTATGAACATCTTGAAGATAATTCTCAACAGATTGTGAACTTCCAATCAAAATTGACACTTTAACGTCAAAAATAGGAACAACAAATTCTCTAGCTTTCTGTATCATCCTTTACCTCCTCATACTCTGTAAATTCATAGATATAAGTTTTTCCCATAAAGGTGGAGTCACTATCCGTTAAAGCTTTTTCGAAGCATTCTTTAAATTTGTCTACATTTTTAGTAGAAACTTTACCATGAATTAAAACTTCGTATTCCATTAGAATTTTTTAGGATTCATTGACCATACTTCTTCTTCAATAGCTTGAGATACAGCCATTCGTACCTCACGAATATTATCTTTTGTAACCTCAGCTACTTTGAAAGGATGTTCAAGGGCTCTTTTGTAAGCTAACTCACGACCAACCTTCTTTACGAAACGATCTTTAGCTGAACATACAGCTACTCCAAAAGATAATTTTGTACGATCTTCGTTAAGCAGACTACAAATAGTAATTCGAGGCATAGGCTGAATTGAAGATTTGTAAAAACCAACAACATCATCAAGAGTAAAATCTTGAGTTCCTACAACTATAGCCTTTACAGTGCTCAGCGGAACACTGTAATAAAAACGTGCATTTTTCATATTATATATGTATTAAATTTCCTTCGGTAGTTTGAAGTCTAAAAATTTTTGCACCAGTCAATAGTTCTCCACAAGTAGAATCAAATATATAGAAAGTATCTACATAGGGAACCAATCCTTCATAATTTATTAACTTCGGTCTAAATAATCTATAAACTGGCATTTCTACTTCAGTGAGAGTCTTTATACTGTATATAGTTCTATCTACTTTATAAAAGTCTATAGGAACCTTACTTGCAACAGCTTTTGCAAACTTTACATAGTAAAAAGGACTAATTGAGTAAATCCTGTCCAGAAAGTATAAAGAATCATTAATTTGCCAAAGTATTGCTCTGGCACAAACTTTACCTTTTTCATCAAGTGCTACAGCAATCTTTGCATCAGCTTTTTCATAAAACTCAAAAAAATCTTGACACTCAGCATGTCGCATACAAGAATTATGCAATGTAGATTTTATACATCTTAGTTCTTCTGCATAATTATCTTCTAAATATGCTATACGTATTTTTTCAGGTTCCCAAATTTCTACGCTAAGAGTTTCTCCATATCCAGAAACAAAATTGGATATCCTTTCGATATCACATCTATCCAGATAAAGGGCCCAATTGAACTTATTGAGTAATCGTCCTATAGTAGTTGTTTTCCTATTACTATCTATATATGCACGTGTGGGCTCAAAATCCTTTTTAAGAGTTTTCTCTATAGGAAGATAAGAAACTTTGCCTGTATTATAGTCAATATCTAGATAATTAACCTTTTTAGAAGGATTTAGTTCTAGAATGGCAGATAATCCAGCTGGGAATGCTTTCATAATAGATGTAAACTTATCAGACATTCTAATAATGTTCTTTCCTAAGTCATACTCCTTATATTCAACAACACCCTTATACTTAGTTGCCATTTTTAATGCCCACATGGACATATTTGAAATAATATGTACACCTTTTGGGCATCCATTTTTTACGTCTACTTGTTCTGCATCTTTAACTCTTACTGGAATTAACTGATCTGCATAGTATAACTGCCTAATAGGATCGGAAACATAGTCTAAATAATCATATCCTTCATACTTAAAGTAGTATACTGGAAATGATTCAAATACTTTTGATTTCTTCTTGAAGCTATTTTCTATCTCTACACTTTTTTCTACCCAAAGATTATGAATTTCTCTCCATGAATGTGATTTTGGGGTGGGAGTCTCTGCCCAATGTAAAGAGAAATTAAATATTTCTGGAGATAACCTAGATAAAATAAAGGGTTTACAGCTTAACTCGTAAGGAAAACCTTTTATCTGCAACCCTTTATTAAATTGTTCCACTAGATCATACTTATTGCAAAATGCAACAAACTCATCATAAAAAAAATCTAATGCAGTCATTTTTTATTTCTCTTATATATCTTTTTTGATTCTTTAATCTTAGTTTTAGGAAGAGGTTTTCCATACAATTGGAGCTCCTCTTCCCTTGATTTCTTCCTTACAGCCTTTATGTAATCTAAGATACGTTTATTTTCTAGAGAATTTAGCTTTCCACTCTTCTCCCCATCTTTTACCTTTTTCATAACGTAAATCGATTGTATAATCGCTATATTTGTAGTCGCTAACTATTGTTTTAGGATTTGGAATATTACAATCAAAATCCTCATCTTGTAATCTTAAAAAATTACTCTTTAAATAATTTTTTATTCTCCTTTTAACGATTCTGTGATAAATGCCTTTAAGACCTTTCTCTTTAAAAATTGGAAGTTTGTGACTTTTTGACATAACTAAAGTTTGCGATTTAAATAACTACTAAAATCTGCTTTTACAGGACAATATTCTTCATTCGCAAATAATGACGAAGTAAGAATCATGTCTGCTGTAGTTCTATTTGTTGCAAATGCAATATTATATAAGGATGCCAATCGAGTTAATGCAGAAATATCTGTTTGATGTCCTTGTGTAATAAGATTATCACAGAAGAAGATTAATACATCAATTTGACCTTGTGCAATCATTGCACCAATCATTTGATCTCCTCCAAGAGGTCCAGAAAGAACAGAGGTTACATTTAAATATTTATTTACAAAATATTCATTTCCTTTCCAGTCTGTTTCTGCAACTTGTTTAACCATGATATTGCCAAGTAACTTACCTGTAGTACCTGTAGCAATAATATGATGATTATATAATGACTGTTTATTGAATTTAACCCAATCAATTAATTCCTTTTTCCTTGCATCATGTGCAACAAGTGCAATGTTTAATTTTTTCATATTTAAAATAATTCTTCTGGATCTTTAAAATTAAGTAACTCATTAGGAGAAATATAATAATATCCTACCTTATAATCAGCATATTTTACAGTTTTACACTGTTTATAAATTTTAACATCAGGAAACCCTACAGGAAACAACCAGTAATAGTAAATATCCTCGGAATTAGTAGTTTCCCAATTCTTATTTCCAAATCTAGATAGTAAAGGTAATTTAATTTGTGCTCTTGTTAACTCAATATAATCTCCTCTACCTCCATGAACTACTCTTTCAAAACCATTTGCAAATAAGAACCCATTCTTAAGATATAGTTTTTGTTCAATCATAATTCATATTTTAGGGTGTATAACCGAATTCGAATCGGTGACCTCCAGAGCCACAATCTGGCGCTCTAAACCAACTGAGCTATATACACCATATAGGAGGTTAATCCTCCTTATATACCTTGTGTTCCCTTAAATGTTTACCAATATAAACTCCTACACTTAAAGGAGCATAAATACCTACAAACAATAAAAGTATATAATCTGAAAACTTCCAAGGTTTTCCGTCATCAGAACCAAAAATAATACCTGCACAAATCAAGTAATACACTAAAGAGAAAATCATAGTCTATTCTTTAGGAATTAAAAAACTAGACGTAACTTTAGTCAAAAAATCACTATCGACTTTAACAATAGCATCTAATCTATCTTTACGTCTATATACTCTAAACATATCATCTCTATTAGTAGTAAAATTGGAAAAATCAATTTTACCCTTTAGAGACCGTATTAAAGAAATTCTTGGGCAGATACACCAAGTAGTTTCCAACTCAAAGGCTATATAATCAGCTTGCCCGAATAGCCAGCCTTTGTCTCCATGAACGTTTCTGAGTTCTATCCAATGAATATCATAGTTAGGAAGTAAATCAGAGCGGTTAGTTTTCTTTGCAGCTTTAACATCGAAACTATTTGCTCCTACCCAGATATCAATATGACGATAAATGTCGTCTTCCTTGCTAGCTTCTTCTATTATAGAGGACGAAAGACTTTTAGTTTTGCAAAGAGCTGAGGCAAATTCTAATTCTTTCTCTTTACCTTTTTCCAAAAAGCTATTCTGAATCATGCTTACAATGGGCTTCTACCTCTTCTAAAGAACTAAATACTTTATCCTCCCTAATAGATTCCTGTTTTCCATCAATACGGTAATAAATACTTGTATAATCAGGATATACATGAATTCTAATAGATGTAATTATGTAAGGAGTTGGATCTGGAACTTCAACATCAACGAAATATCCTCGAGAAAAGTCAAGAGCAGTTTTCTTTAAATATACTTTCTGCCCTATATCATATTTTGTAGGTATTGTTGTAATCATTTAATCTACAATTTGTACAAATCTCTGTCTTTCTGTAGTTACATAAGGATTCTTATCTACTACGTCAACAGTTACAATTTTTTGTTTTTTCGTAAACCATCTTGGAAGGAACCACTTCCTTTGCTTAATTGGTTCTTTTTTCCAGGAAGTAATAATATACTTTTCATTGTTAAACTCGCTTGACACTCCTACTTCATTTGGATATTCAAGATGTAGACAAGTTTTAGCCCATTTATCTTGAATACACGTATCAAGTTTAAAACCAGGATCTTTAAATATAGTATCTCTAATAAAAATAGTATCTGACTTAGAAATATGTTCTAACTGATATTGTAAAGATTCTAATTTCTTATCCTTTATTTTGAGTTCTTGGGCTACTTCTCGCATTTTCACAAGAATTGAATCATTCATGTGGGTCATTTGAGCTAACTCAGATTTGAAAACTATATTACTTTCCTTTAAAGCTGAATTTTCAGCCGAGTATGCTTTTTCATTATTAACGGATATGTCTAATGATTTATTTAAATCATTTATCCTTACATTCATGAAGTAAACAGTTATTCCTAAAATAATTGCAACTCCACTTAAAATTTTAGTTATTCAACTTCTCATACGTTATATGTTTATAAATAGCCCACAGCATAGGACTAAGTATGATAGCAATAGCTAATAGTAATCCAACTAACCACTACATATTAATTATTATAAAGTTCTACAATTTTAAATCTTAATGATTCACTAAACCGAATCAATTCCATTCGATCCTTTATTCTTTTATTATACCATTTACCTGCCCCAGGATTATGAAGTTTAATAGCTTTATCAATATCCCTGGTAGGATTATAGTGATCATTCATCATTTCAAACATAGTTAGAGCTTTATCTAGATCCCAGGCATCTTCTAATACAAAACTAGTGTTATATAAGTTATTAACTTCATCAACATAAATTTTAGTAATTTGGAATGGGCCTATTGCATTTTTACTAGATTTTACTTTTGGATTTCTCTCACATTCTACTTCAACAAGTGCCATGATAAAAACTTGCCATTCTGTAAGAGAATCACGAGTTTCTGTGATTGTAGTAATTGGATTAGTTAGAACTACGGGGTTTGGTTTAATTGGGCTCCCAAATATTGCAAATATTCCAATAATAGTTACACAACCTATAAAAATTCGTTTATAAATCATATTTTTAAGTTTTATAGCAGAGGTGGCAGGACTCGAACCCACACCTGGAGTTTTGGAGACTCCCCTTTACGGTTTTGCTTACCACTACAGTTTTCACTGCCTTTCGTTTGTGGTCTAGAGTACGTCTTCACCATATCTTTCGACTTAGGTGCACGATTATCTACTCGTTCGCGGCTAGAATTCCTTCCATTCCGACGTCGTTACCATCAGCATTATCTGTTAAGGATTCAACGTTATCATCGTGTCCACTATTAGTGTTTCCACTAATAGGCTCCGAATTTTTTATAGTTATAATTTTTCTGTATTTGGCTCTTGCAGAATTTTTATTTTTAGATTTATAAGTATCTAATTGTGAATCACAATTAGGACATACTAACCGTAAATTATTTCGATAATTGTTATCTGCATTACCATCTATGTGATCTAAAATAAAAACAAGAGGTTTATTATTTCAAGTATTACTCATTCCGCATATTGCGCATTTATAGTCTTGTTCTTCTAGAAAATATTTTTTATACTTTTGCATATTTTGATAACCATATGCAATAGAATTATCTTTTAAATATCTTTCATATTTTTCTCTAGAATGATACTCTAAATAACACTTTCTAGAACAAAATCTTACATTGTTTCTATTACTTCTTGTTTTTTCAAATTCTTGATTACATCATTCACATTTCATACATTTATACTATAAAATTTGCCAAAGACCGCTGTGCTACCATTACACTACACCCCTATCCTTTCTATTATTTCTTTCGATTTCTATGAATTAGATCCTCTTTACCTTTAATAGGTGCCTTTTCTACAAATAGTTCTCCAGAAGGCCCTAAAGTAGTAGCATAAACATTAAATCCATTTATAGTAAGATATGTGTAAATTACATCTAGTTCAGAATTAATATAAGATTTTATACGGCAAAATAGTCCATAATCACCTTCTATAGAAAGTACTCGGGAACCTTTTGCATGCCAAAGACAGTTCTCCTAACTATTCCAAGTAGGAGGTGCTGTAGAAATACAGGATTTACCTCCAGTTATATATAAATAAAGTTCTTCACTCATAAGAAGTCTTTCTGTTTTAATTGTTCCATATGCATACGGATTACTAGAGCCTACAGTGATACTATCAGTGTAGATTCCAGTTGAAGGGATGTATCAATTTGAGGTAGTAGAAGTAAGATTTCCACTACCTACACCTGTTGCTGAACATCCCACAGGACCTACAGATCCTTTAATCCCTTTAATACTCGCTCAATTTTTAGTATCTCCTAGGTCTGCTAGACCAGGAAGATTTGCCGTTGAAAAATTTTCAATATTCATTTTATATTAGTTTTAAATATTATTAAGTACCCCTGACAGGACTCGAACCTGCACACCCGAAGGCACTAGATCCTCATACAGAGAATTATCTCTGCTTGGACTATGTCTTCTCCATATCTTTCGACTTAGGAGGTAGGTATATAGTCTCTACACATTTAAAGTAGAAGTTATCGCGTCAGTGATAAGCATGCATTCACTCCGTTGGACGATATATTAAGAATTACGAACAAAAACGAAAATTCCTTCTACTTACTTAGCTCGGCGTTATTATGGGCGGTTAACTCCATACCTTCACCGAATTAGCCTACTTCTACATCAGAAGTTTCCTTCTGTGCACTCATACCTTTATAAGAATTATGGACTTGACTATGACAGTTAGGACAAAGAATTTGTAAATTTTCTAATCTATTATCTGTGTGACATCCATTAATATGATGTAATTCCAGGGAGATTGGATTCTCTCTTCAGATAGTTAAATTACAAATCTCACATTGATATTTCTTCTTACCTTCTTTTACAAGTTTCTTTAAAAGACTAGACGACTTATATGTAGAGTTTACTACACAAATCTCATCTAAAGTTTTTCCAGGGTTTGTAGTAATTTTCTTACCTTTTAATCATCCCCTTCCAGTAAAATGACTTGTATCAATATGATATTCTTTGATCTTTTTAGTAATGTATGTTTGAGCTCCTGTATTTGGAGCAATGTTTAATTTTCTACATACATCAGCATAACTGTTAGATTCCTTTACAATCGGAATCAATAATTCTTTAGTATATTTTGTCTTTTTCATAAAAATTTATTTTATTAGTATAGACAAATATACTAAAAATTTACTAGTCTGCCAAAATTATTATGTTAAATTTAAGTCTAGCGTGTCTACCAATTCCACCACAGAGGCATTCTTAATTACTCTAGATTCGAAATATATAATTCAGTAATATTATTAGTAAATATCTGAGTATCCCAATTTGGTCCGTTTCCTTTTATAGTTATAGTTGCAGATTTATTTTTTTCATTATAACTGAAATCTCTTACATGTTGAAAATTAAAAACCTGTTCTGTTCCGTTATCAAAAGTGATTCTGATTACTTTAAATTCCATATCCTTCTAATATTAATTTATTTGCGGAGAGCAGTGGAATCGAACCACATGCCAGAAAGGCACACATTGCTTAGCAGGCAAGCCCTATCACCATCAAGGATTACTCTCCAAACCTTTAGACGTCCTTTAAAAAATTAAATCTAAGGACAATGTAAATTATTCCTGTTATTACTATTGCTTCAGCAAGTAATCCAATAGAAATCATACTTCCTAGAGCTGCAATAACCCAAATGAGAATTGCTGTTGTTAAGTTAGCTATATTAGTGGATTTGTCCTTCCAAATGATTCCAGCACCAATAAAGCCAACTCCAGAAGCTATCTGGGCAGCTACTCTAGAAGGGTCTCCACCTATTCTTGTAGAGATATATGTAAATATAAAAGATCCTAACATCAGTAGAACAACGGAACGAATTCCAATTACCTTGTTAGTTTTTTGTCTTTCATATCCAAGAACTGCTCCACAAAAAATTAATACAGCTAAATTAAGAAAGAACATACTAAATATAAACTAGCTTGTTACATTTTGGACACGAATAGATGCTTATAACATTTCCATTAGCATCCTTAGTTTCTCCTATATATCGTAAAGGAGATCCACATATATTACAGTAAAGCATTATTAAAATTATTTAAATATACTGTTAAAAACAACCCAAGCCCATACTTCCTCATAAGCTATGATTTTCTCACACATGCAAAAAGCATATCTGCCATAAGGATGAATAAAAATATGCTCCTGAGTCATGTTATTTCTAAAAGTATAACCTTTCTTTTTAAGATATCTTAAAAGAAACCATCTAGAGAATTTGTTTGTATGTATATAAATATAGGGAGTCATAATTTAACTTTTTATAAATTCTTTATATCCGTTTAATAAACCAAGAATATTCTCTCTGCCAACAGGATTTGCAGATTGACTTGCAAACTGTGGAAGAATATATCCTTCATCTATACATTTATCCACAATATACTTGGCTATATCATTTCTAAATTTAAATCTATAGACTTTTTCAGGTTTTGTTTTAGAGAACATTAAATTTCCATTCTGAGCTCTATATATCCATGCCATAATATATAAGTTATTAGAGGTGCTATCCGAGTCGAACGGACCTTTCAATAGGACTCGAACCTATTTACTGTAACCACTGCACCTGTTATTTAGTACCCCCGCCAGAATTCGAATCTGGATTATCAGGTTAGAAATCTGAGGTTCTCTCCATTGAACTACAGGGGCTTAAAAATAAACAGAACCATCTGTTTATTTTATTTTGTCTTTTAATATGTTAAGATAGTAGATAGTCGACACAATCATTACTCCAAAGTAGAATATTCCCCAAGGAGCAGACTACATAGTTAATGCAAATCCAAGTCCTAATAATAAACATAAAACAAAGATTCCAAAAACTATTACTGTGTATAAATCAAGATTATTCATTTTATTTGTAATAAGCATTTCTTTCTGATGGGGACATATACTCCCATTTTACATTTTTGAATTCCTCAAGAGTTCTACACCCAGTATAGGACATAGCTGATCTTAATGCAGAATCAAATTGGGAAAGTAAAGATTCAAGAGAATATTCAATAGGAACCCAGATCTCAATTCCTTCTTCTGCCTTTTTAGTATTAGAAATATCTTTCTGCCCACGTTCACTTGCCATTCCATAATAGAGTCGTTCTTTGGGATACTTTCCTGTATTAAGAATCCTATCTCTTTCAGCTAAGGTTAGGGCTGTAAGATATTTAGCAAGTTGTGGATCCTTATCAATTCCTTTAATTCTAGATATTCCACAGGCTTCTGTACACTGAGCAAACATTTTGCCCATCATAACATAATCAGCACCTAAAGCTAAACACTTTATAGCTCTATCTATTGTAGAAATGCCTCCATCTGCAATAATTTTAGGAGCTTTCATAGGTTTAGGAGAAGCATTAATTAGTGTCTTACAGGTGAATAACGTTCGTAGTAACCATTCCATCGAAGCATGTATTCCAGTTTTTACACCTGTAGTACATACACTACCTGTTCCAATACCTACACGAACATAATCTACTCCTGCGTCACAACATTCCCAATAAATATCTGGGTGTGCGATATTTCCAACCATTATGATAATAGTACTCCATCTTTCTTTAGCTTTTTTAACTAAATCATAAATTTTCTTCATATGACCATTAGCCAGATCAATAAGTACTAAAGGACATTCATCAGAGACTTCTCCTTCACAAAAGTACATTTCAAATTCCTTTAAACTAAAGGCACACCAAACATGGTTACACGCATTAAGTCTAAACTGTAAATTATCTACACGTCTTGGAATAATTGGAAGAACATTAGCCTTTGTAAAAAATTGATAATTTGATTCATCAATAACGGATGTCATAGGAGAAACGAAAATAGGATATGTTCCTAAGTCTCCTAAAGGACTACACTCACTACGACTTGTAATATCCGTGGCTTTTGAACTAGGTAAAATACCTATTTCATCTAAACTATACATCATCTTCTATTTCCTTTAAAATCTCACAAATTCAGTAATCAGGATCATTAATTAAATAATGATCTCCAAATTCATTCCTTAAGCACATTTCTTCATTCACTTTTGTATCAGATAATGTTCTTAATAAATTATATCGAAACCCCTCTCCTTCAGGAGCTTCAATTGATTGTATTCTATATAAAACAGTTTTCATACTTTTACTTTAGAGGTTCTAGAAGGATTCGAACCCTCGTTCTCAGATTCGTATTCTGAAGTTTTTCCAATTAAACTATAGAACCAAAAGGCGGAATGTTCCGCCTTGGAATTACTCTGCTACCTTTTCACAGCCTACTTCTGGAATTTCTGTAAAATACTCATTGTAAATTTTCTGAGCAATTTCCAGACAAATTTCGGCACTACGAAGATCATCACGCAGCTTAAACATTTGACTTACCCACTCATCTGCTTTAAAGTCTGTGCCTACTACCAGTGATTCAGTAGATTTAATTGACAGATCCTCAAGATTCATAATCTTTGATTTAATCTGCCGAATTTCCTTTTCAATGAGATTAACTTGATCCTTTGCTGCTTCACGAGCATCAGCATTAATAATCTCTGCACGTTTCTTGAGTACTGCAGTACCAGTAGCACTCAGAATTTCATTAAATTTATTCATAAACTTTTTTTACTATTATATTATTTGGAAGTTCTTCTTTATCCCAATCCTTATAAGAATTAGAGATTGTTATTGTTTTATAAAGTTGAGCAAGCTTTATTAAAGGCTCTTTCTGAATCGCATGTACAACACACAAAGATATATCTTTAGCTCCTTTATCCTGTAGTGCCTTATGAATTGCAAAGAAAGTTCCTCCTCCATCACATAAGTCATCAACAACAATGATAGATTTACTTGGATCTATTTCTGAAGTAATTATTACCTCCAATTTATCCTTTGAAACTCTATGTTTTTCAGCACAATATATTGACTCAAACATAAAATAACCCTCATAACGTTTCTGTGCTCCTTTGTCAGGAAATAAAACTGCACCATGGATATTATTTGGAAGTACTTTTACAGCTTCTGTCAGATTAGGTAAAATTATTCCATTAAAGCACCTCTAATAAAATCCTCCTGCATATCAATTACTGCAAGTAATCGCATATATCTTTTTTATTTAAAATTAAATAGCTATTCTTGTCAAAAAGAATCACACTAGAATCAGTTTGGCCAATTATATTTATAATTACTTCTTTTCTAGATTCCCAAATAAAAATTTGCAGAAGTCTACTTGTTTTCTTCATAATCCAAGCTTTATATACTCTTTTGTCAGTAATTATAAATACATCATCAAATTGTTCTAAATTTGCCACTTTTTTAAAAGGTTCTTCAGTACTTTCAGTTACTTTATTAAATCTTTTAAAAACTTTTAAGAGTCATCTCTTCATCGCCTAAATTTTTTCTTTACTGGAGGCTTTCCTCCTTCTTGTTCTTTAAATTTCTTAGGCCGTTTAGGCATTCTAGGTTTATCCTCTTCACAATAATCGAGAATTTGATAATCTCTAAGGTACTTACCCATAATTAGATTATTAATAAAAAGGCTCCAGTAAAAATACTGGAGCCTATCAGTTTACATCTTAATGAAAGATAGAATCTCTTGATTCATAGCTTCATCAAACAGATCACGTGTAGTTTGCACTTTTCCATTTAAGAATGACACAATCTGTGCTGAATATCCAGCCATGTAGTAGACATTCTTGACATCACCGTAAGTTTGGAATAGAACACGATTTTGTACGTTATGTCCGTAGTAATCATTTCTCAAATTCCAAAGGCAAATGACAAAATTGTCAACATACTCTTTAGAAAATCCTGCAGCTGTCAATGTATCACGGACTCTTTCAACTGAAGTTTTATTCAGACTTGAGGCATCAAACTCACAGTCACTGATACAAAGAATTCCTTTAGGAAATTCTTCTTCTGGAACACCTTCGAGCTTCAACTGAACAAAGAGGTTAATGACTCCCTCAAAGTTTGTACTTCCGTAGTACCATGAATGATCATTAAACCATTTCTCCAGAGGAGTTTCTCCTTTCCACTCATGCATCATAGCTTTTGAGTTAAACTCAATCCATGCATTTTGAAATCTTCCTTTTAAGAAATAAGAGAAATACAGAGCAATTGCTTTACCTACATTGTAACAAGACATGGAAGTTCCAGTTGCTTCTGCACCCATTGAACCAGAAGTATCACGTACTACGATAAGGTCTGTAGTATTGCCCTCTTCCTTACACTTATTAACAAGGGTCATAAATTGCTTGTTAATAGTATCTTTGATATGCTGCTCTATATTATAAGGAGCAGTGTTACAAATAGGTTTAAAGAGTTCATGTACGAAGCCTGTATACTTTACCTCTTTTGTCTCTGGAGCTCCTATCCATTCCTGATACTTCTCTTTGAGATTATGATTCTCTAAGAACTTGGAGTGTACAAGAAGGTTTAAGGCACGACCATGAATCTTATCAAAGTCAATCTCTGTATATCGTTGCTTTGAAATAAGCTGTTGCCAGCTATGTGCTGTTCCTGCAGCTTTCATCTTTGCATAAGAACGATATACCTGATACTTTTCAGCATCTGTCTTTGCTCCTGATGCACCATAAAGTTCTGAACACAGCCATTTTGCAATCATACAATTTGCTTGTGCCTCTACTGTAGTACACTTGGAACGTGCCTTGATCTGAGGAAGATACTTACGAATGAGATTCGTTTGAGAATCAGAGCCAAGACCTGCAGTAATCAGATCTGCAAAACGACGCCAATCCAGAACTCGGTGTTCCCAGCCGTTATAAACTAAGTCATAACGAAGCATAACGAAGAGATCTTTCCAAGAACCTACTAAGGGAATTAGCCAAGCGTTTTTCCAGAACACTTCCTTAGCTTTAGTATGGAGCCAGATAAGTCGCATAATACCTTCATGACGAAGCTCAGAACCCTTTTGTGCTTCTTTGGTACCATACTCTTTATCATTAATCTTACGACAAATCATTCGCAAGAAAAAGATAAATTTAACAGTATCTTCTTTATTTTCTGCCCAGAGAATTTCACAGTCTTTTGCAATTTCTGCAAATGGGCGAATCTCTCTGTACTTAGATGTACTACCAAACTGGTCAACGAAGGGATCCCCTGTACTGGAATAGGCTTTACCACCGTTACCTGTAGTGGTTTCTGCTGCAGTTTTTAATCCTGCCTGAATAAAGGCTGATTTAGATGCCGATTTACTGTTATCAACAGCAAATAGTGTTTTCTTTTTTGCTTCAAACATCTTATTAAGTTTTAAAAATAAAGCGGATATTGAACGATGCCAATATCCGCAAATTGTTTATAAAGATCCTCTGTAAAAGGTAAGAGTCTTACCAAGTAGATTTTCTCCCCAATTTGATTGGTTTTGAAGTGCATGATCTTGATCATAGCCTATACCCCAGATTCTATCAAAGGGAGATGCTTCAACAAAGAATTTCCCGTCTAATGCTGGATCTTTAAGTTTATCCATTAAATCTTTATTTTGGCTAAACTTACCTTCCAAGGCAAGATACATTTTCTGAATCTTAACCTCATTCCAGGATTTCTCATCAAAGTTTCTAACCTCCCTACCAAGGTTTTTAGCTTCCTTTGGAGTCTCTGCTAATAGAATCTTCTCTGCTGTTTCTACATCACCAAAATGTAAAGCTTTAAGATACATAAAAAGCTGTTCAGATGATTTAAAAACTTTAGAGCTAAATACTATTCTACAAGGATGAAAGTTACTTAACCAACCTCCCCAGAAGAATATAAAATTATCTACAATTTTCATATCAATATAAATTAGTCCCGCCGTGAGAATTCGAACCTCATGAGTTTCTGATGTACAGCATTTACAGTGCTGCGCCACTCCACCATCGTAGCCGCGTCGGGATAAAAGAGCTGCATATTAACTATACAGCTCATAAAGAAATTAATTACTTAACTTCAGGAAATTTAGCATCCTCAGTTTTCTCTTCTAATGCCTTTGATACTCCAGGAATTTTCATTTCTTTCATAACATTTAGCATAGGTGATACTTGTGATACCAGACTTTGCATAACGTTTGTAAGACCACCACCTCTTGTAGTATCCATAATAGTTACATTACCAAAGTTCATGTGCTTATAAGCCTCAACCTGTTGTTTAGCAATGTTTTCATAGGTTCCTTCCTGAACCATCTTAAACTGAATTGCAATTGCAGGATCTGTTTGAGCCGCTTCGATCATCTCACGGAAACCATCAGCCTGGGCTTTCAAAGATGCTTTTTCTGCTTCAGCCTGAGCAAGACCTTTTTGACGGACAACTTCTGCTTCTGCCAACTCCTGTTTTACCATAAATTACAAGAATCTTGTCAGAAGGACATTTTCGATACCGTGAGAGAATTCCCACCACTGAGAGCAATACTATAATAGAGCTGCTCCAAGGATAATAAATAAAGTCATCTTTTAATTATTTGATTGTTACTTGATTTCTAGTGCCTTCCACTACAACTGTGTCGCCAGGTTGATAATCTACATTTTTTGTAGATATAGCATCTATATACACAAGCCGTCCTTCTAATTTTACTACTACCTCTCCCTTATTTAACTCAGAATCCCAGTAATAAACCTGTGCAGACGTTTCCTTAATTACAGTTTCATAAATAATTTCCTGACGTAAATGTTTATATATATATTTGTAAAGATAGAATAACATTACTGTAAACAATACTCCAACTAAAACAGCTACGAAGGTAGATAATAGTGATACTCCTCCCATTACAGTTAATGTTAAGGAAAAGCCAAACACAAAGTGAACAATACCTTTAAAAGATAACATGTCACTGGAATCAAGATCGGTATCTGTGTCGATGTCAAGTTCTCCTCCTATAAAGGATAGAATTGTTTGTCCAATTAAAACACAGGTAGAAATTAATAGTAATAGTAAATACCAAGTCATATTTTAAATAATTAATTTCAAAAAAGAAAGGCTACTTCATCATCCAAAATCATTATATAATAAAATCATTGCTGTATGTAGCCTATTAGTGGGACTGGAACGAGTTGAACGTTCACCTTTGGATTTTCAGTCCAACGCGCGCACCACGCACACCGCAGTCCCAAATAAAAATTCTAGTATTTCTACTGGAATTAGATTCATAGCAGGGCTCTTCAGCCCCGAAAACTTTTTTCTTTAACGTCTGATTTATAAGCTCTTAACAGATTACAGTACTTTTTCTATATAGAATCCTAGTTTATAGAAGATTGTGGACACATGTGGGATTCGAACCACAGTGAAATTAATGTTTTCTATATTTTCTTTTACTATTAGAATTTAAATTTCCAAAAGTAGAAGTTAAAGAATGGCAATTAGGACATAATAATTGAAGATTATCTTCTTTATTATTTAAACAGTTCCCGTCTATATGGTGAATCTGTAAAGGAACCTTACCAGTTATAGGATTTATTTGAGATCATCCGCATATTTGACATTTTGAATGATGTTTTTCAAACAAATAATGTCTAATATGCAATGAAATATCTGCTTTTCCAATAACTCCATCTATCTTACCACTTTTTCACAAAGAAATATATTCTTTATAGCGAAAATCCATTTGACAGTGTTTTGAACAAAATTTAGAAGCAGTATAATCAAGTATTTTACCACAATTTATACATTTCCTAACCTTTTCACCTTTAGAATTCTTTAAATCTTTTCTAGGAAGTAATGTAATTCCAATTCTTTTAGCTGCTTTTTTAATTGCGTTTCCAGTAACTCCGTATTTACGTCCTATTTCTTCATAACTAAGATTCTCTTCGTTAATTCATTTATTTAATGAATTATAATCATATTTTGATTGTTTCATAATTATAGTATTTTAGAGCTAGCGAAGGGACTCGAACCCCCAACATCCGCATTACAAGTGCGGCGCTCTGCCAATTAAAGCTACGCTAGCAAATTCAAGCATTATCGTAACTTGTAAACGTCTGATTTTTATTGCCACAGAAGCTCCATATGAATGATCAACTCATATGTTAAGAGCTATTACGCCGTTAAATAAGTTTACTGAGTGAAACTATTCAGTTTCTTTATTGTCTATCAGTTTCGACTTTACTCTAACATTTAGAGAGTGCTCATTACCTTGTACTTCGGTAGTTTGTTCGAATAGGCTTTGAGCTAGCCTATAAATTATTTAGAGCAGCGTAGCGGGCACGATCCGCCATCCTCAGTTTGGAAGACTGAAATAATAACCAATTATACGAACGCTGCGATAAAAGGTTTCAATAAGCTACATAGATTAAAAGTCCATTGCTAAAAAAGTTGCTGTATGAAACCTTGTTAAAATACCTCTAAGATTTTCGCTTTGAAACCTTTCGGTTACTGGACTAACAATAGTAGATTAGAGTGCCTTCATACTAAAGCCTGCCACGTCCATGCTGCACTCCAGTTTTACATCTTAGTACGGATCCTAGGTATTTTTATTTTTGCTCTACAATCCAAGCATTCAATCCTCTGGAAGAAGGCCTTTCATTATCAAGTAAATTCTTCAGATCTATCTTACCAATATCTGAGAATTTAATATTGTAGTAGCATCCAGTAACAGGCATGATACTTGCTACATTACTTGTATCAACATGAGCAACAATACAAGTTGTATCATGTGCAAATGCAAAGCCTATTTCCCATGCAGTACCACTATCAGAGTAATGACCATGATAGATGGCAAGTACACAATTTGCATTTCTGATCTGTTCTACATCATAGTCAAACACTTCACGTGCCCACTCTTCATTAGTTAACTTTTCACCATTTTCAATGAAGTGTTCCATAGGAACTATAACTTCATATCCTTGATTACGCAGAATGAGTGCTGCAGTTTCTACAAGATGCCGTTCTTTTTCATTGAAAAACGGACCTGCAAGATAAATCTTTATCATTTTTCATTAAAGTTTAAGCGTACAGAGCAGGAATCGAACCTGCGGTGAGATAAATCTGCAAGATTAACAGTCTTGTGCCATCGACCACTCGGCCATCTGTACATATTGGGCTAGGTTACTCTAATTTACATCCTACCATTAGACGACTATAGTACTTCTCAGCCCTGAAGTTTCCTATAACTGGGACTCGAACCCAGATCACTGTTCAACAAAATACAATTCAGTAGAAGAAGCTTGCTGAAGTAACCTTGTGTTTACAAAGATAATAACTTTATTTTACATATGCAAGATTAATCATCCATGCCGTGATCCTGCCGATATCATTTAAGAATAGTTCTGCCACTAACTCCAAACTTCTTACCTAGTGCTGTTTTAGAATTAGTCTTTAGAAGTTCCTCTAATTCTTCTTTAGAAGGTCGTACAGGATTCTTTAAAGATTTACGTAAACAAGTTATACATAATCCAGTCATGGAAGCGGAATTTAGAACTTTACCACATTCTGAACATGCATAGGTTTTCTTATTGATTTGCCGATTTTTGCTTTTATAGTTATCTGTTTTAGCATGACAATTAGGACAAAGAAGCATTAAATTAGAATCCACATTGTTATCTGGATTTCCATCAATGTGATGTAGCTCTAAAGGAATAGGATCTTCTAATCATTCTGTATTTAAACACATTTCACATTTATGTCCTCTATCATTAATCAACTTCTTTTTTAAATTACTTTTAACCCTAGTTGCTCCAATTCTAAAAGGTACTGAAATATTATATCATTTTAGTAAATTATACAACATTGGATAATTTCCTCCAATAGGAGCAACTCCTAGCTTCAATAAACATTCAGAAGGTGTTTTAGAACCTTCTACGCATTTTATTATTTCTTCTTTAGTGTATTTTCTACTCATTTAACATATATTTTACTTGTGCGGGCACAGGGACTTGAACCCTGAACGGCCTTTCGGCTCCCTTATCATTAAAAGTGATCTGCGCTACCAATTGCGCCATACCCGCTCCTAAAACTAGGTAACAATAAGGACTTGAACCTTTTCGCTAAATTAAAAAGAAATTTTGCTTAAACCAAATTATTTTGCTGTGTGTTACCTTATAATTGTGGCCATGGAAGGACTCGAACCTCCACACACTTATGAACCTAGAACATATAAGCAGCTTTACCAATTTGCTTACAGGGCCATAAAATGGAGAAGCAAGCATCGCCCGCTTACTTCTCCTTCGTTAAAAGTACTTGGATTTTCAAATATTGTACGATAATGTGCATCTAACTCACTTTAATTTATTGCATTCATACGAGTTAACCATTTCTCCAGTTCGCCTTGTAAGTAATAAAAATTAGCGGCGAACGGGGGACTCGAACCCCCAGTCTTATGATTTTTTTTATTAGTGAATTAGCACATCCTTATTAACTTGAGACTAAAGCTTTTGACGCGACACTAAATCTTATGCAGCTCCTTGTAACTTATCTAGGATATTACAGTATCTACACTGCTTAGTCTAAATCTAAAGCTAAGTCTATCGTCAAATATTTTATTTATTTTTATTTACCTTGAAGATATTTCAGAAGCCACTCTGAATCCAGTTCAGATTTTACTTCTTCTACCTCATTTGCAGTCTTCAATGCAGCAATAGTAGCTGAAAGAAGAGTACTCCTACGCTGAAGTGCTAACGCTCTCTGACGAGGTGTCCATTCACCTGAGAAGCGCTGCATAGTGTAGTCACCCAGTTCCATAACAGTATCTTTTACTGCAATTTGGGGTTGATAATGAGTTGCACTACCAAGTTTCTGTACATTCGGATCCTCCAAAATGTACTGAGTTTTAGTTATAGACTTCTTAGTACCCCTCAGAATAGGAGACTGAACAATAGCTCGACCTGCATACATTTCTTCAGTACAAGGCTCCCAAATCTCTGAATCTTTACGAACAGGAATATTTTGAAGCATTTCCTGAAGTTGAGGATTCTCCAGAAACGATTTAAGTTTCAGAAGTTCGAGACTACTTAAGTTGGCAATTACTTTACCATCTACAATAAGATCAGCGCGGGCTGTTCCAGAAGCATTAGTTGCCTCACAGTTAAACATTTCACTAATATAATTTTTTACCATATTAGTAAAATAATCAAACTTTTCATCTACCGTTGTAACAACAGTAATAAGCTTGCGTTCAGTAGGAAGATCTATCGTATCAGGACGAGGTTCATAGGTGTTTTTTACACCACGAAAATTATCTGATTCTTTCTTAAAGAATGCAGTGTAATCCCGAAGAAGTGCTTTAAACTGGGAAGCACCCTGCTCTAGTTTTGCTAGTAATACATTTAATTTCATATATAATTAGGTTTATTTTGTTGAATCCATCTTTGTATTTCTGAGTTTTTCCAAACTGCACGAAGAATTGCATCAGGCATACTATGAAATACACAAGAACCATATATAGATTTAATTCTTTTCTTTTGACCTTTAGTTAAATTCTGCAAAGTAGTTTTTATTTCTTGTATTGATGTGGATTTTTCTTCTGAAACAGCTTTTTTCTCTAACTGTTTCTCTAAAGTTTCCATTCCTTGTTTTAAACCCTTGATCTGAAATTTTAATTCTTCATTTTCTTTAATAAGATTTCTTTGATACGAAACGTCTCCAGTTAAAAATAAAGAAGCGTGTAATACAATACCTTTGATTAAGGTTTTACACTCTTCATAAGAAATAAGACTTACTTTATTGGTTGATGGAACATAAAGTATATAATTACTTCTATCAATAATAATTGATATATTCCCAGAAGAATTTTTCCCAATATGATTGGATACTCTAACGATTAAATCCCCAATAGTATAATATCTAGATTCCTTTGTCTCAGAGGTTTCAATTTTGTATGCAAACCTTCTTAAATACTTATCTATTTTATTCATTATTTATTAAAACTCTCTTTTTCTTTACTTCTTCAGTAATTTCTACGTTGCCATAATGTACTAAACAATGACAATTAGCACATAAGATAATTAGATTATCTGGATCATTATTTAAATGATCCCAGTCTATGTGATGTACTTGAAGTGCAGGAAATTTAGTGAATCCGCATAAAACACATTTTTTCTCATACAATCTATAAGCTGTGATAGTATGGGTTTTACTTCCTACTTTTCCTCCTTTTCAATTAGGATTCTTTTCTTTTGTTCTATGATGTTCATTATTATAAGAACATGCACATAATTTACTACAAAATACATTACCAGAAGCAGCTATCTCTCAACTAGCTCTCCATACTTCTGCACCACATTTTGTACATTTATATTTCTGTTTTGGCATAAATCGTTCAATTTATATGTCTGGGTGGAAAGAGTCGAACTTCCTTTAGTTCTAGTTCCCAAAACTAGCGCCATACCGTTAGGCGACACCCAGATAAAAAGTCTCCATTTTCTCTATTACCGTTCTATCCATTAAACTACCAACTGATTTTACATAGATTGTCAGTTGGAGGGGATTCGAACCCCTATTTGCAATGCCCTTATAAAATTTGCTGAAGAGACTTTGTAATAAACAATAATAAAACTATGCACACCCTTAAAGACTTGAACTCTAAACTATGGTTTTGGAGACCATCGTGTTACCAATTACACCAAAGGTGCTTATTATAGCGGAGGGTAAGGGATTCGAACCCCTGCATCGTGTGACCGACCTAGCTGATTTCAAGTCAGCCCCCTTATAACCACTTGGGTAACCCTCCTAATAATTTTTTCTATATTTTCTAGCAGAATTTTTATTTTTAGACTTATATGTATTTAATTGAGAATCACAATTAGGACAAACTAATCTTAAATTATTCTCCCGATTGTTTGCAGCGTCTCCATCAATATGATCAAGAATAAAGTGAAGAGTAGCTCCATTTCAAATATCTGCAAGTCCACAAATTGCACATTTTCTACCTTGTTTAAGGAGAATATATTCCCTAATACAATTACGAAGAGTAGTTGCTACAGAACACCCCGTATCTCCTGTAAGTTTTCAATGTTTAATCTTCACCTGTTTAACATGCTCCTTATAACATACTAAACATAATCCAGTTTTAGAACTGTTTGTAATTTGTTTTCCGCAATTTTTGCAATACATATTAGTTGTAATAATATTCAAAATAAATTCCTATTATTTAGATATATCTTGAGAGCCTTTCACATTTATAAAGGATCAGCACCTATCATTTAGTCTAAATCGTCAGGAATTAATTTATACCTCATTTTATAGTCAAGTTCATGATATGCTAGGTTAACAAAATCAAGTACTCTTAAAATGATTTTTAAATGCAAGGTATATTTATATTCTTCTTCATTAAGAAAGAATAACATTTTATATGTATCTTCCTCAATTTTAATTTTATCTACTATTACTTTGATAGGAGCTTTATTCAAAAAAGAATCAGAGAAATTTAGTTTTTCCAATAAACCTTTATAATACTCCTTTTTCTTTTTTATCTCGGAAAGTGCAGTTTGTACCTCTTCCAAAGCTTCCTCTAAAGTAACAGGAACCTGTACAGTATATGTAGTACCCTTAACTACAAAAGACTTATTAGATAACCATTTTACATCCATAAATCATAATTTTGCGGTTCTAATGGGAGTCGAACCCACTCCGTACCGAGAGACAGTCGGACATCTTAACCGTTTGACCTTAGAACCATTATATTCGATAACAATTTAGCATTACCCGAGTATAACCACGTGGAGGTATGTTATCTATATACTCTAGCGGGAATGGGACTCGAACCCATGTAGATCGGCTTATGAGACCGAGCTGGCAACCACCTCCAGTCTACCCCGCAATGTAAATTTATAATGAGACGCCTGTAGGGCTCGAACTCACACAAAACTGCTTTGCAGGCAGCTCCTTTAACCAATTCAGGCAAGGCGTCCTATTTGAGAGTCCAGAAATAATATAATGTAAATAAATGTACGATAGGACAGAAAATATAAAATGTATCTTCTTTCTCCCATTGAACTATAGTATTTACTAATCCGAACTTAGTTGCAAAGAAAAACATAATTCCTGAAACTACCAAAAGATAGACGATAAAAATTACTAAAATAATATGCCAGATCATTATAGACTATATTTTTTAATTCATTTTCTAATTGCGGCTTCTGTTACTCCAAAAATTTCTCCAATTTTAGTTTTAGTATATCCTTGATCTAATAAATCTTTTAATTGTTCTTTCGTTAAAGTAACCTTTGTCTTAGATTTAGATGCACAAGATAAACATTTTCTAGCATGTTTACTTATCTCTCGACCACAATCAGGACAGTAGTATTTCTGTTTACTCTGTTTGTTACTATTACCACAATAATTATCTGTCTGACTATGACAATTAGGACATAACATTTGAAGATTTTCTAAACGATTATCTTTAGAGTCCCCATTAACATGATGTAATTGAATTATAATTGGAGCACCTTGTCATTCAGTAATCCCACATCTTTCACATTTATTCACTTTAAAACCTTCCTTGAGAAGTCTCTCTTTTAATTTGGCAGTTTTAATAGCTATACTATTATTCAAATATTCTTCTATAGAAGTATACTTGTGACAAGTCTTTTGCTCTCTTTTAAATGTAAAATGAGATATATCTAAATTATACTCTTTAATCTTACGTTTTAGTGTAGCAGCATTATTTCCAGAAGTGGGAATATTCAATTTTCTTAAAACACTATTATAAGAAATACTTTCTGCTACAGCTTTTATTAACTTTTCTTTATTTCAAAGATATTTACCCATATTAAAAACATTAGTTGCCCCACCAGGGTACGATCCTGGAACTTCGCCTCCAAAGAGCGACGTCTTAGCCAATTAAACGACAGGGCAGTGTTAGTAGGAGTATCTGGAATCGAACCAGAAACCTTTCGCGTATCAGACGAATGCTCTAACCTAATTGAGCTATACTCCTATCAATAGTAGGTGACGTTCATATTTACCCAAATGCAATAATTTAAAAAGATTGCTGTATGTCACCTTATGTCTTACTCACTCATCAAACATTATATAGAATATGCAGCAAAATAAATATATAAGCTGCACAAGAAAGCCAACACCAGGAATAATAAATCCAATCTTTAGATACTTATTTTGATCAGATCCTAATACAGCACCCATACCAAGTTGAAGAAAGTAAGCAACTATACAAGCTGCTATAATAATTCCAGTTTCCATAATATCAGTTTTATAAACATCCTCCGCAACATCCCCAGGGAATTTCGGAGTTAATAGCAGCCAAAGTCTCTTCCTTATATTCTTCAGGGAAATTATCAGGCCATTTATCTACTTTCCAGGGACCATTCTCTGTATGTGCATTTGAATAGCCATCTGTGAAATAAGCACTACCTCCTAAAGTTAAACAATAGTCTGGGAAATTATATACAGTCCCATCTATAGTAACCTTCAAACGACCTAAACAAAGGCATGGATAACTTCCAGTATATTCAATTAGTATTTGTTTCATTCCTATTATTTTTTGTACCGCAAGTGAGACTCGAACTCACACGGCCCGTTCGGGCCACAAGATTTTAAGTCTGGCGGGTCTACCAATTCCCCCATTGCGGCATCCTTATTTGTGAGTTAAACGAAATTTGTACTATAGCCCCCGATCAAAGGAACTATAGTTGTGGTAGCTAAAAGAATTTGTTGACCAACGCAGTCTAATTCGATTTTAGCTATGAAAAACAGTTACATTTAATATCTTTATACTACAATATTCTTAGAATTATAGAATATTACGGTCGATCTCGAATGTATGCCATGCTCTGATGACGTTAAGTTTGCAAAAGTGGTCGAGATTTCGCAAGGTTAAATGTTTAACGACCATTAAAAATATATTATTATGAGAGGTACTCGGAACAGGAATCGAACCCGCACGACCATTACTGATCAGGGGATTTTCATCTGAACTTAATCAGATTGGACTATGTTTTCTCCATGCTTTACAGTTTAGGAGGTGGGTATATAGTCTCTACACATTTATAAGAGATATTAAGTCTGGAAGTAACAGGGAGTAGCTACAGATTTACTTCGCCTTTATCACTACGTATTCTAGATTAGTAGTTACCCTTCTCATATATTTTCTATATGATCAACATATCTCTTAATTTAGCTCGGCGTTATTATGGGCGGTTAACTCCATACCTTCACCGAATTAGCCTACTTCTACATCAGAAGTTTCCTTCTGAGTGCTCAATCCTTCATCAATATTACTATTGATAGATCTAGTAGATTTTCGTAACTGTTTCTTAGTAAAAGTTACTTATGTCTACCCTCAAAGTCCCCTGCGTCTACCTAATTTCGCCATCTCGGCATTTGTCTTGACTAGCTTTCTCGAATTATCTTCGACTCTTCACAAGACTGTAGCACTTTTTGCATTTTCCTGCCTTTGTTAGGTTACTGAATTTTACTATTACACCTACAACGATAGACTATTTTCTTGCACAGCAATAGTATAGTTACTAATATGAATAAAATTCAATGCATTTACATCATTTTCAATGCAGTCTGTAATCCAGATTCTAAACAATCTTCATAATGACCACACCAAACTTCTTGAGCTATTTTAGATTCCAGGATTGAAGACTCAGGGTGTAGAGGAGCTATGATCCAATAATATGATAAAGTATCATCTAACTCTACCAGTACGCTTACTCCGTGTTTTTCCCGCAGCCACTGTTGTAATTCCTCTTGATAGGGAGCCTGACAACAATACTGAGGTATGATACCTAAGCCGTAATTATCTATATTTATAATATTTCCATAAATATCATAGATACCTCCGAGACAATCTTCCTCATATCCTTTTTCTGCAGCTAATTGAGCAGTTTCAAAACTAACTATCTTCACGATATATCCATTTATATGTTGTATCGGCACCTTTTATAGTATATACTTTTTCAAGCTTTCCTTCTTCATAGGCTTTCATGTGCATATTACATACTACATTGCTCTTAGCAAAGAGAGCTACTGCTGCAAAGATACTAAAATATATTAAAGATACAAAAACTTTACTAGAAAAATCTTCACAATCATCTACCGTTAAAATATATAGAATTGTTGAACCTGCCACTATCCAAATTAAAAATCCCATGATTATTCTAATCCATATTCATTAATAAAATCAATACATCTTCGGCATAAACCTTTTATAGTAGCAATGTAATGAGAGAAATTTCCAGTTGTAACTTTTGAAGTTAACTCTACAGCGTGCATAAGATTATGGTATGCCATAATTTCTCCATATTGCTCTTTTATCTTGTCAGCAATATAGCTGTAAGTAATCCTAATATTACTCATCTGATGAGATAGATTCCCAGTTGTCGTTCTATCACATATATGAATAATATTTTGGAAGTAACCTATAATGTGTTCTTTGTCTACATTCATTATTTGCTATGTTTAAAAGTGGGCCTACCTGGACTCGAACCAGGAATACAGGATTATGAGTCGTGCGTTATAAACCTTTTAACTATAGGCCCTAAAATAAAAACTACATTAGAAGTAGGAGTGTTCCTGCGATAATAGCTATTACTAAAAATCCTATTCCTAATATTTGATACTCTTTAATTTCTTCCATTATATGTAATATAAAAATCCTATTCTCTTTACTAAGTCATTGAATAGGCTCGTACTCCAGCTTATTAGATTCAGGCAAGATTTACTTAGTATGACTTAAGCCTCTGAAGCTATCGGTAACTATAGGAGTGATCAAACTCCTATAGCCTAAACATAATCATATCAGAGAACAGGTAAGCATCCGTACTCTTATCATTTCCGCGAGATATAATTATGTTAAAAATCTCCTCTCTTACCAAGTCATTGAGGAGATGTAAAGACTCTCAAGTATGCAAGTATCTGCCTATTCTTATACTTCCTCTTTTCAAACACAGCCTGTACTCACGTAGGGCCAGCGGTTACTAAAGATTACCTTTAAGAATATCTAAGATATTAGTGATGTTAAACAGATTCACTTGGTCTTTTACTTAAGCCTGAAAGCCTACAAAATTAGAGTGTGCTGGTAATGGGCTATTATTCAGATCTTTCGTCTGTGCCATACTTTATATGCGACTATACACCAGTCTGACCTTCCTCTCTAGTTAGTGTATCCCTAACAGCGCTCTAGACATTATATCGTGGACTGTTGACTTTGAGCTTCCTCATGGTAAAATCCATGGCTCTTTTTAGCCTCAAGGACTCTGGTTTGAATACAGTAATATAGTCCTTTGTTATTTTTTAAATAGAAACCTTACTACTCCTTCTGTCAAATACTTATCCTCCCAAAGGATGTCCCTATAGTAATTTTTAATGCAATTATACTTAGCAAGAGGTTTCATATTAATAATTTAACTTACTTTCACATCAGTTATAGACTTTCACTATTTTTATTCAGTCGTGAGTTTTCTCATCCTCAGTCTGTTGTACATCTCAGTACCCTTATACCTGTGTGATCCATTGTGCCGCTTTTGCACCCCGACGTAACTGTAGATCTGATTTGCTCATACGCAGTTACTCCTACCCAGTTAAATTAAAACAGAAAATGTATTTATTATACCTCTATTCTTTTTTAATCCGCAGTTCCTCTACAGAAATTCCAAATGCTTCTGCAATCTCTTTCATAGAAAGCTCACAGGGTCTTTTCCATAAAGTTACTCCTGAATCAATAGTCTTTCCTCTTGGAGGAGTGTTGATTTTAATAATAGCATCTTCTGAAAGATAAGTGGTCCATCCTCCGTCGAGATTAGCAAATGCAAATCTCTGATTTACAATCTGCACAGGAAATACTATATATCTACTGCCATCCTTAGTAAATAATACCATTCCTGCAACTAAATCAATTCCTTTTAACCGTTCCACCAGCAACTAAACAAAGGTATATCCGCCAACCTAATCCTTCCATACTTCTATCTTATATAAACTGTTTAATGTTCTAAATTCCGTGTCAGAAATAATTTCAGTTACCAAGGATGTGTGAAAGTTAGGTGTATTGGTAATAGAAATTCTGTTATAGGGATAAAGAAGGAACATCTCTCCTACTTTAGGAGGCTCTAACATATAACCCTCTTCAGTATAACCTTGTTCAATCCCATTGGGATGGAATCCAGCAGGAATTCGACCTGTAATTCCAGTTTTAATAAGTTTTACACGCTTATATTTCATTGATTATCTCCGAATATTTTTCAACTACTAGTTCTCTTACTTTTTTAGAAAAATTACTTTGATGCTTTCTAATATTATAATATGCAACTTCTAAATCTCCCCATGAAACAACTCCTGCATCAAAAAGAATCTTGTCTCTTGTTCTTTTTTGCTTTCCTTTAAACGGGAGAAAAAGAATCATAAAATCCGTATACTCATACAATACGAGATCAAAATTAGCATCTAATTCCTCCTTATTAAGATTCTCCTGTACAAGTTCAATTTCTTTTATTTCTTTAGGAATCTCAAAATTATCTTTTCCATATACAAGGAATTCTGAGGCTTCTGTAGAATATTCTGTAAGTTTATATTTATTAAGTTTCATAATTTCAAAAAATATTAGTAGTCTGTAGAGGATTCAAACCTCTGTTTTAGGCTTGAGAAACCTATATCCTGGATCGCTAGATGAACAGACCAAATTGGATATTACCAAAGAGGATACCCTTGAGCTCCCAGTTGATAATATCCGATGGATTTTTTGCTGTGAGGAACAACTACCCAAAAACCTTCATAATAAGTTTAACGAGATTCCCAGCACGAGCTCGGCCATTTTCAAGGTAAATGCAACCTACGCATTATATAGGAGCGTCCCTAACTAAAACAAGTTTAGTGTAGTGGAGAGCAGATTCAAACTACTGTTTCCAGCTGAGAACTGGCGTCCTAAGTCACTAGACGACTCCACCATAAAAGTCAGGAATTAATCCCTGACTGAAATTTCAAAGAACCTTTTTTACTTCCATTTAGGAAAGTAGGCTACGTTATGGCGTACCATACATTGAACACGCTGATAGACGATTTCGCCATCCTTGTTACGCTTTACATTGCCCTCTGCATCATATACTTTCTCTTTAAAGTACATAGGAAAAGCCTTGAAATTGATTTTACTCATGTGTTTCTGACATTATTTGTTCTACTTGTTTCACATAATTTGCAAATGCTGTTGTTTGTCGAATTGCATCTGTTCTCCTACCGTCAAAATGAACATCAATGACAGGTTCAACAGTCGGCTTAGGCTCTTTATTGGAGTCTTCTACGAACATCCAACCAAAAAGACGATTTTTTGCTATTGTTTTATTTATTTTGATAGTTTTCAAGTCTAGGAATAGATTCTTCGAGAATGAAGTTAACAACCTCAGTCTCTTCAGGATCTAAAACTGCAGAATATGTATAAGTAGAATCCTGATCAATTAGAATAACACTATACACAAGACACCCATCAGGTAATTCTCGAATAGGTGTTGTACTTATAGTTCTTATTGTTGTCGGAGAAAGGTACTGAGCATGATCTTCGACGAAAGTTGAAATAACTTTTTTAGGTTGGTCTTTGCAAAAGTATCCACCTAAAGCAGATATAGAAAGTAAACACAATGCAAGGAGACCTAAAATAAAACTTTTTTCATTGTTTCTGGACATTATAGCCATTATCATGCAGAATATTCCTATAAGTCCTAAAAGAAGAAATTCTAAATTCATGTTATTTTATATTATAGTCCTCCATAGCTTCGATACATGGATCATCCACGAATTCATCGGGATCTGTACATCCTGTATCAGGTACATTAACTTCTTCCATTATATAAATTTTAAAAGTAAGTTTTGGGGAGCTGAGGGATTCGAACTCTCTAATTACCATAAGCTCCTGCAGGTTTAAGCCACTTCGGGCTTGAAATGTGTGATTTCCTTGAATTCGATAGGTCTTCCCTTTGCATCCTATTTTACAGGAATTTTCTGGACACGAGTACGTTCCAGAAATGCTTTTCGCTGTGCTTTTTTGAGTGCTTCAAGACGAATCATTCGTCTTACCTGTCCGATAATTGCCATGTTTTTAATATAAAAAAGATGTATAACTGTAGCTTACAGAGATATCGTCAAACTGTTCTTCGAGATAATTCATATACTCTATAGCTTCTTTTTTGCTTGGGAATTCCTCCCAAGATTTTTCTCCGTTATGGAAGATCAGTACTATGTGTCTCATTGATAGGACGAACTACTAACTCTATAGAGTCTTTTGGAATATTGCTAGAAATAGTAATTTTTACTTTTTCTGTTGGAACTATAGTTTTAGGCTTTTCAAAAACCTCTACCATAACTACTAATAACGCTTGAATAATAAAGGTTCCTACCAAACAAATCCAGAAACATTTATTTTTATCAAGAGTATTTTTAATCCATGCCAACCTTACAATAAACCACATTGAAAAACTGAGCATTGTCAGCATTGCCCAAAGTATATATACTGCAATCATAAAATTCAATTTAAAAAGTATCTGCATTATCAACGCTTGCCAGGCTACAGATACGAACACATAATCAACGGCTACAATCAATATAATCTTTACACTCTTTGGATAAACAAAGAAAGTAGGAGCATTCAAGTAAAGATTTTCTTGCTGTGTCGACAAAGTAGACATTCTTTGGACCTTGCTCAAGTCTCTTACTCCTTTCCCGATCTCCATAAGGGAACTCGCTTAGTAAGTTAAGCTACATTTATAAGACTGACCAAATCTTATAAACTTGTAAAGTTATTTAAATGGGTTTAAGGACTGGTTAGTCCAAACTTTACAACCCGTAGGTTACTTCTTACGAACAAGAACCTACAATCAAAGAAAACGATTCACCTTAAATCAACCAAACACTTATTCATCTATTGCACCACTAATAGAAGTAGAATACAGGCTTTAAATGGCAATGCCCTCAATCCCCTCTCTGGATAAACCGTCTTCGAGGTTTAATCCAATTGATTTAAGTTATGTAAAAGAAAACAACAGTAGACAGCGCGTATTTCGTTATGGCGAGGCTGAGATAGTGACCATCACCGACCTGCGTTCATAGTAGACTCTTTTCAGAGTTCTACTTAATCACACGTGCGAAAATCGTAGCAGGCATAAAGTTAAAAAACTTTATTAACTTATGAAGACTTACCGAAGCAAATCTTCATACGCTCTCTCCCACTCTTTGCGGGATTCAGTGAGCGGCATCTTGAACAAACTCAGTCGCTTAACATACGTCTGAATATTCGGAATCTTGTTCCACACACGGTAGAATGCGACTACGATATCCCGACGAAATACAACTTTGGTGTTAAGCTTCTCTGAAATGAGGTACAAAGCACCAGCTTTTTCAACTGCAGCCATGTACTCTTTATCCGAGATTTCCAGAGTTCCTTCTTTGAAATCCTTTGTGGAATGCTTACCCTTAATAAGCTGAATTGCAGCTTTAAGTTCGAACTCAGGGTAAGCCTTCATGAAATCACGAAGCTGTTCGTAACCATGAACTCCTCCTTCCAGATAAGCTTCCATGTAGTCGTTGGTCGACCAGTTCAAGTGTTTGGCATTGAACATGATGGCCAGCTGCAGAGGACTCTTATCAGAATCAACGACCATTACACGGATCGCTGTTTTATTTTCTGGATATTTCTCCTTAAGCATACGGAATGCTGCCAGACGATTTTGACCGTCCAGCACCTGTCCATTAGGAAGAACATAGATAGGAGGAAGCCATTCCCCATCAAGGAAAGCTTTGAAAATGCGCTTCACATGTGCCATTCTCAGGTTTCGATTACCAGGAATGAACGAGAGCTGTTTGATGTTTTCTACGAGATAGCACTTCTCAAAAGGAGTGCGATTCGAAAACAATTCTTTTGTCATAATACAATTTGTGTTATTGTTAAACATTTGTAGTGGTTAGAGGACTCCAACTTCTGTTTCCAGAATGAGACTCTGGTATCCTAACGCAACTAGATGAAACCACCAATAATTTTACTTCTTGTAACTAGCTCCTTTAAAGAGACTTGTACAAAGTACAGCAACTCCTAAAGAAAGTGCAGGTGAAAGTTTACCTACAATGTAGCCTTCTGCTACAAGTTTGGGAAATACTGCAGGAATCACTACAGGCCAGAGCAAATAAATAAAGATGCTCATAAAGAAGGCAGCAATAGCGATAACTACAATAATTCCGATGATTGCTCCTATGCAACCTCCGAGAGTTTCATTATCCATTTCTTTGAACTGATAAAATTTCGATGCAACCGAATGCAAGTAACTTCACAGTATTTCTTGCGTCAGATTCATCTTTAGCAAGAACAGGGAGAGAGGTTTGAATCGGAATCCCTTCTTCATTGTAGAAGAGATATGTTACGAGAAAAGATGTCATTTGTAACGATAAATAGTATCTTGTTTAATGAGATTACCATCAGATTGAATTGTAGTAATTACTGTTTCTATCTTATTTCTATGGTAATCTTCCAAAACTATTTGAGTATAATCTTTAGATGCATAATGAATGATTATACCTATAGCCACTGAAAGAAGTCCAAATACAATAGAACTAACTACCAATCCTCCGATATCTTTATCTTCCTGATTGATACGGAAAAACCATATTACAGCATAAGAAATGATTGCTACTAAGCATCCGAGAAGTGTACAAACAAAAATAGGCATAGTTGTTTTTTTAAATTTGTACTCGGTATGGGATTCAAACCAATGATCTCCTCATAGAAAGTGAGGTGTCCTAGATCACTAGACGAACCGAGCGAAGTTGCTGTTTGAAATACTTAGTTTACTCAAACTGTTTTCTTTCTTCTTACTCTTGGATTACAGCAAATCCTCAGAATTTAAACTTACATGTTAAATTCGGAAACAATCCTACAAAGAAGACGAGTAAAATGTCATTGAGAGCCTATGAAACCGATCAAAGTTTCATAGACTAGTTTTGTAGGTCGGGTTAAGGCTTAATAGCACAAATGGAACAGAGCGTATGAAACCATTCTCTGAAATATGTTATTGACCAATTAACATATTTGAATGTACTACTGTCTCGAAGGAACTGAGTACATTCTCCGTGCCCGTTTTATATTTATATAATATTTATCTATAAATTAACGGGCCTACTAATTAATTAAATATAATAGGAATTTAAGGATAGGATAAGATTCTAAATTCCTTTCAACAATTACCCTCTGGTCATAAAGACCAGAGACGCTCTAAGCTTAAAATTCTATTTATACTCGCTTAGACGAGTTCCCATTACTCAACAACGACATAACGGGACAGGATAACACCTGCCTTACGGAGGTTATCCGCCAGAGTCTCCTGGTTCGGGTCGGCCAGATATGCCTCCTTGGCCGCTGTGATGTCGAGGATACGCTGCTGAGCTCGTTTCTCTTCGGCACGGATCGAACGCAGACGCTCCACGTGATCTGCTACGATGCTGTCGACGGCTCCGAGGGTATCGATGATGATCTGCTCCTGCTTCTTCTTCCGCTCTTCGTTGTAGCGCTGAACGGCACTCTTGACAGCTTCAGAGGTCGGGGTGTGATCTGCGAGGATTTCTTCGATGGTCTGTGTCTTGATTTCTTTCTTTGCCATGATCTTTTTAGTTTTTAGTTATGTCGATATTTGTTTCTTCTTTGATATAGTTGACAAGAACGTAAACAGGAATGTTTGTAAACTGTAGAGAATTTTCTACATTCTCTAATACTTGCTTAACCTTAGATATACGTTCTTTGAGCTCTTCCCTACCAACCAGTGTTGATGTTGATTCCGTAGGCATCGTAGAAGGCTTGAGCTTGAGTTACAGAGATTTCGATTGCGGGCGAAGACCCTTTCTGAAGAAAGAATCCACGCGTAGTTCGAAAGAGTGTTTCTTTCGTGTTGTCTTCAGTGGTTGCGATGTGCATACGATAGCCAGACTTTCTGGCTTTAAGGGACTTAAAGTCCTTCGATCGCATCGTTTTCTTGGAAATTGCAGTGTACTCCATAATGTACAATTTTAGATATTGTTAAACTGTTTATTTTATTTAGGAAATCTGAGGTTTAATGAAAAGCCCAGCATCTTTGAGCTCAGCTTCCTTAGCTTTCTGTTCCTCTTCCTTTTTCTTTGCTGTGAAACTCTCACAGAACTCCATAACTGCTTTTACATGAATAGGAACGAGATCTTCTTTGGTAAAAGTCTCTTTACCAGACTCTTCCAAAGCCTTATTGAAATGGCCCCCAGACCCATCCCAATCATCATGAGAATTACTTCTATCGGCATATTATTTAAATATTTGTAATTTGTATCTTTGAGTAGAAACGTGAAGAGGCTTTCTAGATTTTATATTCTCATTAATTGGAAGGTTTTCTATAACAAGATCTCCCGAGAGGTCTTCTATAGAAAAATGTCGATTTCCAATAAGAAGATGAAATTTAGAAAGATTAATAGTTGTAGCGTCTTTAGTATTAGGATTGAGAATAAGTGTCATGTGGAAGAGTATTAATGAAGAATTTGGAATTTAAGGAAAGGAAAAAGTTTCTGGAGAGGAAGGGAGAATTTGACTGTCCCCGCTACCCTTCATCTTTCTTACACCCTCAAAATATCTCATTAACATATCTCTATTCCAATTTATAGTAGAATTCTCTTTAAGTGGATACTTTTTATCATCACTAGGAAGTACTGATTGTGTTATATTTGTTGCAGAATACTCTGACATATTTTCAAGTTTGGGAGTAAAAAATCTATTCTATAATATAATATATGAATAGACATCTAAGTCATTGATACTCAACCACTTACAAGGTTCGGACTTGTCCCACAGTTAAGGAAACTTATACCACAGTTAAGAAAAGTTTCCTCACAGTTAAGAAAAGTTTCCAAAAAAGGAAAAAAAGTTTCCAATATTCAGAAAAAATCTTTACCTTTGTGGAAAGATTTATTAACTCAAATACAAGAAATTTTATGGGAAAAGCAATTACCAATGAACAAGTAATCAAGAGAAGAAATGAGGCTGGAGAAGTTATAGAAGAGGTAAGAAGTAAAACTTGAACCTTCTCTAAGAACTCTGAGCCCTTCTTTTTGACTTATTTAAATTGTATCTCTTGAATGTACAATTTAAAAAGTTTAACTACTATTAAAGTTCTTTATAAACTATTAGAAGTTTCAAACTTTAATAAAGGAACTGTTGACATTACGACAACAAGAAGACAAGCCATTTGCAGTGACTTAAATATTTCAGATACATCATTCTCCAAATCGTTAAGATCTCTCATAGAACTAAATATTCTTAACGGAGAAAAAGGTACATATGCTATTAATGCTGAAATATTTTGGAAAGGTGACTATAAAACTAGAGAAGCTCTGCTTAATTCAGGATGCAAAATTACAATAGAACCAAACGATGAATTTAAAATTGAAGAGTAGGAAGATTAACTCCTCCTTACTCTTCAATCGTCACCGTAGTGGTAGATTCTTTTCGGATAACCACATCATCAGCTGCAATCTCTGTCATTTGCTTTACAGAGAGTTCCAGCTTATTGAACTTATCCAGGGTAATACCCATGTCTGCCAATGCAGCTTTCATAGCTGCTTTCGCCATATCTTTCATAATCTTAAAAAAGAAAAAATTCACTCATTTCTGTCACAGATAAAGAGTGAAACCATCATCACTTTACATAAATTAAAACATTGACTATCAAAAAGTTCTTAGAGACCAAGAGACTGATCAAAGTCTAATGATCATCCTTTCCAAAGAGTTTTTCACATATGATGCAGAATACTACTATGAAAATAAGTACTCCTACATATCCTCCATTTCCCTCGTTTCCAAGAGGATTAAAATTTAAGAAATACATATCGTATCAATCAATCGGTATTTACGTTCTCCTTTAGTATTCCACAAATTCATACGCATAACAATACAAAATCGTGGTTCTTTGAAAGGTTTACAAATACTATTTGAGAGAGGGAATTTAGTATCCCCAACTCTCAAATAGTTTTGTTCGTCGAGTCAAGCTCGAACGGTGAAGCACGGATTACTCCTGCGGCTCGTCGGTCGGGTCGATCTGGACATAGGTGTCTTTGAGGTATTCCTCGACTGCCTTTACGGCCTCGGCATCGTTGATTCCCTTGCCGTCTTCCACCTTGTAACCGAATGCCTTGGTCTTGGTGTACATCGGCTTGCCGTCCTCGGTCAGATTCCGCTGGCCGTTTGCATCGTAGGAGAAGTCGTTCACGTCTTCGTTCACTTCGTTGACCGTCAGGATCTTACCTGCTGCGAGCTTGTTGAAAGCCTTCGAACCACCACGATAGGTCGTTGCGTTCACCTTGTCGCCCATAACGAGCTTCTTGGTTTCACGATCGACACGAGCCAGCTGATTGAAGTAGACGGGCTTCACGATCATCGTATCGTCTACGAGGAAGACTGCGAGAACGTGAGCACGCGAATTGGCGTTCGTGCCACGCTGTTCAGCCAGCCAGATGGGATTCTTCGGGATGTAGAAACGATCGCCCTTCTCCAGAGCGGACATCGGAATGATGTTGTTTTCGACGATGTGCAGAATAGCATCACCGCCGATCTGTTTGAGATTTACTACCATATTTTTATTATATTAAAAATTTCATTTTTCGACGATAAATACGTTCTATCGTCAAAGAATCGTTGTAATACAACTACATATCTCGGGGGCCCCATAGCCACAAAAAAAAGCGGGGATTGCTCCCCGCCTTGCTTACTCGGTTTGTTCTTCTGGTGGTACTTTGGTAAATTGTCGTTCGATTGCGTCCATTATTATTTTTGTGGCTT